TCCATAGACAAATTAAAGGCTACTGCTCAGGAATTTTGGACTACATTTATAAATTCTAAAACTGCAAAGATTTTCATTGAATTCTTAACGAAAGCGCTAGAGATTTTAACGCGGATTTCTAAAGCAACTCATGGAATGGCAATTGCACCTACTGGAATTTTACTTGCTATGTTTGGAATGAATCCTAGAGAATTTATTAAAGTTACACAGAGTATGTTTGATGGAATTCTCGTAAAATTAGGAGTCATGACAACAAGCATGAATGAAGTTGGAGAAGTAACTTCAAGAACGGTTAATGCATTTAAGGCAATAAAATTATCAGTAGCAGGAATAGCTGCTGCTTTGGCTATAACTGCCGCTGTAAAAGTATGGGAGCATTTTAATGTTACTGTAGAAGAAACACAAGAATCGATTGACGAAATTACCGAGAAAATATCTGAGCTTAATAGTACAATAAAAGAGCTTCAAGATTTAGAAACAAGGACTCCTGAACAGGAAAGCCGTTTATCTTTATTAAGAGAAGAACTTCAGATTCAGGAACGATTATTAGAAATCGAAAATCGACGCAAAGTAAAGGAAATGTTTTCTTCTAGTAAAGATTCCATAATAAAACAAGTAACTGATGCGTTTGATAAAGAGAATTATTCTACTGTTTTAAGAAAATATCAAGAAAAATGGGTAAGATCTGATAAAGATGGGAAAAACCAAAGAACTTATTTTTCTGATGTGATGACTGCCTATGATTCAGCTTATAAAAAGCTTCAAGAGAAATTAAATAAGTATAATCAAGAAATGCGTCAAAATGCAGTAGGTTCTCGTGCATGGGAAAAAGCTTCTGAGAATTATAAAAAAGTTCAAAAAGAAATAAAACAAAGAACTGATAGTCTTGAAAAAGCATATGATAGAGAGTATGAATATTATCTTCAATTTTCTAACATTGTATTAAATATAAAAAAATTAAGGGATTCTTATGCGGAAGATGATCCTATTCAAGAAGAACTTAAAAAATGGCAGCTTATTTTTGAGAATCAACTTGCACAGATGCAAAATGCTCTTGTAAGAGCAAGAGAACGATTAGGTATGAGTACAGATGATCTTACTTTAGGATCAAGACTTCATACAAATCTTGTAGATATTACAAAAGGAAATCGGACTCAATTTGAAGAGCTTTTTAAATTTACTAAAAATTTTACTGATGAACAAAAAGAAGCTTGGATTGTAGTAACTAAAGGTGCTGTAAATGCTAAAGATGCTATAGATAAATGGAATAAGTCTTTAAAGGAAGCTAACAATTCAACAAAATTCTTATCAATTGATTCTTCTGTTTTAGATTCTGTTACCGGAATAAACATCCGTTTAAAGGCACAATTTGATGAACTTGCAAGTGCATATGATGCTATTTTTAATGGTGATAATGGATTTGATTTATCTGAAGTTGATAATGATCTCTTGAATAGTATCTCAGAGACTTTTGTTTCTTCAGCTGTAGAAAGTGAATTATTATCTCAGGAACAAGCTACTGCTGCGGCTGAAAAATTCACTAGGGTGCTTACTGATCAAAAGTCAACTGCTATTGATGTTCAAAATGCATTTAATGAACTTGCAACTTCTTATTTTTATGCTGCGGATGGTTTAAAAGAACTTAATGAAGAAAATGCAGAAGCAATAAAACAACAGCTTAAAAAATTAGGTGTAAAAAATGCTGACCAAGTTGTTGATGAATATATTCGACTTAAAGTTGATCCAGACGGATATAATAAGATCAAACGTGAAGTTGGAAAGCAGATGCAGGAAATGGAAGAAGGTGGAACTGTCGATCTTCATGTTCGTCCTGTTATAGATACGAAAAAGCTTATAGAAAAAGAATGGAATAAAGTAGATCCTTCATTGGAGCCTGGCGGTGTTGCAACTATATTTAGTTCAACTTTTGCGAATAAAGCAGGTAATGTTGCCATAAATGTAACTCCTATTCTTCCTAATGGGGAAGTATTAACTCCAGATGAACTTGAGAATTATGCAAATATGATTCTTGAAGGGGTTGATTCTGATGAAATCCCAGATATTCAATTAGGAGCGAAATTTACCGGTGCTGATGCTATTGAGCAAGCTAAGAAAGCTGCTGTTACGATGCATGAACTTCAGGATGTTTATTATGATCTTGATGAAATTTTATTAAACATAACAGAAGATACGTTTGAGGAAAGTGAAGCAAGATTAAAAGCAGCTGGCGTTGCAAACGCTCATGCTTTAGCAGTGGAATTCTTAAATGCAAATCTTGAAGCTGAAGCTTTGCAAGAAGAAGCTGTTAAAGCGGCTACATCTGATATGGCTGGAGAAACAGTACATGCTTCAGAAAGTTTTATTATGGAAGCTCAGATGTCTAATCTTGCAAAGATTCATTTGGCAGATCTTGTTGCTGCACAAACTGTATTTAATCAGCAAGGATTAGATGTTGATGAAAAGATTGCGAAACTATCTTCACTTGCGACTGCTTATTTGGGAACTGCTGCTGCTGCTAAACTTGTCGAGATGACAAACAACAGAGGATATGAACATAGCTATACTCTTTCTCCTGAAGAAGCTTGGAAACAGATTATAGGAGAAATGGCAACGATAGAAATGCCTACGATTGATTTTAGTAGTGATGGAAAGAATACAAAAGGCGCAGGTGGTGCTGGAAAAGATGCTGCTGATGCGTATGTCGAGGCTTATGAGAAGGAACTGAAAAAATTAGAAGACATGCGTGATCGTGGATTAATATCTGAAAAAGAGTATCTTAATCGTCTAAAAGATCTTATTGACAAGTATTTTAAGGATAGAGAAAAATATGCTGAGAAATATGCTGAAGAACTTAAGAAGTATATGGATCAGATGCTAAGCTATTATAATTCTATTATTTCAGGGGTTACTACTCTTCTAGATAAAAGAATAAATGCTCTTCAAAAGAACAAAGATACTACCGTAGACGCATTGAATGCAGAAAAAGATGCTGCTGAAGATCGTTATCAGACTGAAATTGATGCCATAGAAGATGAAATCGATGCTTTAGAAGATCAGCAAGATGCGTTAGATGATCAGATTGATCGGCTTAATGAAGAGGTTGATAAGTATCAGGAAATGATTGATGCTATCAACGATGCTAATGATGCTCGTGAAAGAGAGCTTAATCTTCAGAAAGCTCAATACGAACTTCAGAGAGCTCAGAACCAACGAACCAAGCTGGTATATACTGGTGAAGTTGGACAGATGCGTTATGAGCGTGACGAATCTGGGGTACGTGAAGCCAAAGAAAACGTTAAGAAATCTGAAGATGAGATTTCTATTGCTGCTATCGAAAAGCAGATAAAGCTTCTTGAAGATGAGATTAAACTTATTGAAAAGCAAAAAGAAGAGCTTGAAGATCAGGCAAAAACTTTAAAGAAACAACAGGAAGAAGTTCAGGAACAATTAGATAAATCAAATAGATATTATGAAAAACTTATAAAACAGCAAGAAAAGTTTTATGATGATCAGATAAAAGCTCTTGAAAAGACTAAAACAAAATGGGAAGAGCTTGGTGCGATAGAAGAAGTTTCTAAAGCTTGGGGACTTATTTCTGATGAAATGGAAGAACTTGGCTTTACTGTTGAAGATGTTCTTAATGATGTTCCTGGAGCTTTTGATGCATTTAAAGATAAGTATGTGTCAGTTCTTCAAGAAATGCATAGTGGTGATCAGGGATTTTTAGATGGCCTGAAGCAAAACGTTTCTGAGATTCCTACTGAATTTGGTAAGATAACTACTGCTACTTCAGAAGCAAAACAGCCACTTTCAGATCTTTCTACTGCTGCGGATACAGCATCAACAAAAGTATCAACACTTGGTACTTCTGCTTCAACTGCATCAACGGGTGTTAGTTCTTTAAAGACCGCATCTGAGGGTATTTCTGATAATCTTAATAGCTTAAATGAAGTTGCAAGTTTTGAAGGATTGACGGAAGCTCTTATACCTGTTGAAGAAGCTCTGAGCCGTATAAAAGAACTTCTTGGAGGTGTAGGTGATCCAAGCGGAAATTCAATATCCGGAGCTATTGCTGCTTTAAATACTTTAAAATTAGATGAAGCTAAGAATGCTTTTGTAGAACTTGCAGGAGCTATCAGTGGAGTTGTTTCAGCTCTTAATGGCGGTGGAGGTGGAAACGTTGAAGACCTTCCTATCTACAATGTATATAGGAATAATGGATTTGGTGAAGGTGCCGGTGCCGATACCGGTGGTGGCGGTCTTGTAAGTGCTATTCAGGCAGTTAAGAGTGCAGCAGAGAATTATATCGGAACAAATTCGGAAGAAGCTGCTGAAAATACAATAGGTTCATTCGTAGCATTATTAGAGGCAATCAAAAAGATAATTGAACAGATTGGCGAAGATACTGAAACAGAATCTACTCTTCTATCTTCTATAAGTATTGTTTCGGATGTCTCACAAGAAGCAATAAATGGAGAAGATGGAGCTGTAAGTGCTTTTAATGATCTTAAAACCAAGATAGATGAAGTAACAAGTGCTGCAAGAGAACTATTGGATGTTCTTAAAGAGATTGCTTCAATGGAAGTGTCAGGTGTACATACTTCAAGTTCTGGAAATCAGCATGGAGGATCATCTGGTTCATTTGGAGGATCAAATGCTCAGGGTAATCCAAATGTTAAGACAAGTGGAAGAAGTCTTGTTGGTGAACTTGGTCCGGAAGTTGTTGTAAGAGGTGATAAGTATAGAGTTGTTGGAACTGATGGTCCTGAATTTGTAAATCTTAAAAAGGGAGACATTGTCCTTAATAGTAAACAGACAAAAGAACTTTTTGAGAAGAAAAAGGATGGTCATGGCAAAGCGTTTGCTGAGGGAAGTGGATTTACTTCATTTAATTTTACAGATTCTTATAATGCTCTTCTTAATAAAGTAAAAGCAATGGATATTCCAACAATGAGTGAGATTAAGACTTCGATTGATACTCTTACAAGAACTGTTCAGTCGGAAATAAAGAATATAACAACTACGAAGACAAATGTTACTCAGAACAACACGTTTAATATTAGTGGTGTGACAGGTGAAGAAGTTGCGGAGAAGATAAATAATACTCTTGTAACCACTTTTTCTGGCATGAGTCTCAATGCATATCAGCGTAGTATGGCGTAATATCAGGAGCTATCACTGTCAAAGGTGATAGCTCTTTTCCGTGTTTATAGACACGGTCTTTTCATAATATCGTTCCCAGTGGCGTAGAGTTTTCTACGCCACGCCCCTAAAAAACAGTGGAGGAAAAAGTAGTGAATATACAAGAAGAGATTTTTAGATCGATAGAGAATTTGGCAAGACCAAACTCTCCTATCATTATGGATTTTCCTACTGTTATTTCAGGAGTAGGGAAAGATGGTTTCATAGTCAAAATAAATGGAATAGAACGTACAGCTAAAAATGGGATCGGACTGAATCTGAAAAAGGGAGATTCTGTATGGTGTCATGCGATGAACGGAAATATCGGTCAATTATATATCATATGTAGGAGGTGAGGTTAAAGTGGCAAAACCTATTATTAAGACTATTTCTCCATTTGATGCCTTGACCTCGTATAGAGTCAACTTCATATGGACGGGAAATATGGCATATACGAACCGCATAGTTGTATATGATGCGGATACTATGCTTTCTGTTTATGATAATACATATACTCCTGTTCATACTCTTTTATACCATGATATACCGGCAGGAACACTTATTAACGGTAAAAAATATGCTGTTGCTATCTCAGTGACTGATGTTATAGGAGATGTTAGTGAGCTTTCTGATAAGTATTACTTTTGGTGCATGAAGAGTCCATCTTTTTATTTTGAAAATCTTGATGCTTCTGGACAGAACTATGTTTATAACTCTATTTATGAAGCTACTCTTCATTATTATCAGGAAGATGATGTTCCTCTTTCATCGATACAGTTCTTTTTATATAGCTCTACTAAAGAACTTTTGGATAAAAGTGATGAGATCCAGTATAGTGGCCCAAAATCTTTGATATATAAATATACTGCACTTGAGAATAATAAAGTGTATTATATCAGAGCTATCGGACATAATACTAAAAGTGTTCCGGTCGATACAGGAGAAGTTCTTCTCATAGTCACATATGAAAATCCAGAAATGTATGCGACGTTTTATGCCAATGTAAATAAGACGATAGGAACAGTAGATTATTATTCAAATATCGTAGATATTGAATCTGATAGAAAAAGTGAAGAATATATTTATGATAATGGATATATAGATCTTACTGAGTCAGATCCTTATAGAACGATGGATATCACAGAATCTAATTATCTTTATCCAGATATGGAAGTAAGTTGGATAAGTTTAGATGGTGAGATCTTAAATGGACATGTTTTGGATGGCCCAACTTTTACAGTAAGAGAATTTAAAGAGGTAAAATCTATAAGTTTAAGTGGTGAATCTGTACTGACTTCTGCCCCAAGGATAAGATTAAATAATTATCAAAAGGGAAGTTATGTTTATGTAGATTATTGTGATCTTACTGTAGATGGATATCTTATTCAAAATATACTTGATTCGTACCCATTAAGAAGGCTTCCACTAAGTAATCTATGTGATAAGCTGACTATTCATCAGAATGGTCGTAGGGTTCTTGATAGACGGATTGAAGAAACAATAATCAATACAAATATCTCGCCTATATCAACAGGTGTAACAAGAAATATATACGGAAGAGATATGTTTACGGCATATTATGATATTGGAGCAACAAGTATTTATGGAAGTTCAAATCTTATATGTGATGCATTGCCAACTTCTGGTGAGACTTCAAAAGTCATGCTTATGCCGGATAATACTCTTGCAGTTATGTGGGATTATACTGAGTTTCCTATTACTGATTATTATTCAGCAATGGAATGGCTTGTATCTAATCCTATCTCGCTGCTCTTCCCTCTTGCAAATCCTAAGCGCGTTTATCTTAGTGCTGTTGCTCTTCCAAAACTTACTAATACAAACAGTGTAAGGTATTCAAATAATTTTGTTATCCCTGCTGAAAATGCTACATTCTCAATAAGAATGATAGATTGTTTTAAGACGTGTGAAGTCCTTAGAGTTCAGACTGATGGCGTAGATTGTTTTGTAGTTGACTCGATTATTTATGATGATGGATATCTAAGATATAAACTTACAGTATTTGGCCCAACAAGTGATTATATAATCTATTCTGAACCTTTGAAATTTAGGGATTGGGAAAATGATATCGTTACTCTTCATATAAGAAGGATCAATGGAATATATGATATGTATGCATTTGTTACCATTGATGATCCAGATCCTGATAGAAATATGTGGTTTATGTTAAGTGAACCGCCGGAAGAAAGGACTCAGGAAACAGATCTGTGGCTTGAATTAGATTATCCGACAAGTTATATAGATAAGACACATGTTGTCAGAGTATATCAGCCAGATAAGCCTACAGGACTTAGTGCTCAGAATATTTGGATTGGAGATTAAAGGGGAGGTGGCTTTATGTTTTTTCTAGGTTTTAATTTTCTAGGAGCAGATGAGCTTGCTTGCCCTGTCTCTCCTACTTTACAAAAAGATAATACGTCGGTCGAACTTAGCAGTGTTAAGGCAGATGTCCTTGCTGTTACAAGAGATGTTGAGTTTACTCCGACTGAGGATGTCAATACGACTTGGGATTTCAGTACTATATTTATTGCTGAATTTGAGGGCGATACACATGCAGGAAACGTAAACTGGGTTCTTGATAACGTTTCTCATGTTGTTGTAAAAAGACGTATTGTTGGAAGTTATAAATGGATCACTCTTGCTGTTAAGGAAGTTCATAGTGCAGAAGATCTTAATATCGGAGGAACTGATATTACTTGTGAATCATTGGAATATGAGTATGCTATTGTTCCAATGAACAACTCTATAGAAGGTGTTTATTCTACATGTACTGTAGATGTGACTAATGAAGATCTTGTTGTTATAGACAAGACCGGTATTTATCATACACCTTTGACTGATGGCTATTGTGATGTTGTAGATGTTCATCCTAATTCTGTGCTTGAGCTCTTACATAATAGATATCCTACGATAGTAAGAAATACTATTGCTAATTATGAGACTATCACGGTAACTGGCGATTTCTTGCCATATGATGATAAGAACTGTCTCAATCTTGATATTCTTAATGATGATGATGGACACAATGACAGAAAGAGGATTCTTTACAGAAGAGAGATAAAAGATTTTCTTACAAATGGAAAGACAAAGATATTAAAAAACGTGGATGGTCAGTGTTGGCTTGTCTATGTTACTACTCCTCCTTCAGATACGGCTGATAATTATTATAATATACGTAAGTTGCAGTTTGGCTGTACAGAGGTCGGAGACTTAAAGAGTGAGCACGACTTGTATTATGCTGGATTACTTGACGTGCCGGAAGAATGGTGGTCTAGTAGTCAATGAGTAGGATTGTTGAACAGTATGATTTAAATCTTGTTGACCAGCATGTTCTTAATCTTTCCATAAAGGTTGAAGTTTACGACAAAGATTTAAATTATCTGGATAGCATGGACTGTGCTTTAATAAGTGGTACGTTTTCAATGGATGCATCTTCCGATGTAAGGAGGACTGCATCCATGATTATTTCTCCAAATATTAAGCATCAGTTAGGACTTCTTATAGAAGAAGACAGCCTTGTTTGGATTAATAGAAATATAGTTCTTAATATAGGATTACAAGATCATATCACAGAGGAATATAAGTATTATAAATTAGGTACTTTTGTGATAATGACATATAGTTCTACTTATGATGCTGTGACTAATCAGCTTACTCTTAATTGTTCTGATTGGATGTCAAAATTGGATGGAACGAAAAATGGAGAACTTGGAGCTCTTGTGACTGAATTTCCGGCTTATAAGGAATTTTATTCTACTGAGAGTACCGGTGGAACAGATTGTTATTATTTTAAATATCCTGACGTTCATTATTCTAATAAAATATATCAGGTTAATTCTGAAAAGCATACAAGATATGTGGACGGAGATTATGTTGTCCTTCAGATACCTATGGATAATCAGGGTGAGGATAAATTCAGATGGAATAGTCTTGAAGCTATAGATATCTATGATCTTTCGACCGGTCTTAAGATAAAGCCTGGTGTCATGCTTACGGATTTTAATTATGCTTTTAGATTTGGAAACAATAATCTTACTCTCATGTCTCATGTTCCTGTAGATAAGGTTGAGGATGGAGTACCTATAGCATATTACATAATCCGTGATGCTATGATAACTGCTATAACAAGGCTTGGAGGTCTTAAGGATTACAATATAGATGATATCGGTGAATTTCTTGCTATGCCACAATATAATTCTAATTATGCATCATATAGGCTTCAGAATCCGCTCTGGAATAATATCCCTTATGATCTTGAATTTAATGTAGGAGATAATGTTCTTTCTATAATAACAACTTTAAGAGACCTTTATCCAAATTATGAAGCATATTTTGATGAGGATGGTGTCTTTTGTTGTGGAATGGTTCCATCAAGAAATGAAGATGATCCATTTCTTACTGATGATTATCTTCAATCGGTTCTTATATCTGAAAATTATGATATAGATACTTCTTCTGTACGTAATGTATGTGAAGTTTGGGGCGCAGCTTTGGAGGTAGATTTTACTGCGGATTCATGTGTTCTTTCTGGAAGCAATTATACGATTGATATCCCCGAATATGGAGATACCATGTTCTCTGGTGATATGATCGCAGTACAGATTGAAAATACCAATCCTGCAAATGCTCTTCTTACCATACATACGACTTATACAGAATATAGTGGAGGTACGACGACTCAGGTAGAAAAGACATTTCCTTCTATCTTTATATATGATGAGATGACAGATAAACCTCTTGCTGCCGGTACTCTTGATGCGGGGACTATTTATGTCTTTAAAATAAAGACTATTCTTGTTAATGGAGAGTATCCGACTAAATATGCATACTATCAGTCTGAATATCAGCCACAGGCTATGGATGTTCTTACTGATGGTACAGTTTCTACTGAAGACTGGAAATGTGCTGATGGAACTATTGTAAAAGTTTGGAGTAAAGAGTATTTCGCGGACAAATTTGGTTGTAAGAAAAAGAACATTCATTTTACGGTAGATTCTAGCAGTGCATTTACTATTCAAAAGCTCGGAGAGATCCTTTCTGTAAAAAGTGGAGGTGAGTTTGAAAATATCACGTCTGATCAGAGAGCGGTCTCCCGAGCAATCTGGGAGAATTGGAAATCAGCAAGGCTTACTGATACTATCTCTATTACTATCAAGTTGTCATTATTTACAGATGTAAATAAGAAGGTTACTTTTAGAAGACACGATAAGGATGAAGCTGAGCAATATATCATTACATCTGTTTCTCATGATTTTACAGCAGGAACAAGTATGCTTGCGCTCTCCCACTTCTATCCTTTGTATGTGGATATGCAATGATAGAAAAGGAGAAATATTATGGCTACTGCTAAAGAAATGTTAGATATAGCTCGTAAATATATAGGCGTTATTGAAAAACCAAACAATAATGTTGTTTTTAATACAAGATATTATGGTAGGGAAGTTAATGGACCTCAGTATGCATGGTGTGCAGTTTTTATCTGGTGCTGCTTTAAAGAAGCTGATGCTTTGGATATTTTCTGTGGAGGACAAAAGACTGCTCTTTGCCAGTTTGCTTTGGATTACTATAGGAAAAATGGAAAGTTTTATAAAAAAGATCCTAAAGTTGGAGATCTTGTATTTTTTAAATTTGGTACGAATCAAAGAGAAACTGATCACATGGGTTTTGTAGAGAGTATAAATTCAGATGGTTCAGTTAATACTATTGAGGGAAATACCTCTGATTCTAATCAGAATAATGGTGGTATGGTCATGAGGAAAAAGCGTTCTTCTAAGATAGTTGGATATGCAAGGCCCGATTACGATGAAGAATTTAAAAGTCTTCCTTCCATAGATGAGACTTATCCACAAAAAGGAATAGATATGTCGAAATATCAGACTGGGGTAAATTATAAGGCACTCCGAGCTGAAGGAGTTAAGTTTGTTATCTTAAAGGTTATCCGTAAAGACCTTAAAAAAGATGATATGTTCGAGACTCATTATAAAGGCTGTATAGATGCTGGTATCCCAGTAAGAGCAGTTTATAACTACTCTTATGCTACAACTGTTGAAAAAGCAAAGATAGATGCAAAAAGAGTCATAGAAATCTTAAACGGAAGGGATATCCCTGTTGTTTTGGATGTTGAAGATGCATCTCAAAAGAATCTAAAGGAAAGACTTGTACAGATAATCAATGCTTATCAGAGTGTTATTGTAAGTGCAGGTCTTAAATTTTGTGTTTATACAGGACTTTCTTTTTATAAGAATTTTATTGAGCCATATAAAGATATGATAAATACGACTCAGTTTTGGATTGCAAGATATCCGTCTACTAGTGAGATGAGCTTTAGTATATCTCCTCCCGCGAATAAAAAGCCCGATGTTAATGGGCTTATAGGTTGGCAGTATACGTCAAATGGAGTTATTCCTAAAGCTTATAGTGGAAAGCTTGATTTCGATATTTTATATTCTTCTATCTTAAGACAGGAAAGAAAGACTGGAGTCATAACAGCAAATTCATTAAGGATACGGAGTACTCCAAGTACTTCTAACCTAAATAATGTTGTAGGATATCTTAAAAAAGGTGACAATGTCGTTATATATGCTACCGATGTTAAGACCGGATGGTATCAGATAGATCTTGAAGGAAAGAAATGGATAAGTAATAAATACGTAAGATTAAATTAAAAAGGAAGGAGGATAAAAAATGGTCATACTTATGAAGTCAAACAAGGTACTTGTTTTGTCAAAGCCAAGTAAGCTCTATCAGAAAGAAAATGCTGTTGATGATATAGTTATCTATGTACCTGAGAAATATAATGATTATGATCTAAAGGATTTTGTGGCTACTATGTATTATTCCAATCCGGCAAATGAAGCATATAGTGATGCACTTATAGCCGCAGAAGAAAGTGATAAAGAAGGATTTATTAAATACTCTCTTCCTGTTACAACAAAGATCACTACTGTTCCTGGCGTGATCAGTCTTTATCTGTCACTTGTACATACAGATATGGAGGCAGGGATCAAATATGTCTTAAAGACAAGCAATCTGGATATTACTGTCGAAGAATGGGCAGATTATTTTAAGTATATCTCTGATGATTCTTTATCTGCTATAGATGATAAGATTGCGGAATTAGATTCAAAGATTGCAGAGATAAAAGCAATTGCTCAGACTCAGGTTCCAAATGACCTTGACCTTTCTGAGCAGGGACATCTTAATCTCTCAGTAGATGGTACTCCTATTGGAAATGGAGTAAATATAGTTATTACTTCTGAAGATCCTGATGGAACAGATGATGGTGTTATTGATCTTGATATTGTCGGAATCTAAGGGAGGGACGTATCATGGCTGATGAGAAATGGATGAAGATTCCATATTTTGCTAAAGGTAAGGCAGAAAGTTTGGAAAGAGCTTTGCAAGGTGGTAAGTTCGATAACCTTGACAAAGCCTTATTTTATTTTGCTATAGATACAAAACAGTGGATATTGGTTGATATTGATAAGAGTATTCATGTGATAACAGGATACAATGGTCAGCCAACTCCTACTCCTGGTGGGGACGGAAGTGTTAAAAGGGTGGATGTTCTTCCCTCTATTTTAGAAGGAGACCTTAATACTCTCTATATCCTTGGAGATATTGTCTATTCATTTAATGGTGCTTCTTATGTTCCAACATATAAAGAGGCTGAAAATGAGATAGGTAATCTTCCACCTAATACTAATGTTGTTGAATACGTCAATGAAGTAAGAGAAGAAACGATTGAAGCTGCAAATCAGTATACTGATGAACAGCTTCAGTTGCATATTCTCTACGATTAAAGGAGGTGCATGATGGCAAATTTTACTTTTTATCTTACACCTTCTGAAAAGTTAAATCAGATAGATTATCAGCTTGGAAATATCATATTTGTTGAAGATCTTCATAGATTATATATGGATGGCATGTATGGAAGAGTCTGCTATGATTCCATAGTTATCTTTGATACAGAGCTTGAGCTTTATGAATATGAGCATCCTTTTGAGGGTTTTTATTTTGTTGAAGAGACAAAGACTTTATGGAGATATTATGAGGAAGAATGGACAAGTCTTACTGAGCCTCCTACAAGTAATGTTGTTTTTGTTCCTAAGAGTGAATTACCGGATGAAGGTGAATTTGCTGTGCTTTATGTATGTGATACAGAAATGTATGTCTGGGATATTGACAAGCACGATTATGTTGGTATAAATACAGAATCTATCTGGCATGAAGTCTAAAGAGAGGAGGGAAATATTATGAGTTATTGGATTGATGAATCGGATCCTGGAAGGATTATGTCTTCATCAAAGCAGATCCCATTTTGGGCAGATAGTGAAGATGATATTCCTAACCTTCCTACGACGACTTCTTACGGAGTTCAGCAGGGAGATGACACTGTATCATGTAGACCTTGTGGGAAAGGTTCTACATGTACAGCTATCAATGACGGAACCGGAGCTTCTGTTTTTGCATTAAATTCAAATGACGAATGGAAGAAATTATAAAGAAAGGAGGAATGGCTTGTGGATAAGAAGGCTTATATTATTGCTAAAAATTCAAGCGTTTCTTACATTGATCAGGTACTTGATGGAGTTACCCTGATTAATGGTAAGAACTGCGAGATAGATTCCATTACTCCTTCTGCTGATGGTAAATATACGACTGTAACTTTTGGATGGACCGGTAATAGTGGTACTCATTATACTTCGGATATGCGAGTAGATAATGGTAAAGATGGTAGGTCTATTGATTCGATGGAGATTGTTGCTGATGCTCAAAAAAAGCTTCATCTCTATGTAACTTATGATGATGGATCTGCGCCTGTTGATGCCGGTATCATTCCTCTTCCGACTTTAGAGGTAGGTACGACAGAGACTGTTGAATATGACGAGCCTGCTGAAGTCATAGAAGTTACTACTGCTACTGGGATAAAACTTAATTTCAAGATTCCCCGTGGCGAACCTGGAACATCTGATCCTATTTGGCATGTTGTGTAAGGGGAAGGAGGTAAAAGATGTCTTCAAATTTATATGATAAAACTACTCAGGAGCTCATACCATATGCAGGCAGTAATGAAGCAACAACGGCATCATTGGATAGTCTCTCCAATGTGCTTATCACTTCTCCTACAAATGGTCAGCTTCTTACTTTTGATGCAGAATCTCTTAAATGGAAAAATGCGGATAAAGAAAATGCAGCAATTGAGATGAGTGACATTTCTGATGTAATAATTATGTCTGTTTCTCATGGCCAGATATTAAAATGGGAAGAAACGACTGGTAAATGGGTAAATAGTAATTTTCATGATATAACATCTCTTGGTGCTATTCCAAATGTGTATCTTGATGAGTTGTCGGATGGACAGTTTCTTATTTATGATACAACTTCTGGGAAATGGATAAATACTACTTTGGAATATCAAAAGCCTCTTGTTGCTGATTATGGTATCTCAATAGATCAGAATAATAATAAGATTAAGGCAAAGACATTTGTAGGAACATTAAATGAATGGTATTCACTTTCTATGTCGGAACAGATGTCTTATGATTCAGTTGGAATAACTGACGATCAGAATACTGCATATGCAACAGAGATTGCTTATGTTGATGAGCTTCCTCTTTCTGGAATCATGGATATAATCTATGGTCTTATGAATTTTGGAGAGAAACAGACTACAACTGCTGCTGATGGCTTTCTTGATAGTGTAAGTGCTTTTACAAAAACTACTGTTACAGGTGGATATAAGTATACTTCAAGTACGGCTGTTATAAGTACTGATGATCTGGCTTATTATTCTTTTGAATCTATAACATATGATGGAACAAAATTTATTATTAATTGGGGCGGAGATTGGGAAGAAGAAGATCTTGCTCTTGGAGATACGTTCTATTATAAGACAATAGATAGGATCCAGTATTATGCTGGTCATCAGGAAACTCAGAGTTTTCATACATTTGAAAGTGATATTGAAGCATATAAAGTAACATACGACAATTCTTCTTCTGGATTGCTTTCATTGAATGTGCAGAGCGCTGTTGATGAACTTGCTGATGAAAAAGCTGATTCTGCTACTACGCTTTCTGGATATGGAATTACTGATGCTTATACAAAAGAAGAAATAGATAATGCGCTTTCTGAACTTGAAACAAATATAACATGGAAAGCTGCTGTAGCAACATATAGTGATATTGCTACTACTTATCCTAATCCACAGCCTGGATGGACTGTAGTTGCTAATGATGTAAACATAGCATATAGATATACGACATCAGATGGTTGGACTGCTATTTCGGCTAATGCTACTCCTGAAGCAACAGAACAGATAAATGGTCTTATGACTTCAACAATGGTAACTAAGCTTAATGGTATTGCTTCTGGTGCTGAAGTAAATCAGAATGCATTTAGTAATATTACTGTTGGATCTACTACTGTAGCTGCTGATAGTAAAACTGATACTCTTACTCTTGTTGCGGGATCTAATGTTACTTTAACTCCTGATGCAACAAATGATAAAGTGACTATTGCAGCCACCAATACTACAACAGGAACCACATATGCAGCTGGATCTGCTCCTGCAAATACAACTTTTGGTACAAATGGAAGTATCAAAAATGCTTATGATTCATTAAATTCTTCTAAGCTTAAAAATGGTTATGCTAGTGCAACAACAAGTAAACAGGGAATTATTTTTGATAAATGTGCCGACAATAATTATTTCACATTTAGACCATATTTACCCAATAATCTTCTTCAGGTCACTAAAAATGATACAACGTCATTATTAAGTATATTCACTAATGGTATTGTTGCAGCAGATGTGGGTTTGCGTTCTCCATTTTATTATTCAGCAGATCAAAGTATAAAAGTATCTTTTCAAGGAATACATGAAACTGTTGGTGGTGTAGAATATGATGGATATTCTATTAGATTACATCAGGTTAATAGTCTGTGGGGAATTGAATTTGCAGTATATTGGAACCTTGATGGAGCATATTGCAGAAAGAAAGTTAATAGCTCAACATGGGGAGCATGGACTAAGATTTAACGCTTAATTTATAACAATACATTTTATGAGCTGCTTATAATCAAGCAGTTTTTTTATTATAGCGAAAGGAGGCATATAGATGAGTCTTTCTTTTCGAGATTCAAATGGGATTCTTCATGAAATTGCAAGTAAATCTTTAACAGATTCTTTCTTGTCAAATAGTAGCGAGAATCCGGTAAAAAATAAGACGATTTATTATGCTTTGGAAAACAAAGTCGAGAAAGCAACTCAGGATTTAGTTCATTACTACTTGAAAAGTGAAACTTATTCAAAAGAAGAAGTTAATTCTCTTATCGGTTCAATCAGCTCACTTGATCTTGCAGTTGTAGCTACACTTCCAACGCAAGATATTTCAACAACAACAATTTATTTGGTGGGTCCCGATTCAGAAACAGGGAAATATGATGAATATGTATATTTCAATAATTCATGGGTACAGATTGGAGATACCAGTATTGATCTTTCTGGATATGTTACTTCTTCTGAATTAACTGCTGCAATAGCTGATTTCTTAACTGAAACTGAGATTAGAAGTCTTGTTCAGACTTGTTATACAAAAATAGAAACTAATGCTCTTCTTGATGCAAAACAGGACGTTTTGACTTTTGATAATGCACCTATAGAAAATTCAACGAATCCTGTTAAATCCGGTGGTGTATATACTGCTCTTTCTGGAAAACAAGACACTTTAACATATGATAATCTTCCAACTGAGAATTCTACTAATATGGTTAAATCTGGTGGAATTTATACAGCTATTAATAGTCTTGGAGCAGATGACATAGCATATGATAATACAAATAGTGAACTTGTAGCAACCGATGTTCAGGATGCTGTTGATGAAATTGTAGAAGATGTTGAAAATTTAAATGAAAGCATAAATGGGAAAGTAGATTGGGAAAGTTTTAGTAAACTTGGCTCAATAAATGTTTGTCCAATATGTGTTGGTACTACTACTCTTAATGGAGTGAAATTTACAGTAAATTCTGATGGAACAATAACAGCAACTGGAACAGCTACAGAATTTACGCCATTTGATATTGCTACCACGGATATGGGATATGTTATTGAAGATGGTGAGTATATCTTATCTGATGGTTTAGCAGAACATTCAAGTAACCAATATTCAACAGTTACAATTATTGATCAGAATGATGAAGTTCATTATGATTATGCAAATACAAAGGATTCTGGGAAGAATGTCTTTTCGATAGATAATAGTAATATAAAAAAGTTATATGTATCTATTTGTATTGGTAATGATTATACAGTATCTAATTTAGTTTTTAAACCTATGATTCGTCCTTCCTCAGTTACTCCTAATACATTTGTTCCATATTCTGAAACAAATAAACAGCTTACAAATGATAAAGTTGATTGGAAAACAGTAGGATATCTTGGTGCAAAAAATTTAAATTCTTATCCATATTATCAAGCAGATTCAGTTACTTCTAATGATGTAACATTTACAGTTCAAAGTGATGGATCGGTTCTTGTTAATGGTACTGCTTCAGCAGATACTACATATATATTCCATACAAGAGCTTCTGAATTAAACAGTTTGATTCTTCCTAATGGAAGATATATCATTTCAGGTTGCCCTTCAACTGGTTCATCATCAACATATCGTATAAATGCTAATAGAACTGTAAGTGGTTCAGGTGTAGTATATGGATCAGATATAGGTAAAGGTCTTGAAGTTACATTAAATGGAGATGATTATTCTAATGATAGAGTTAGATTGGGTTTATATATTTATATTAATAATGGTACAACACTTGATAATATAGTATTTAAACCAATGATTCGATTAGCTTCTGACAAAGATGAAACATATCAACCTTATTCTATGACAAATCAAGATATTACATCTTATGTTCAATCGATAAGTAATCCAAATTTACTTGATAATCCTTGGTTTACAATAAATCAACGTGGACAAACAACTTATACTGCTCCTATTGGATCATCTTATATGACAGTGGATAGATGGCATAAATTTGGGGGGACGGTTGTTGTTTCAAGTGATGGAGTTACATTATCTACAACGACTTCTGATACAGATGGAAATTTTTATTCTGAGTATCTTTTATCAGAATATAGACATTTTTTAGGTTCTAAAGTAACTCTTTCAATTAAAATCAATAATAAAATTTATAGTGCAACAGGAAGAGTTCCTAGTTCTACAGCGTCTTATTGGCAAACTCCAATTAGGTTTTATCCATTAAGTGGAATTGGATTATTAGTTGCATTACATATATCTCCAACTTCTAGTTCAAGATTTCAGGTAAGCATTCTAGTTCCTAAAGATGGTAATGAATATACTATTCAAGCAATTAAACTTGAAATGGGTGATATCTCGACTTTAGGATTAGATACTTCTCCTAATTATGCTCAGGAATTAGATAAATGTAAACGTTATTTTGAAAAGAATTCATGGTTTTCATGGACTCCAGAAAAAGCCTTAGCTAATGGATATATATTTAGAGGCTTTTCTTATCGATATGATGTGCAGAAGAGAGCTCAACCTTCATTTACTTTTATATCTGGCAATGCTAATGGTCAATTAATTGATTTGACTACAAATACAACTCTTGCAAATGCAGATATTACCATTTCTAATAGTGGAGCATGGAATCCTAGAATGGTTCAATTAAAAGTTGAACATGCTTCAATTGTATCTGGCCATGAATACTTTTTTGCTGTTGGAGATAATGTATTTAGTATTTCAGCAGATATATAAAATTACATTTAAAAGAGAGAGTGAAGTGCTCTCTCTTATTATTTTAAGGAGAATTTAATATGAATGGATTTTATAACAATCCTTATCAGAATCAGCTTTATCAGTCTTATATTCAGCCTTTGCAGCAGGCGCAGACAACAAACATTGTAAAGGTAAATGGAAAGCCTGGTGCTGATGCATATCAGCTTGGTCCAAATAGTAGTGCTCTTCTTCTTGATGAGACTGCTGCTATGGTTTGGCTCGTTCAGACTGATGGTGCAGGATATAAGACAGCGACTGCATATGACATTATTCCTCATAAAGAAGTTAAACAAGAGGATATGTTCAAAAAACTTGAAGATAGAATAAGTAAATTGGAGGATAAAGTAAATGCTAAATCCAATTCTTCAGATGTTAAATCAAGGAAATCCACAGAGTAATATTATGTTGCAAGCTTTTGGAGCAATGATGAGAGGGGAGTCTCCTCAACAGTTTTTACAAAAACTTGCTCAGACAGATCCTAGATTACAAGGACTTGATTTATCTAACCCTCAGAAAGCTGCTGAAGATTTATATCGTCAGAATGGGCAGGATATAAATGAAGCAAAAGAATCTGTAAAAGGAAAGATAAGTCAATTCCTCAGTAATAAACAGTAACTAATAATAAATACTTTTTTAAGAAAGGGGATTTTACTATGAACGAATCTACTGGATTTATGTCAAATGATTGGTTAGGAGCATTTTTGATTATCGCTATTTTGTTTGGTGGCGGTTTTGGTGGATTTGGAGGACGTGGAGCTATGCCTAATGTTGCGACAGTTCAGGATGTAAATCAGGCAGTTGATAATCAGGCTACGCAGGCAAGTCTTCAGAATGTATTGCTTAGCAGTGCAAATAATAACTATGAGACTGCAAGACTTGTTGAGAATCAGACAACTCAGCTTATGAATCAGAATAACACTAATCTTATAAATGCTATTCAGGGATTTAATAATGTGTCACAGCAAATCATGAATCAGACAAATGTTCTTGGTTCAAAACTTGATCAGCTCGGCTTCCAGATGGATCAGTGCTGCTGCTCTATTAAGACTCTTATTAAGGACAATCAGATTGCGGATCTTACAAATCAGCTTAACAACGCAAATAATGCAGCAATTAACTCTGCACAGAGTCAGTATCTCCTCTCTCAGTTAGGCAAGTGGACTCCTTATACAGCAACAACAACTTGAGGTGATATAAATGCGGATAATCAAATCATTAGTTGAAAAAATCGATGATGAGCTTATGGATGCTGAGAAGTATATAAATTGTGCTTATGAAACTAAGATGGATTATCCAGATGTTTCATTGGTATATTTTAAACTTTCTCAGGAAGAGATGAAGCATATGCAAATGCTTCATACTCAGGTTGTAAAAATAATCGAGGAACATAAGAAAACAAATGAAGTTCCATTAGTCATGAAAGAATTGTATAACTATCTACATGAACGTCAGATAGAATGGGCTGCGAAGATAGAACTTAAACAAAAGAATTATAACAATCAATAAGGAGGGATTAAAGAATGGCTAATGTTATTTTTAATAAAGTCATTGCCCAAGGCGGTCAGACTGCAAAGGAAAGATATGATGCTATGTCCCACAGCGAGGGTACATTCTATCTTGTAGGTTCTGAGCTTTATCTTGGGGATGTTTTACTTTCTGCTAATATCGCAGAAGAAGTTGAGTATGATAATACATTGACTTCAATGACAGCAGATAATGTTCAAGATGCTATAGACGAATTGCATGATCTTGATGCTGATAAAAAAGTATATATGGAAGATGCTTCTTCAGGTCAGAGTGAGTATGCTAAAGTTTATAATTTCTATCAGGGATCAGAAGGCAGTTCACTTTCTCCTGTTGTTGGAGAACTTATCGGAACTATCAATATTCCTTTGGATAAAGTTGTTCAAGCTGGTTCTGTTGTAGAAGTTGTATTCGTTGAAGGAATAGGTGGAGATCCTGATACTCTTCATGAAGGAGATGCTTTAGGTCCGGATGTTACTACTCTCATAAAAGGTTCTGCAACTCCTACAGAAGCTGATGCCGGTAAATATATCAAACTTGAACTTCAGAATGTAACTGATCCGTTATATATTGCTGTTAAAGATCTTGTAGATGTTTATACAGGTGGATCAAATACTGAAGCAACAGTTACTATTGATGGTAATAATGTTATCACAGTTACGATTGGAAAAATCGATGCAACAAAGGTAATCTATCAGGAAGCAGCTGATGCTACATATGAGCAGATTGTTGCTCCCGCAACTTTTGATGAAAATGAGACATATTATACATATGATAGTTCAACAGATACTTATACAGAAGATGATACTGTAACAGTTTCTAATTTTGATGATAAGGTTGCAGCTGGATTATATATCGTTGATACACCTGCTGTTTCTGAGATAAATGTAAAAGATCAGATTGATACTGTTGATGGTAAGGTAGATAATCTTGCAGATTATGTAGGTACATTTACTCCTCAGCTTGGTGTTGATACAGTTATTGATTATATTGATACAAAGACAGGAGAAGGTGTTGGTGCTCTTAATTCTGAAGCCGGTATTGCTTCTGTTTCTGCTAATGTTGTAACCATTAAAGCAGGTATTGTTGAGACTGAAGGTCTTATAGATAATGTTCCAACCTCTGTTTCAGGTACTCAGCATACTGGTTACTATGATGATTCTAAATTCTGGGAGGAACCACAGGTTGAAGGTTATCTAAATTCAAGTGATGGCAGATTCTATGAAGAAGATACATATACTACAGAGATTCCTTCGGTAACTGGAAAAATATATAAAGATATTCCAACAGAAGTAACATATGAATGGGATGATACTCTTGCAACTCCTGCATATGTAGAAGCTACAAGAACTGAGATTACACCTAATACTACTGATTATTATACAGATACTCCAAGTAATAAGAATTATAAATGGACAGGAAAAGCTTATGTCCTTGTGTCTGCTGATATTGTTCTTGAAGAAGTTGCTGTAACTGGTGCTGCTGCTGATGTTTCTTATAACAATACAACAAGTCAGATGACTGCTGATGATGTTCAGGAAGCAATAGATGAAATTGCCGGAAGACTTACTTGGAACGAAGTTTGATTGTAATGGAGGGGATAGACTTCTATCCTCTCCTGTTTTTTTAGATGGGAGGGAAAATATATGGCAAAGCCTATATTTACAAAAGGTGGAACTGCTGGTATAGATGTCGAACCCCTCGTTGATGGACAGATTCTTTTTGATCAAGACCGTACTAGGATACTTCTTGATACTACAATTGATGGGACACTTACTCGTCTTATAATGACAGAAAAAGATACTTTTAATGGAACTAGAGCGGAGTGGGCTGCTCTTACTGATGAACAGAAAGAGATTTTTACTTATGTTCATCTTACTGACGATTATGAATTTAAGAGTTCCGCATTTATCGGTGCTACAGAAAATTCTGATGGAGCTGCTGGTCTTGTTCCTGAACCAAAGATTGCTGACAGACATAAAATTTTATGTGGAAATGGACAATGGATTGATCACATTATTGATGATAGTCTTGATGTTTTGAGTGAAAATCCTGTTCAGAATAGAACTTTGACTAATGCCCTTGATGGGAAATTGAATTCTTCTTTAAAGGGTGTCGCTAATGGTCTTGCTGAACTTGATAACACTGGAAAGATTCCGGCATCTCAGCTTCCAGGTTCACTTAATCTTTTGGAGAAATATCCCACTGTTAATGATTTTCCTGCGTTGGGTGACGATTATACGATGTATGTTGCAGAAGATACAAACTTTGTATATCGTTGGACTGGTTCCGATTATGTGCAGATTGATGCATCGATTCAGATAGGAGAAACCTCTCAGTCTGCATTTCGTGGAGATCATGGTAAGATTGCTTATGATCATGCATATACTAATAAAGGAATAGCTCTTTCAAGTGGTTTATATAAAATTACAACTAATTCTGAAGGACATATCACCGCTGGAACAGCTGTTACAAAAACTGATATTACAGATCTTGGTATACCTGGATCTGCAACTGAATGTAGTGTTACCGATGTATCAGGAGCTATTTCAAGTTTAGATGATTTTGTTAGTAAATCAGCAAAAGGTAAGCTTGTTTCAAACTTTATAATTACTGATACAGATAACGTTTTTGGTCTTGGTTCTGGTGCTACTGTCAGAGGAAGTATTCAGTATTCAAATGCTTATGATGGAACAAGTGACGTAGATGGAAATGGATTTATCTATACTTCTAGTTCGGTTAGTCCTGTATTTATTAAGATTACGGGAACTAGTTCTTTTATATTGTCAAAACAGAGTATCACGACTCCGACTAAAGAAGATATTGGTCTTGGCAATGTAGAAAATTTAGACTATAAAAAGATGTTTACATATTCTGCTTCTGAACCTTCAGGTGTTTGGAATGGATGTGTTTGGGTGGCATCTACTTGAATAAAAGGAGGAGTAAGTTATGGCAGATTATACGCATGAGTATAGTAATTTCCCCACTACTATATATACTCTCCATAATTTTTTAGATCTCAAGGATGCTCCTTTGAATGTTGCAAGTGTAGTTTCTGATATTAAAAATCTTATTCTTCAGGGAAGTTATAATCAGGCTGCACTAAAACTTGAAGAAAATAAAAATATTCTCTCTCAGTATCTTATAGATGCAACTTTTATTAATACTTTGGATGAGGAACTTCGAAATCTTGAGATTTATGCTAAGACAAAAAAACAGGCTTTATATTATACTACTGAGGAACCGGAAGGCGTGTCCGGTGATATTTGGATAGGTTAGCTTTATGCATAATACAAGTACTGTTTTCCCTGAGTCTTTTGACAATAGATTTTTCTTTAATGATGTTCGTCTTCGACACGCCGATATAATGAGAGGATATAGGGATTATTTATTGAATAAAGATTATGTGGGTGCATCTCAATATCTATACAATAATGTTGAGATAGCAAATCAAGACATGGATTATAATGGTGCGTATTTATGGAACACTTTGGAAAATCGTGTATCTGCCATTGAAAATTATGCTATCTCTATGGAAGAGACAAACGTTCGTCCATATTGTTCAAATGTACCACCTACGCAAAAAATGGAGCATATGTCATGGATTTGCGATTGATTTTTAGGGAATTATGGTTTGGCCATAGTTCCCTTTTTTCGCATTTAAGATGCAGATATTATCTGAGCTGTGACGATATGTTAAAATTTGCCGTCTATTTTCGTTTTTTATTATCTTTTTGAATATTTGTCCATAATCAATATAAAACGTCTAAAATGTGCCAAATTTTAATAAATAAAATATATATCACTTTTATGATATTGCTAATTACATATCAAATATACAACATCATAATATTGATATATATAATTAACTATCTCAATATATATATTATAAATTCGTTATTGTAATATTTATTTATAAATACTCATATTCTTATTTTTATATTGTAATATTAATATTTTTATTTTTATTTTATATATTACATTTTAATATTTTGATATTTTTATATAAATTTTATATATTTGATATTGTAATATTAATTTCCAAATACTAATTTATAGATATTGAGTTTATAATATCGGTATAATTAAATATATATTTTAAATTTACTATTGGTATATATATTTAATTATATCGATATTGACATATATAATTTTATATAGTAGTATTTAAAAATCTATTTTGTAATTTTGATTATACGTTATTGATATTTATATTTTGATTTTATTATTTTAGTTTATTGTTATTGATTTATTGATTGTGTTTTTGTGATATTACTATCTTCAAACTACTATCCATATATTAATTTTTATATTTTACATTTGTAATTATGATATTTGCATTTAAATATCATGATATATATTTTATTATTCAAAAAAGGGGAATGAAAAATGAGTATTAACATTGCTATCGCAAATCAAAAAGGAGGAGTAGGGAAAACAACGACTACTATTATCTTAGCTGATGCATTAAAGCACATTGGCTATAAGGTTCTTGTTATCGATCTTGATCCTCAGTGTAACACGACTGACACATATGGAGCAAAGCTTGAAGATGTATATACGATCTATGATGTTCTTGATGGTGAATGCAAAACTGAAGAAGCTATACAAAAATTAGTATTAGGAGATATTATTCCTGGAGACAAACTACTTGCAGACAATCTTGATCATTTTAATGCAAAGATGTCAAGAGAACTATTATTAAAAAAGAGACTAAAAGAAGTTGATAAGAAATATGATTTTGTTATAATCGATACCCCTCCTACGCTTGGTTTATATATGGTCAATGCGCTTGCTGCTTCAAATGGATGTGTAATTCCACTAAAGGCTGAGAGATATTCAGTAAGTGGTCTTGGAGAACTTTTTTCGACAATAAACAATATAAGAGAAGCCGGAGTTAATGAAAATCTTAAGGTATATGGAACTCTTATAACCAATTTCGACACAAGAAACGACCTTGATAGAAGACTTAAGATGGAACTTCCTGAGACTGCATCTCAGTACAATTTTAGGAATTTTAATTCTTATATAAGGATTTGTCAGGACATCAAGAAATCACAAAATCTTAATTTTGAAGAGGGTGAGATAATAAATCGTTCATTGTTTGATAATTATCCTGGAAGTAATGCTGCTGAAGATTATGTAAAATTCACAAAAGAATTATTGGAGGTAATAAAGAATGGCTAAAACAACTAAGACAAGTAATCTGTTTTCGGGATTTAATCCACCGACACTTCCTTCAACAAGTACTGTTGAAAAAAAAGAAGTCCCGGAAGTCGTAGCAGAAAAGAAAGTTATGGTAGAAGAGAAAAAAGAAGTTGTAAAACAAAATATTTCTACACAGCAATTTATTTTCAAAAGAGGTCGTCCAAAAGAACTTGTTGGTAAGCAACATCTATATTCTGCAAGGATAAATGAAGATCTTTTTAAACTTGCAAAGAAAACTGCTGAGAAGAAATTTGACAATAGTGTAAATGCGTATCTTAATTATCTGATTGCTAAAGATCAAGGATTAATGTGAAAAGATAAATTGTAAGGAATGGGACTGTTATACCTCCATTCCTTTATAGATTCTTATATTGAACAATACCGTTCATCTTTATTGTTCAATTTGCATTTTTAGAAAGATATGATATTATTATTTTACAAAGATGCTACCGATAGACGGTTAGCTCTGGTTAATAGTTACAGTTCAAAAAAACCGCTTCCTACTGGCCAAAGTATTCAGCGGTTTTTTTGATGGAAAAATTTATTTCTTGAACTTTAAGATGATTGCGATTATGAAAATAATAAATCCCATTATCACAAGATTCATACTCAAAGTTATAAGTAATAGTCTTAGCATCTCTAGCCCCTATCAGATTTCCCATAATACATACCTCCTTACATAAAGGGAGTTCTCAGGATAAACCTGGCAAAGAGCCAACCGCCTACCGTTAATTGGTAGCATCCATGCTATTCTATCATAACGGCATAAAAAACGCTAGGTATTGCGAGTACCTAGCGTTTTTGTGTTAATTTGTTTTGAAATAGTAACCACATTTCTTTGCTTACTCACACTATAGCACGTTCAATCTATTAGTCAAATTTATATAATTCTTTTAGTTAGCAGACAACGGTTGTTGTTTTATTAATTAATAACAACTAGTATTAATTAATTCTTATTACATACCTTGTAAACCGCATGGTTAAGCCATTTCTTATATTCAATTTCCTAGAATTCAGGTACGAATTTCCTAGAATTTGGGTATGAATCTCCTAGAAATCGGGTGCAAGTTTCCTAGAAATCAGAACAAAAAATACCATAAAAAACTACCCTAATTTCCTAGAATTTGGGTATGAGTTTCCTAGAAATCGGAACAAACTTCCTAGAAATCAGAACAATATCCTAGAATTTAGAACATTGTAAGAAAAGCCGTATTTATGGGGAAAATTGAATTTAATAAATATTCTATTTTCTAGGAGATTCTTCCAGGTATTTTATTTACTAGGGTTCAAAACATTCTATATTCTAGGATAGATGTTTTCTGGATTTTAGTATATTTCAAATTTACTAGATAAATGGGATTGACAGGTATTTTTATCTCATTTACAATTAAAAGAACTGAGAGAGGGGTGTGTGATTATGGGGCAAAAAAAAACGCAAGATAGTACCACTGATATTCTTTCAAGTAAAAAATATACAAAGTCTAATGCTTTGGTCAATTCAAAGGGGAAAGCTGGATTATTAGCAGAAAAATTATTCGCAGTAGGAATTCAGAGAGCAGTTGAAGATGAAAAGACCGGCATTCTTACAACAACAATTCGAGGAATAGAACTAAAGAAGATTTTCCAAACTAATCGTGGATCGTTTTACGCTGATGTTAGTGCGTTGGTGGATCCGCCAACAAATGATTCTCCATCATTACTTGATTGGAGGATAATTTATAAAGATGACGAATCGCAGAGTATTGAAGCAATAAATGTTATTACTGATTGTTCGTTCAAAAAAGGTGTTTTCGAAATAAGATTTAATAATAAGATCACACCACAGGTAAGAAGATTGCAAGCAAATTATACTATTTTTTCACTTGCAGATACGATGCCTTTAAAAAGCATTTATTCTTTTAAATTATATGAGATATTAAAATCTGAATATGACAGACAAGATTATGCGGCTAAAAAAAGAGAATTATGGAATCCGAATGCAACCTATATAACGGAAATGCATATTGTTGATCTGAAACTAAGAGTAGGTATCATTGATAGTTCATGGAGTAATGAAATAGCTGAAGAGCTTAGAAAGCCTGATCCAGATTATAATCTGATTGAAAAAATCACGGATGCATTATTAAAAAGCGAAGGAGCTATTGATAAAAATAAAAAGACATATAAGAGTTATAAGAGAATAGATAATTTTAAAAAAAATGTTCTTGATAGAGCAAAAGAAGAATTAGAAGAAAAAACATCTATAAAGTTTGATTATGAAAATTTAACAGGAGGAGCAGGGGGAAAAGTATATGGAATAAGATTTTTTATTTCGAAAAATATAAAAGAATCTGATACTATTGAAATAGTTGAGAATCCAAAAGTTTTTATGTCGAAAGAAGAAAAATTTGAGATTCTGGAAACTATTGCTGATATGATTGGAAATTCATTTTCATATAGGGATGTCAAAGTTATTTCTGAAAGAGCAGGTTACAATATAGAGAAAGTAAAAAATGCGTATGAGATTATGTTAAGCAATAAGACAACAATAAGTGACCCAACTGCTTGGATGATTAGTGCTATTGAAAAAAATTATCAGAGAGGGATAGGAACAAAGTTAGTAAAAACTTATGCAAATCCCAATGAAGATATTTCTGAATTAGAAGCATTACTTTTAGATAACTAAAAATACTCATGGGGGAGAAAGATGTACGGACCGCAAACAAAGGAAGACTTAAAGATTTTTCTCAGTGATATAGAAGAGTGTAAAAGATTAAGTGGTAATTCAGCAAATGATTTAAGACGTAGGCGAAGAACGCTTAATATTGTATGGGCAATAACAGATTCTTTAAAAGATGTTCAATTTGAAGAATTAATGAGCAATATGTATTTTAAGTGTTCTGATGAAATGAAGCCTATTTTGAATTTTTATGAAGATTGTCTTATAGATAGCAAATTAAACAATGATGAATTTAGACGTAAGTTACATGATAGATTGTTAGTTTTTTGTAATAAGATTAAAGAGAGTAACAAACAATGTTTGATTGTGGAATTTTATAATATTTTGAATCAAGCATGTATACGAAAAAATTATTCGGATCCTTTGATAAACAAAATCTTTAGTGCGTATCTTTCATTGGTTCAGCAAAGTATTACATATTTTTATGATGATATTACTAAGTATTTTTACGGTATAAAAGACGATGGAACTTTTTTAGTAGTTGAAGATAAATGGCCTATGATAGATTGGGCTCATGAAGATTATGCCGAGAAAATATTTTATCAAACGGTTTATGGGAAAAAAGTTAATGAAGAAAAAATGTTTTTGGAAGCAAAAAGAAGATATGCTCAATACGGTCTCAAAGTCAATAATATTGAGGATATGATTGCAATAAGTACAATTGCTAATAATTTTGGTAATGTAACAGCAGCAATGGCATATTATATGTCTGAACAGACAAAGGATATGCTTCCTGAAAATGAAATTGGTCTTAAGATAAATAATTATCCCAAAAAGTGGTTAGATACAGAATATTACAAGGAACGTTTATTAAAAAGGAATTTTGCATTACCTGGATGTATAAAAGCAACTTGTGAATATGCTGGAGATATTAAAGAAATTTATTTTAGAGAAGTAATAAAAGATGATAATGTTGTAATGCTTTATAAGGTTATAACTAAAATTGGATTTGATGAATATTCAGATATTCCTGGATATTATATTCCAAGTGAAAAATTTATGTATTTATATTATAACGTTGCGGAAGGAGCAAAAGATGAAGGCGTTATTATAGAGAACTTTATTTTAGAGTTATATTTTTTATTGACGGTAAGGCGAACAGAAGAAGAAAAAGAAATGAAACAATATTCTTTACCTCTTATTGCAGAAGAATATGATGATGTTTATAAGATACCAAGATGGAAGAATCAACCTATAATATCATTCTCTTTATTTGGTCGAGAGGATAAGAAGGATAAAGGACAAAAAAGGACATATAAACAAGGTGTCTATGAATATGATAATGCCAAGATCGGATGCTTTATAAGAAGATTACCGGCAGGACAGACAGCTTCTTGGGAAGCTATGACAAATGCTGCAAAGTACGGTTATGAGCTTGAAAAAGGATATACATTTGTTACACCATTTGCTAGAAAACAACGTCATATAAAAGTTTTGGGAGGATTATGAGAACAGAGTATATTCATTATGGATCTTCTGAATTACTGCCTATTCAAAAAATTAGGAATCAAAAACATTTTTCAAAACCGGTAGGGGGAATATGGGCAAGTCCTGTGGATGCTAAATTTGGTTGGAAGGATTGGTGCAAACGAGAGCATTTTAGAGTATGTGAATTAAGTAATTCTTTTAAATTTATACTTAATGAGGATGCAAAGATATTTCACATTTATAGTGTAAGTGATCTAAAAAAGCTTCCACTACAAGATAAAGATAAATTATCTGACTTTTTTCTTATATCACAATACTATTTGGATTTTGAAAAGATTGAAAAAGAATATGATGGTATTGAACTGCATTTATCGGAAGAAAATTTTGAAGAAACCGGTTTTGGAAAAGGTTTATATTTTTCTTTATATGGTTGGGATTGTGATTCCATCATACTTTTCCATGATAATGTAATAGAAAAATGGTGGAGTAAATAAGATTGAAAAAACAATTTCGTAAAATTTCGGTTTTACGAAAAACTTATGGGTGGTTAGGTATTTATATTTAATATAATTATAGAGAGGGAGAAAAAAATGGAAAGACAGATGTATTATGATTTTGCAAGAAGTTTAAAAGGGAAATTAATTGAAGAAGTCAATGGATATGTTAAGACAGAGATTTATCCAGATATTGATACTATTATTGTTAAATTTACATTTAAAGAATTTGAATTTAGTTATCCAATCAACGAAATTGCAGACATTATATATAGTGGTTCTTCAGATATACTTGTAGATAATATAATAGAGAAATATAAGAAAGCGATTATGAGAGGCTTTTTTAAAACGAAGGGAAAGAAAGAACAAGAACAACTTGTTGAAATTCTATGAAAATTATTAAAACCACCGAATTCGGTGGTTTTAGTTTTTCTAAGTATATAAATAATAAAATTTCTGATACATTATTCTGTTTATTTAGTGTACAATAAAATATACATCGCAAATTTGAAAGGAAGTGACAAACATGAAGGTTTGCGAGGAAATGACAAAATTACGTGATTGGCTAAATGAAAAAAATATAGAATGGGAGGATAGATCAGAAGATTTTGGGATTAAATGGGTTGAATTTTGGATATGTAGAACACATTTTAGATTAAAGGGAAAACTCATATCTGTAATTAATGGATATGGGACTTATGGCGGATACGGAATATATGAAGGAAATAACGAAGGTCTGCTTGAAGTCATGGGATTGTATGAAGAAGTAGAAGGATATCTTACAGCAAAGGAACTTATTGAAGAAATACAAAAACGTATAGACTTGGAGGAGAAAAAATGAGTTTCGTAAAGGCGATTACACCAAGATTGATGCATGAACAGTTTGGGTTATATCATGGGAATTGGTTTCCAGAAATGGACAGATGTTGGGAAGACTTTGAGAGAGGATATAGTGTCTGTTCCAGAATGATATATACCAAGCAGTATGGAAATGTTGAACACGTAACGATCGGTAAAATGCGTAAAAAAGGTGAGTCTTTAGTTCCTGTTGCTGGGGAAAGACCTATTGGATGGGCTGAGAAGATGATGATTAAGAATGAGCTTTTTGGTGAGGACAGATTCGCAATTGAAGTTTATCCTAAACAAAAAAATCTAGTCGATACTTCTGATGTGTATCACTTATGGGTATTTAACAAAAAGTACGACATGCCATTTGGCATACATCCAAGAGAGCATATTAAAGCAATCAATAGAGGAGATGCAAAACTTACATTAGAAGAATTAGAGATCCTTCAGAAAAAAATGGATGAAAAAGAGGGGGATGCGGCATGGACATAATACACTTATTAGCTATTGAAGTTTGCCAAGGAAATCCGGGGGCCTTGACGTTTTATTGCGAGGCTATGAACAAAGGAAAGACTAACCAAAAAACATTTCAAAAAGTCATTTCAGGATTTTGCAGGATGCAAGAAAATAATATAAAAGGTTCAAAGCTTTATATGCTATGGAATGATTGTCTTGACAGAGACACAGATAGAGCTATATATATCATGCTGCATGACACGATTGAAAGCATTATAGAGCATATAAATTATGATGGTGGTGTAGGCATCCCGTATAAAGACAATGAGCCTAGACCATACCATAAAGAGCCAAACGGAGAATGGTGGATATTTACATTCTTAAATGATGGATCTGATAAAGCAGGAAAGTGTGTAAAGATTAAAGGGACTTACGGTGAAGCAAGAGAAAAGATGATAGAAAAATATGGGACACACTTTGCATTTCAATACGAGGAAGGCAACTGGGAAAAGAATTGGAACGATCCTGACAGAGAACATGAGATGGAAGATGTCATTGATATCATAAGGTGAAACCATGAGAGATGAAAAAGAATACATCGATAAAGTGATATGGGATGATGACCCAAACCTTGTAAGAAGTGGTTTAAAAATAGGACTCATAACACTTCCTAAAGGGCAGAAAGCTTCTGTTATAGTCGGCAGAAACGAAGATGGCTATGAACATGTGAGCATACAGCTTTTTTGTGACCGATTACCCAAGTGGAACGAAATGTGTTACGTCAAAGATTTATTTTGGGACGAGGAGGAAGAAGTAGTTCAGATACACCCGAAAAAAAGTCAGTATGTCAATATGACAGAAGCATTGCATCTGTGGCGACCTGTTGATGGGGATTTTTCAATTCTAAATAAGGGGTAAAATATGAGCGCAAAAGAATATAATGAAGCATATCCATACATGACCGAATTAGAACATGACCTAATGTATGATCTATATTATAGCGAGAATACTACAAATCACGATGGACATACTTGGGTAACGTATGGGGATGTTGAAAGAATTGTTGGAACTATTATTCAGGAAAGGCATAAGGAAATGACAGAGAGGGAACAGAAACTAATCGAGATACTTAAGAAAGCTATATCTTTATCTGATAATGAGAATGTTCCGGCATTCATTCTACAAGAGTACATTCAAAAAAATGGTTTTCTTAGTAATGATGCAGCAGAAGAAGTCAGGAGGCTGTTAAATGATACTTGATGAAGAAGACATCTGTTCAAAAGAGTCTATGAAACTTGAAGCAATCAAGCGTATGAAAAAGTTAAATATTCGGGATGATGTTATTGAAGCTTTCAAAAATAATGATCTACTACTCTGCTCTAGCTATGAAGAAATAAAAGAAGTTCCACCTGAAATATTAAAAAATATAAAAGATTGGGAAAAGAAATTTGGGAATTTAGTATTTCATGTAATTTATAGCGAATTATTTGGATGCATAATATATAATGCATTATCTGTTTCTTGCTATATGGAAGATTGGGATTATGAAAATGAAATACTAGAAATAGGTTGGTCTATGGCTTATACAATAAATGAGACTATACCTCAATTTTCTGAATCGGGATTTATTCTACTAAAGAATTCAAATGGAATTTTACATAGAATAAATTAAGTGAGGAGTTTTAATGATAAAAGGCGTAAAATTTAGGATCTATCCCAACAAAGAACAACAACAATTAATAGACCAGACATTCGGATGTTGTAGACTTGTATATAATAAAGCTCTTGCATTAAGAAAAGAAGCATATGAAGAAAGACAAGAAAAGGTGGGCTACATGCAAACTTCTGCTATGCTCACAAAACTCAAAAAGCAAGATGAGTTCGTCTTCCTTAAAGATGTAGATTCTATCGCTCTGCAGCAGTCTCTCAGAGACTTAGACCGTGGATTCAAAAACTTTTTTGAGAAACGTGCAAGGCATCCTCAGTTCAAGAGTAAACATAACAACCATCAGTCCTATAGAACCATTAACCAAGGTGATAACATCCGTATTGTTGGCAAATATATCAAACTTCCTAAGCTTGGATATGTAAAAATCAGGCAATCTATGGAAGTTGGGCATATCAATAACGTCACCATTGAGAAGACTCCTACAGGTAAATATTTCGTAGTCCTTAACGTGGATTTTGAGCCTAAACTGCGTCCAAACAACGGATGTATGGTCGGTATAGATGTTGGTATTAAAGAGTTCTATTCTGACAGTAACGGTAATGTCGTAAACAATCCTAAATACCTCGAAATGTCACAGCGTAAACTCATTCGTGAACAGCGCAGGTTGTCACGTAAACAGAAAGACTCTAATAACCGCAATAAACAACGTATTCGTGTGGCTAAAGTTCATGAGAAGATAACCAATCAGCGTAATGATTTCCTTCAAAAGCAGTCAACTATGCTTGTTAGCGAAAACCAAACTATCTGCATAGAAGACCTTAATGTTAAGGGAATGATACATAATCATAAGCTTGCCAAATCTATAGCAAGTGCATCATGGAGTAAGTTCTTTACAATGCTTGAATATAAAGCTGCATGGTACGGGAGTGAGGTAATCAAAGTGCCCACTATGTACCCAAGCAGTCAGACTTGCAGTTGTTGCGGCTATAAAAATCCACTTGTAAAGAATCTTGCTGTACGCACATGGGAATGTCCTCAGTGTCATGCAAAGCATGACAGAGACACTAACGCAAGTATAAACATACTAAACAAAGGGCTATTCATAGCCTGAAACATAAACAGTACCGTAGGGCATACGGGAATTTACGCTTGTGGAGACCGTGTAAAACTAAAGCTCTTATAGCAATGTAGTGGTCGTCGAAACAAGAATCCCACGACTTTAGTCGTGTGGAGTGTCAACTAAATCATAAAAAGCTTTTCTAATTTGAAGTTGTATCAGATCCATTGCAATCCTCCTCTTCTATCTCATCTTCTACATCAGATCCATTACACTCTTTTTGATGAGAACATAAATTGCAATTACATTCATAAGAATAATTACCGGTTATAAAGCATCTTTCATTAGCATTCATTTTTTACCTCCGAAATTAGTCCGTTTTTGTAAGAGAACGGTTTTATTAAACTCTTTGCAAAGTAGATCATTAGCAATATATATTGCTATGAAGTGGCATCATAGTTTTGACACTATGACACCGAAGGTATAGAGGATTTTTTAATGCAAATTGCGGAGATAGGATTCGAACCTACTTTTTTATTTAACGAGCTACCATTGCTCAAACTCCGCTGAGGGTGCGGAGCTAAAAAGCTCCGCGAAAAGGGTGTATGTGTCATGTTTGTGGGGACAAACATTTGACCTAAACTTTAATTGTTTTACATATATTCTTATCGATCCATTGAACTAATCTATCTCTTGGTATGATATATTGTTTATTTATTCTGATTTTGGGAAAGTCATCTTTTCTCACTAAAGAATATGTTTGGTTTATTCCAATGCCTAGAAGTTCCGACAATTCTTTTACTGTCATCATCTCTTTCATAATCATTCCTCACAATTGGTTTAGAAATGCTTGAGCAATATTCTGATTGGTATATAAGTTTTCTTCATCTTCTATCCCAATCATATAAGCACATCCTTTTTCTTCCCAAGCAAAAATCATATTTGGATAAACTTTTGTGATTTTTAGTTTATAAACTTTTTTTGTTCCGGTTAGTTTATTATGAAATGCATAATAAACATACATACCTGGACTATATTCTTCAGTAAAATCAATATCCATGTTGTCTTTCTAATTTTGAAGCATACTCCAAAATATTTGAAACATATTTACTTGGTTTAGTGGCAGAAAAATTTTTTTCTCCATGATATATTGCAAGAACAATTGCAGGATCTTCATATTCTTCAAAAAGTTCAGAAAGAAGATCAGCTGCTATTAGTAAATTATTATATGGATTACAGATATCGGACTCGTCAATATTTAATTTTTGCAACCTTTTTTTGTGGCTTGAAAGATGTATTTGCATAAGTCCGTAGCAACCTTCTGAATTTTTAATATTAGGGATATATCTACTTTCATGATATGCAATAGCTTCTAATAATTCGGGACTGATATTATATCTTTCACCTACCAAATTTGCTGCAATTTCGATATTTCTGGGAATTTCTTCTTGCTCATAAAATTGAAGACTTTTAGCTGAATAGTCTTCATCTGAAGCATAAGTTGTTGGACACATAAGTATAAAGATTCCCAAGAATAATAAGAACTTTTTCATATTGTTTCCTCCAACTGATAAATTAATGATACGTTATAATCACTTAAAGTGTCAACCGTTAATTTTGTCAATCAATAAATCAATTTCATCATTGAAATCAATATATTTTTTTGTTATAGTGTTCTACAGGTGGTAGCGGTTCCCTTGATAGTAATTACAAGGGAGGGACGGCGCCGATGGATTATATCACAGTTGTAACGCTGATTACCAAATGTCGCCGTAAAGCCCCTTGCTTTAGCAATGGGGATATAAGGCGACTATTATATTGCTTGAAGTTATCTAATTTCTATTGCATTAGATAGACATTAGCTATATAATGTATATATGGAATACAAATCAAATCACAATGTAGTCTATTCCTGCAAATACCATGTGGTATGGTGTCCTAAGTATCGACGTTCCGTTTTAATAAACGGTGTTGATGTTCGCTTAAAGGAGTTGATTAAAAAAATCTGCGACCAACTTAACGTCGAAATCATCGAAATGGAAATCATGCCAGACCATGTACATTTGCTTATGGGAGTAGACCCTCAATTCGGAGTACATAAAGCCGTAAAACAAATTAAAGGATATTCTTCTAAAGTATTGAGAGATGAGTTTCCCTGGCTTAAATCAAGGCTTCCGAGCCTCTGGACAAACAGCTACTTTGTTAGCACAGTTGGTGGTGCTCCACTTGCTGTCATTAAACAGTATATTGAGAATCAGAAAAATGTGTAGGTGTCACTTATGAACCAAGAACTCAAAAATATTATTCTTGCAAAATGTGATGATCGTGAACGTCTGGGATATGACCATCTAAACGATTCTGATATTATGGATATCCTTGAAGAGTGTAACAACAAGAATATATCTGTAACCCGTAAAGAATTAGAGCAGTTAGGAATGGATTAAATGCAATTATCAGAAACAGTAAAACTCTATATGACTAAAGAGCAAAGGTCTCTTGTCGTTATGGCTATGAACGAGTATATAAGTACCGTAAATAGCCTTGTTTCTGTTGCTGTAAATGGAACGTCTATCAGTAAATATACAACTGCTGATGTTAGTGCAAACCTTCCATCTGCATTAACAAATCAGTGTATTCGTGATGCCAGATCTATTATAAACAAATACAGTAAAGCTGTACGCAAGGCTGACAGCAAAAACAAGCAGCTTGAAAAACGTGGTTCTGAAATCAGAGTAAAGGAACCTTCCGTTCCTGTCTTAAAAAGACCTTGCTGCTATATCAATAATCAGAACTTCAAAATCAAGGATAACCATATTGAATTTCCCGTTTTGATGGGAGGCAAGTCAAAGCGTATAGCAATTCACACATCTATGACCGATAGACAGAAATCTGTACTTGCGGACTCTAAACTTGGCACAATGCGTATTGTTTATAAAGGCAACAAGATAATGGCTCAAATCGTGTATGAGGTTGCTGAAACCGAATATTCTAATGATGGCAATATCATGGGTATTGACCTTGGTATTAAGTGTCCTGCGGTGTCTTGTATTTCTGACGGTAGCGTTAAATTCTACGGTAATGGTCGCAAAAATAAATATATGCGCAGACATTATAAGTATCTCCGTAAGAAACTCCAAAAAGCTAAACATCCTGAAGCTGTGGGCCGCATTAACAACAAAGAACAGCGCATTATGAAGGATCTCGACCATAAGTTAAGCCACGACATTGTAGAAACTGCGGTTGCTCACAATGTTAAAACCATAAAATTAGAGCGATTAGCAAATATCCGCTCTACGACAAGAACAAGTCGCAAAAACAACCACAGTCTGCATACATGGTCATTCTATAGACTTGCACAGTATATAGAATATAAAGCCAAACTTGCAGGCATTAAAGTTGAGTACGTAAATCCCGCATACACAAGTCAGACATGTCCTGTCTGTGGTCATGTACATCATGCCAATGATAGGAACTATGTTTGTAAGTGTGGATTCCATATCCACAGGGATTTGCTCGGTGCTATGAATATCTGTAACTCAACTGAGTATGTTGGCGATAGTAATATCAGACATACTGCCTAAGCTGCTATATGCACTGGCTTAGGATGGGTAATGGCATACCCATACCTTGCACTACGACCTACTAGAAATAGACTGGTCAGCCGATAACTTCGGCAGGTAGCAAGAATCCCCTGCCTTTAGGCATGGGGAGTGTCAAAGCGGTTATTAATTGCTTGATTAATTTTTTCGGGCTTGTTCTCAAAATAATTGAGAATGCAGACAATAATAAAAACCGCTCCTAACCCGGAAAAGTTTTGAGCGGTTTTTATTAATCATCTTAACTTCAAGGGTATCGCTACCACTTGTCTAGTCTATTATAGCAAATTATTATATATTTTCAAGCAATAAAAAATCACTCCAGCCCGTTAAAGTTGTGAGTGATTTTTTAATTTCTCTCGCTTCAAAGGGGTATCACTACCGCCTTCTTTATTATTATAGCACAAAAATATATTATTTCAAGCAATAACATTCCCCATCATCAAGAGAACAATTCGGATACTCTTTACTCCTTTAGCTGATGGAAGTGTCAAGATTCGGAGATAATAGAATATTTGGTGACTAATAATTCTTTATCTTCTAATTGTTTCCATACTTCTTTTCCTACATCATTTACTATTTTAGCCCATTTGAAATCATTGGCCCATTCTTTTATATGTAATATTTGACCCTCGTCAAATGGATTTTTTTCAAAAACTTTTTTGCGAAACTTTGCAATTATATTGAATCCAGTTTTTAATTGATATAAAGTTACAAGTTTAGATTGTTTGCCATTTATTTTTGATGCAACATATACATCTTCAGAAACATTCGGTATAGTGATTTGCAAATATCCAAGACATTCTAATTCATAATTTATTTTATCGAAAATTGTTGTTTGGGGCATAGGATATTTATTTATAATGGTTCTAATTAATGGTTTTGTATCTTCAAAAATCATTTTTTTATTTGTAGATTTTTGAGCATATTTTTCAAAGTCACTATAATCATAAGTGGATTCTAGTATTTCTTCTTTTTTAAACTCTTTTCTGCTATAAAATTTATTAAATATTTCAGTTTGCTTAAGAAGTTCATTTATATCTCCAAACATAGAAAAATAGTTTATTTTTATCAATATTATGAGCTGTCGAGAATCAATGTTTGTTTCGTTCTTTATATCAGCTAAAAGATCAATAAAATCGCAGTATTTTTCTTTTTTCAATTGATAAAGTTCTTCAGCTATTGTACGACTCATATTAAGAACAGCCGATAAAGCAGGGACAATCAGTTTATTTTGAGGATCTGCTTTGAATTCTCTATTATCTAAACCAAATAAATAAGCTCCTTCAGATATTCCGAATCCTTTTTTCATTTCATTTTTAAGAGCTACAACTTTTGATTTATTACCTTTTTGTACATAATAATTTAGTAAGGTTTCATAAAATTCATATGGATAATGTGCTTTTTGCCAAGCTTGATAAAGGCCATCAAGTGCTACAGCATATGCATGAGAACTATTAAATGAATATCCACAGTTATCATTTATGATTATCCATACTTTTTCTGCACTTTCCTGAGCTTTATTTTCAGATAAATGCTCTTCTTCAATCAATTTTTTCTTAAATCCGAGAATAAATCTAGTTTTAAGTGGCTTAACTTTTTCAGGATGTTTTTTTGCAATTGCCTTAATTGCACTATAACACTCGCTCATTGGAAATCCCGCATAGTTAAGAACCATCATACATTGTTCTTGAAAAAAGATATAAGAAACAGGAAGTTCTTCTGTTCGTAGCATATTATCAAGAGCAGGTATTCCATATGAGAAATCTTCTCTACTTTCAAATTTGGAATACATTGATTTAAATCCTGGCCTTATCGCAGCAACAAATGCACTGAGCTCAGATATATTATGTGGTTTATATTTCATGCACTTATTTCTTGTGTTTTCTTTTTCAACCTGATTTATACTTATGGTTAATCCTTTAGCATAAATATCCCAAGTAGCTTCATCATTTTTCGTTTTTTCTATTAAGGTATCGACATCAAAATGTTCTATACCGATACGTTTAAAAACAAGATCTATTAAAAGAACAACGTCAACTTTTAATATATCATTTTTTAAAAATTTATAATTTTCTGCTATAGCTCCATCTATTACACATGTAATATATTCTTTTTTAGATGTTCTGCTCTTACATTTTATTAAGCCAATTTCTCTGCGTATATCCCCATCATATAAAAGATAAGCACTTGGAGCACGTTTTTTGTCGGAAATAACGCCCCAATACTCTTTACTCTTTTCTATATATTCAGAGTATTGTTCATCAACATAATCATAAATATTTATTTCGTTTTCTTCATCATCAGAAGCGTTTTTAATAGCTTCATCATATTGACTTATTTGTTTTGAGATTGTATTTGCAAGGTCAAAGTTCATATTTTTTGCTTTAGCATACATTTTAAATGCTGCAAGCTTTTTCATTGTACCAAAAGCAAGCATGGCAACAGCATGATTTTCACCTAATATTCGTTGTTGTGCTTGCTCAAAGATTTCTGGTGTACCTACGTTTAAATCTATATCTGGAAGAGAACGAGTCTCAAGAATCCTTGTAGTGGAAATAAATCTTTCTGGATATAACTTAATAGCAGATTTAAACCTATCTATTTTTGAAAATCCGCAAAGTGTATTTGAAAAGAAACCAATAGCAGATCCTCTTCCGGTATCAGTGATAAGACCACCATGTTTAAGAGCATCTTGAACAATTGCATAATCAAGAAGAGGATAATCACACATACCGGTATCTTTATAAGTTTGAACTTCAGCTTTAACCCCTTCATAATATCTTTGATAATCTTCTGAAGGAATCTTCTTCATATATTCTTTAAATTTCTTAGTTATAAGTCTTGAATATTTTTTATCTTTTTCAGCTTTTGTTAGATTGGGATATAAAGATGGAAGTTTTATATCTTTAGTAAAAATGCGAACATTATCATAATCACAAAAATCTAATGCAATGTCAGTATTATTCATTGCACGATGAATAAGCTCATCAGAAAAAACTCCTTGAGCTTTAAATCTATTGATTACATTTTCGTCGCTTGGATAATCCATAAACCAACCATCTTCATCATCATAATGGACATCCTTTGCTTCTAAAAGATAATCTCTTAATTTTTCATCTTCTGAATTAGTATAATGTGAATCAAGTCCTACAATAAAATCAATATTGTATTTTTTTGCAAGTTCTAATTGATGAAAAGACCAATCTTTTTGTTTTTTTGTATTATGATATTGAGCTTCTAAGAAGAAGTTTTCTCCAAAATGATCATGGAATTGCCCTACAATTTCGTCAATATCTTCATATCCTGAAAAAGCAATACAAGCGGATGATACTACGACATCTTTAGGCGGTAAGCTTAATATCAAAGGAATGTCGATACGCGGTCTATAATAATATCCGGTAATATTAGCTTCAGATAAGATATCATTTATTGCTTCTCTTCCTTGATTTGATTTTGCCCAAATACAGATATGATGATTGGATTTATCTTTTTCAAAACGATCTTTAACCCAATAAGCTTCGGTTCCAATTACAGCTTTTAAATTATATTTTTTGGCAAGTTCATATGTTTGGAAATAATAGCCTTGCCATCCATGTTCAATAGACGACAAGACTTTGTGATTTAATTCTAATGCACGTTTAGCATAATCTTCATTTGAAACAACTGCATCTGTAATCATGATATTCGAATATGAAGTATGACGATGTAAATTTTGCATTATTCCCTCCTTAGAAATTAATTTTCATAATTCAGATATTCGTCTACTTTGCTCATATCATATTCAATGGTCCCTTTTCCTCTTTCTAATTTGAGTTCATTATCCGCTTCATTAAAAAGAAAATTTTTAAGACATCTGCTATCTTGAGTCTGACAAAATTTTTTCCCTTTATAGACCCAATACCAACTATCCAATTCACATCCACACCATTCACAATAATCCATTTTTTTGCTCTCTTTTATCAGTAAAGGTTTTTATTCGAATAAAACGAAAACCTTTTGTTTGACTGTATGCTCCACTTAGAACTTTATTTATTGCTTTAAGGTTTGCTCCGGTAGCTTTTGCTGCAGCTGTTTGAGAATTATAAAGAGTTGCATTATAATCTTTGTCTACTACCAATATATCTGTTCTATTAGATTTAGGGATCAAATGATCTTCGTGTGCCATTTGAGAATTTTTTCTTCTTGTCGTCCATTGAAGATTTTCAGCAGTATTTTCCTCTTTGTTATTATTGATATGATCAACAACATCAAAATTTATAGGATCAGGATTAGGAACAAATGCTTTAGCAACAAGAATATTTACTCTTTTTCTTTTTCTAAAAACATTACAAGTATAGTATCCATCTCTATCTTTTGATTGTTTTAAAAGTCGAGTCTTTCTTTTTACACGACCTTTATTACTAATATAATAATCTTTTGTACCTTCAATTAAAGCCCATTTCTCTCCTGGTAAAGTTGGAACTGGCATACATTTTTCCTCCAATTTTGAGCCGTTGCACCCTCGACATTTAAATATTTAACTGTTCGTGTATACATCAGTATTCATGCATATTTCAGGTCAATGGTAAGATGCATTTATTTGATTTAAATTTCTACCAGAAAAACACATGATTTTTATAAATCAATCTATAATTTTATCAACATTATCCACTATGTTATCCACATTTTGATAATAATCTTCTCGTCCTAACAATAATTGTCCTAAAATAGCAACAATACAATTAGGAACAAGACCATTCCCCGCAGCTTTATATAATGCAGAATTTGATGAAACTTTTTGAGCATCTTCAAATTCTTTTTCAGTAAGCCCCATTAAAAGAAATGTTTCTTTTGGAGTTATTTTTCTTATTCTATAAGCATAACCATCTTTAATAACTTCTACTTTGTCCATATTTTTCTCCGTTCTTTTTCTTTCAAGAACCATATTATCTTTGAAAACTGAAGTTATACAACCACATATTCCACCTTCTCTCACTTCTAAACGTTGTTCAAGTTCAATTCCAGGAGTTCTATTTGAAGGATTTTCAATGTTACGACCTCTTGAAGCAACTATATATTTTTCTATGATTATAGGTTGTCTATTACCTCCGCCCATAATATTTATTGTTGGACATAATCCACTTGGATCATAGGTATTACCACCGAAATTTCCACCTTCATTTTCTCGGTATATATTTCCTAGACGTTTGATTTCATTCATGATCAAATCCTTTCTCGATCATTATTCTTGTAGGATCCTTATATGCTGTTGATGTAATACAAGGACATACTCCATTTTCATTAAACACCCAATTTCTTTGATGTATTTTATCATTATCTGCCGGAGTTATATTCCCAAGAGGACTATTTATCGGCAAGTCTTTAAGACCGCCTCTTTCTAATAATTTTTCTATCAGAGCCTTGGCTTTGGGAGTATTTAGGTAATACCTTTCATCTACTTCATCTTCTAAAAAATCTTTCATACATGTAGTAAGTTTTATTGGTTTAGGAAATGTATAATTTGCATTTTTATTCAAAATGCTCAATATAAATGTACGATTACGAGATTGAGGTATTCCATAATCTTTAGCATTCATATCAGTCCAAAATGTTTTATATCCAAGTGAGTTCAATGTTTCTAACCAACTATTAAATTGGACAAGAAACTTTTTACTATGACACGCTGCAACATTTTCTGCTAATAAAATTTGTGGAAGACAATCTTGTTCTTTACATTCTTCTAGGATCCTTCCAATTTCCCATAACAAAGAGCTAGAAGTTCCTGACCCTTTCTCATAACCTTCTTGTTTTCCGGCAAAAGAAATTGCTTGACAAGGATATGAATATACTAAAATATATGTATATTTATCCACATTTTTAATCTCAAGGTCTTCTGCATGGACATTTATTATAGAACCTATATTATGAGTTGCAATGAAATTATTATATGTTTCAATAATCCATTTCTCACCTTTTCTTTTTATCTTGTCATATGTAAGAGGTATCTTGCCATCAACAGATACTCCTTTCATAAAAAGAAAATCTATGAGTTCATCAATATTTTTATTTTGTGCATAATTTGTATAATCTTTAAAATGCATAGCATTATACATTTTTACCGCTTGAGCATCCCATTCGGATGTTTTGTAATCTTCATAAGGCCAATCTAATTTTTTTAGAGCGCTGATCTGACACCCTATTCCACTAAAACATGAGATGAATCTTATAGGAGTAGTAATCTTATATGGTTTATTTTTATTTTCTTGCAGATAATCTTCAAGTTCTATTTGTTCTCCCCAAACAATGCCCATGCTATTCTCCTTTAATTTTGTTTATCAAGATAATCATTTGTTATATTAGCTATAGCTTCAATCAATTTTTTTGGATAAGTACTCCTATTTTTTGCTCCTTTTATAGCTTGAGTTCCAAAAGTTTTAGAACCGCGTGGAGTTTTAGGATGACAATCATCTCCATATTTGCAAGGCGGAATAAGCGCCGGATTAGGAATATTCGTCCAAAGATTTGTAGCTTTCATTCTACGCTCATTTAGAGGTAATTCCATCATATATTTGCAATATGTAACAGTATGCTTATATTTTTCATACGGTCTCATCCAAGTCATCTTTTGAAGACAAGCTCTTGGATTTTCTATCCACCAAACTTTTGGAGATAATTCTTTAAGTAATTCCAAAACATGTTGATCAGTATCATCACATTGCTTCGCATAATCTGATATAGGATCTAGATTTCCTGTTTCTTTATTTTTGATTCTATGATGACTTATTGCGGCAAGACTATATGTCGTGCAATCTGGAGCCATCCAAACGACATCAGGATGTCTAAATTTTTCTGGTAAATCAGCTAATTTAAGCTTGCCAATATCACAATGCATATCAGCTTCAAGTTTTTCATTCCAATCTATTGTAAAAGATTCAAATCCATATTTACGAAATTCTGCGGAGATTTCTCCTGTTCCGGAAAATAATTCAAGAATAGTCATTTTTGTCCTCTTTCTTCAGATGCAGCACCATCACTTGTTTAAATGTATAATTTTAACAATTAAGACTTACTATCTTTTATAAGATAATAATTATTCTCAAAATCAGGATCGTAGACAATTTCATAATCGTCACCTTTTATTTTTTTTAAGATAGACTTTTGTTCAAGCTCAAATACATCTTCAGTAAATTCTATTTCAGCAATTTTAATAAACATATTTATCTTTTCCCCTTTCTTAATCTTTCGGTCATAATCGTTTTTTGTTCTTCAGATAATTCTCGTTTAACTATTTTTGATCTAAATGAAATCATTTTTTTATTTGATAAATTATAATATTTGCCTACTAAGTCGCCATCTTGTGTCTTTGTCTCACGGACAAGTTTGTAATATGTTGGTGCTGATTTACAGAGTTTATCTAATCTTGTCATCATTGTTGAATCTGAAGTCCATACAGTACATCCTAAAGAATCTCTGTCAAATTGAATTACTGTTTCTTGTTCACTTATTGGAACCATTTATCTCCACCTCCTCAAATTCTAATTCGGATTCGGCATTACCATTTCCTATTGCTCGAAAGAAAGTATTACAGTCAATGCAATTAAGAATAAGTTCATCACTTTTACAAGTCCTGACTTGACCTCCGCATTTGGGACAGATAGCTTTGAAACTTTTATAAAAAATAATATATTTCATAAATACTCCTTAAGATAAGTTCTTAGTGGCTCTTGGATTGAATTACTTTTATTTTTTAATTCAAACAGATAATCTTTATCAAGTTGATAAACAAGCCAAAAATTCATATTTTTATATTTACCACTCTTAAAAAAGTAAAGTTCTGGATCTGGAAGAGCTTCTTGTTTTATTAGCATTTTAACACTAGATGTAAGTGGTACTCTTAAACTCAGATAATCACTAAAGTATATAAGTGCTTTAGGATCTTTATCATATGCAATGTCAGAACAATTCCTAAAAGAATCAAGCTGATTTGCAATATAGTCTTTAAGTTTTTGTTTGATATCATGTTCAACTTTTATATTTCTTATCCAATTTGTATCTTTAATGTTTCTAAAGCAAGTTGATATACGAATACTATCTCTCATTTTAGGATGTGGATATGCTTCTTTAATTTCTTCTAATTGAAGAAAACAATTACATACATCACAACCTATCAAAGTCTGCATGATAAGACCGCCAGGACAATCATAAGCATTTGTTGCTAAGCACCAAAACTCTAAAGATGTTTTTTCAAGTAAATCAGCACAATATTCACGCATAGATTCAGTTTCAAAAGCATCTAAAAATTTTTTAAAGATTTTTAGTCTATTGCTCATTAAATAACCATTCCTTTAAAGTATTAAAAGAGTTAACGGCTTCTGAGGTAAGATTTGGACTAATGGTCATATAATTACTTATTTCCCATAATCCTTTTATTGCTGCTGTCTTTTGTTCAAGAACTTCAATATCTTTTTTATCCATCTTTTAATTCCTCAATAAATTCATCAAGGATTCTATATATTTCTATGATATCATCAATTTTATATCCATCCTTATAATTATATTCTGTATAATAATCCGCCATTTTAGTTCTCTTACTTTTAAGACTTTGGGCTAAAATGGTAACTTCTCCATGCTTAGTAAAATCTATATTATAATGGACATTTTTTTCTATAGAATCATCTATTATTAGTCTCTTCAAAATAAATCATCCTCATTTTCTTGTCTATCTAATTGATCAATAAAATCACTTAAATATGGACAAGTTTTTTTATGTGGACATAAACTAGTACAATAGTATATGTCATTAACAGTCTTTCCATTTTTCTGAACTTTAGTAAAATTTCTATGAGTATTTATCTTATAATCATTCGGATATGTTTCCCAAGATTCGATAGTTTTTTCAATATAGTCTAGACATTCTGCTTTAGATTCTTCAGAGAAAACATATTCTTCAACACATGGTTTAATCTTAAATTGGGAAGATACTTGTTTTGGTAATATATTTGTTTCTTTAAAATTGTCAATGATCAATTCTATATCAAGTTCATCATAGCCTAATTCTTTAAGTATATTTGAAATTGGGCCGGATAATTCACTACTTATTTTTCTCCGTTCAATAGTTTTATGAACTTCAGTTTTTTCTTTACTTTTAATTGTTTTATATCCCCAATATGTTACATTTACATATTTAGTAAATATCCAATTTATACTCCTAACTTTATAACCTTGAGATTCAAGTGCTAGACCGTAAAATATAAGTTGTCTACCATGTTCTTTTAATTCTGTCTTAGAATAAAAAGAACTTGTTTTGTAATCATAGATATCTACGAAGTTATCATGAATCCATATAAGATCCACATATCCTTGCATAAAGTATCCTTTTGGCGTGATATAAGTTACTAGCTCTTCAGCCTTTAAATTATCTTTTTTTGGTGATTTGTAATTGGTACAAAAATGAGTCATATTTGATATCCAATTAGTGCGAATAGAATTTCCACCTTTTATATCTTTAGGGAACTCAAGCCCAAGCATATCAAGGGTTTCTAATTCACTTTGCATGGCAGGAAGAAGATCTGCTTCAGAAGCTTTATTATTTACTATATTTTCAAGACATTCATGAATACTACTTCCAAGAATTGTATATACGTTTTTATCTCCACGATCATCTAAAACATAAGTCCGATAAGCTTCATAGAGACATCTATTGATAGTATCTAATCTCGAAATTGAATAAACAGTATTTTTATCCATAATTCTCCTTGTATTCATTCAGATTTTGTTTTAGTAATTTCTTAAAGATATCTAATCCAAAATCACTTGGACTTGCTTTAGATCCTTTCGGCAATCCTCCATAAAGATAAAATACTTTATTATGATAAACAGAATTATTTACATATACTTGAGCACAAGCTTTTTTAATTTCTTCTAACGAAACTCCTTCGTCAAATGCAATAATGATTTCATCACACATAAGTGATTTTATTATTGCAGCTTGAGAGATAGATATATCATGTCCCATTATTGCGGAAGCAATATTGCAACCAAAATCTGAACATTGCATAACGGATTTTTCTGCTTCAAAAATAATAAGTTTACTTTTTTTTACGATACATTTGTAATTTTGTGAAAGACCATAGACTACCGAAGACTTTTGAAAAGGAATTTCAGCCCAATATTTATTTACAAGAACATCTTCATTTTTTCTTGCTTTGCAACCAATTAGCTCATCTTGTATATTTGTAATCGGTATTAGGATAGCATTATTTTCAAGATCAAATCTTAAATCGAATTTTTCTTGAGTAACATATGAAATGCCATCGATAAAAAATCTAAGGTTACAAGCTCTTTTCGGTAGAATACTTCGATCATATTTTTTTAATTCTGTATCAGAAGTTTTTTTAGATGAATCAAGTCCTTTATAAAATCCACCAAAGGGACGCGATATTTGTTCATCTTTGCATTTGAAATTTATCCAATTAGCAATAATGTTCAGTGCTTTTGGAAATGAAACTTTTTTCATATCCATCACGAGGGAGTAAATGTTACCTCTTGAACTTCGAGTTGTGCAAATATAATTTAAACTTGCAGTATATATAATATATCCATATAAATTGTCTGCTGTTGGATCAGGTCTTGGAGAGGTAATCATTTGTTTTGCAGCATTGTATTTGATTTTATCTTCTGGAAAGTTCAATTTGATCAAAATCTTTATGATCAAATCTGGATTGTGCCGAAGTTGTTCAGATAATGCTTCGACATTAATAATTACCGCCTCCTCTCCATTAAGTTAATTTCTTAAAATTTTTATGTCATATACTAATTTTTCACAAAAATCATTAACTTCTTTTAGCGTTGTTTCATTGCTTAGACTTATTCTTATTGAACTATTTGCTTCTTCATCAGAGCAACCGATAGCTTTAAGTACATGAGATGGTTTTTGTGAGTCAGAGTTGCAAGCTGAACCAGTAGAAACATATATTTCTTGCTCATCAAGCATCGTAACAAGTTCTTCACCACGTATTCCTGTAAAAGAAACATTTAATATATTTGGTATATGAGTAGGAGCTGTTATGGGTGTTCCATTGATTTTTATATCGGGAATATTTGTATTTAAAAAATCCCAAATATATGAACTTAATTTACGGACAGCCCAAGAATATTCTAATTTGTTTATTGCAAGTTCACAGGCTTTTGCAAATCCTATAATGTAGGGAACATTTTCAGTTCCACCTCGCATTCCGAATTCTTGCTGCCCACCACAGATTAAAGGTCTATAAAATTGCTGAGCATCTTTTCGTATATAAAGAGCTCCAATTCCTTTAGGAGCACCTATTTTATGACCAGAAATTGAAAGAGAAGTTATTCCACTCTCATGAACATTTATTGGCATATGGCCTAAAGCTTGTACTGCATCAACGTGAAAAAAGATTCCTTCTGTTTCACATATTTTTGCTATATCAGATATAGGTTGAATCGTTCCGATTTCGTTATTAACCATCATTACCGCTACTAATGGAGTATGATGGTTAATTTTTGCAATCAAAGAATTAGTATCAATTTTTCCTTCAGAGTCAACAGGTATGTACTCTGCATCGATACCTTCAGAATTTACAGAATTTAAAACGGAATGATGCTCGATTGTAGATACAAGAACATCACCAGAATGTATACAATATACTCCATGAATTCCCCAAGTGTTTGCTTCACTACCAGAACTAGTAAAAAAGATTTCATTTGGATCTGCACCAATAGATTCAGCTACAATTTTACGGGCATTATTTATTGCATTATGCGCTTTTCTTCCGATTAAATATTTACTTGAAGGATTTCCCCAATCTGAAGAAAGCCAGGGATTCATGGCTTCTAAAACTTCTTTTTTAATTGGTGTTGTAGATGCATTATCGAAATAATAAGACATATTATTCCTCCCTTACAATTGGGTTATTTTAATTATACAACTCATGTGTAATTTTAACAATCAAACAATAAAATGCATTCCGCATTTTTCGCAATATCCACTTGCAGCTTGCCATTCTAATGTAACTTTATTTCGAACATATAAAGTTCTAACACATTTTTTACCATCACATCCAAAGTATTTACTTTTATGACAATCCTCATACACTATCTTTTGTTCTTCTCTTTTTTTTAGCCAATCTATCATTTCTTTCTGTGTAACAGAAATTTCTTTTCCACATTCCACACATATATATTTCCCCTTTTCATCTTTCCAAAGAGGTTCTTCACATTCTGGACAACTTGGACGAAAGAAACATTTGTCAGTATGAAAATCATAATCTAATCCCCAAATAGCATCCATTGGTTAGTACTCCTCTTCAACATAAATTAAAATGCAACAATAATCAGTGAAATGTATAGCGACTATATTTGATTTACATACATTCCCAGTATTGAGATAATTAACTAAGTCTATTTCAGATTCAAAGCTTTCTATTTTATACATATACTTCCTCCATATTGGTTGTTGTATATTTAAATTATATTCTCCTTAATCCACTTCTCATAACATTGAATGAATACTTCTTTTGTCATGACAAGTTCTCTTTTGACACAATCTGGATAAATAGGTGTTTCTACATAACATGCGTCGTCCTCAAATATAATTTTCTGTTCCATTTGTTATCCTCACTTTCATTTTTGACCCGCAATTCGGACAAAAGTTAGTTCTAACATCAACTTCACTGCTATACAGCATTTCGCCTTCGCTGCCATACTAACATTCAGAACACTCATACCAATCACAGTAATCGTCACTCTGCTTTATCCATTCGCCCGTCTTTGGCTCTTTTGGCTCTTGTTCTAAAGTATCTATATACTCTTTTAATTCTTCTCTTGTCATTCCTTATTCTCACTTTCTTCTTTGTTATCAAATACTATGCAACAAGGTTCGTCACCCTCACCAAAATTTATTACTATGATATTTTGTGCATCATGCTTATGCTTTTCACACCACTTTATTCTTGCTTCATGGAATAGCTCAGACGTATCCCACCCAATTTTTGAACAATCTCCATTTATAACGAAAGTATATTCTTGATTTATATAACTTTTCATTATAGGACTTATCATATTTTCAATATATTCCTCACGTCCTACATCTTGCCTAATAATTTGACTAAACGCTTCTATAGCATCTTCTCTTAGTTTTTCTAATTTATCCTTTTTCCAATGATGCACTATTGTCATTTCATTTCGTACTGTTCCCATATTTACTTCTCGCTTTCTGCCTTTAGAGCATTGATTTTATCCCTTATTAACCGCTGTACCTTTGCGACTTCAAGATTGTAAGCGGCTGACTCGTCAATCTGCAAATCAAGTTCTTCCAACATAGCCACCATATCATCCTTTAAGCGGTTTTCGTAGTTGGATTGCATCTTCTGATATTTTCGTATTATATCTTTGGATGTCTGTAATGCTTCAATCATATCTGAATAGGCTTTATTAAGTGGTGTATTTGCTGTCCATGTTCCTCTAACACCTGTTCCAACAACCTCTCCATTAGCCACGTTTTCATTTATCAACTTCTGGTACGCACCGATAGAAAAATCTAATTTATGTATGCATTCCTCAATCGTCATTCCCATCTTCCTTCTGCTCTGCTATTAGAGCTTCTATAACATCGTAGGCATCACAGTTACATTCATCACTTACTATCGCCAATAAGAGCTCATCTGATATGTCCGCAGTATCATGTAAGTGATAAAAGTTTACTATTTTCTTTTGCTTTTTAGTCATTTCTGCTCCTTACATTTCATACAGTAATTTCCTTTCTATATTCATCGATCATATCTTTTAAAGCATCTCTAATTTCATTATAACGAATTCTTTCCCATTCATTATTTATATCTTTACGAGCATAAATTGAACTTCCTGTATCCATTACTCTTCTTACACAATGTAATGCGCCATATAGTACAAGCAATTCTTTATCCATGTTTTCTTCTCCTTTATTATATATTAGTATATTTTTTTATGATTTTAATTGTGTCATTTAAATCTACTTTTTTTGTATCACCTTTATATAAAACATAAGTTTGCAATTTGGAAATTTCTTTAATAATATCATTAACTTTATTAATTGGAATTGCATCTATAATAAGTATGTTATGAACTTGCTTATAACTTGCTCTTGATAAAAGACATGTTTTGCAAGCAGACGCATCTAATTGGCAACCATTATTTAAATATTCGCAAGCAATCCATCGGATTTGATTTCTATCAATTAGTTCCATTTTGGTTTTCTTCCTCCATATCCTTATCTTTATTGATTACTTTTAAATAATTAGCTTTCATAAAATCATTTATAGCTTGTTGATATCCGGTAGAATATCCTTTTACATATGATTCTGATTCTATAAGTTTTATCGTATTTATTATTTCTTCATTCCACTTGCTCATTTTCTTTCCTTATCTGCCTTAATGCTTCTTGAAATCTTTCTTTTGTTTCTTCTGATACAGGAAGAACTTTTTCTCTTCTTCCCCTTAAATTTTCATTTCCAATAGGCATTAGCTTTTCTTCATATATTTTTTGTAGTTGTGATTCAGTGTGATTATTCCCCGATATTACAGTATTAGCATTACTAATTATTTGAATACATTTTTTCGCAGTTTCGTTATAAATTTTCATATCGCTACTCATATATCGATCATAAATCTCTGCGATAACTTCATCTGCTTCGATAAGTCTACTATGATTTTGAGGAAGAGTAATGCCTTTCTTTATAATCTCTTTAAGATAATTTGAAGATAACCAATCTAAATGTTTTCTAAGGTCATCTGGTATATCAATAATGATTTGCATTATTTATCTCCTTATTACAATATTTCTCAATGATGTCTATAACATAATTACCAAAAATTCTACAGTTTACATCGGAACAATTTATTCCTGAGCAATCTTTGTTTTTAGTACATTCAGTTTTTGTTTTCAATTCGGAAATCATTTTATCAATAATTTCTCTTGGTATTGCATCAAGTTGTTTAAGGGTATCTATTCTATTTATTTTTATTGCTTCGCAGCCTTCTTCTACCCAATAATGAGTTCCGAAACCATTTACAATTTTTTTAATTTTAGCCATCACGAATCTCCTTTCTTTAAGGGACACTCTGAAGAATTTTTGAACGATGCAAATGAAACATATTGTAGCCAGGGCTTATTTATTAAATCTTGAACTAATTTGCCTCTAAAACATTCAGAAGGACAAATATCTCTTTTATAATCTGAACAATGTGAGTAATCATGATTCATTGAAAATTTTATGTTTTGATCATCTAAATTGCTTACTATTTGCATATGCTATACCTCAAAATACTAGATAAAGGAATATGATACTCTCTTTTTGTTACTTCAAATCGAGTATTATAAATCAGACAATTCTTTTTTATATAACAAGAATTAACATAGAATTGATCTTTCTCTCCATTATTATATTCAATTGTAAGTTTCATCATCTTCCCCTTTCTCGATAAAGTTGAGATTTGATGCATACATTACTTTTGCTGTTTTTATATCATCAGAATGATTCTGTTTGTTTTTTATAAATTGCATTAAAGCTTTATTAGAGATTAACCATTCAGATGGAGAATATTCAACTGTTACTTTTTTACAACAATCATTTTCGGTTAATATGCTTGTCTTCATTTTTATTCTCCTTAAACATTATGACTTTAACGTATTCATAAATCTGTATTTCCTGATCTTTAAAAGGAAATTTATTGCAATAAGGACATCTAATGTGCTCACGCTGTTCTTCTTCGGTTAATCCATAACCGCACCAATTAGTATCCATATCTAACTCAACGGCATTTTCAGACCCTACTTCTTTAATAATTATTGCATCATCAAAATCCTTTCCTTCACGGTCAAAGTAATTTGTTATTATGCGAAATATAGGTTTACCACACTTTTCACACTTAATCATTTTTTAATCCTTTCTGTTTATATGCTTATTACAAATTTCCAAAGCTCGTTCCATACCGTATCTAAAGTCATCATCTGGTAATTCATCTTGTTCTACTCCAAGGTATTCAGCTTTATATTTATCAAAATCAGCATAAGCAGCTTCTTTTTCATCCATGATCTCAGCTTTGATATCTTCAAATATTGCTTCTTTCATCTCTTTGACAGTATCTCTGATAACTTTACTGTATCTATGGCAACAATGCTTTTCTTGATCGTGTTCTTTGCAACCGGTACACCATTGAAATTCTTCGCTTTTTGGATAGACACTTGGCAACTCATCAATGATATTTTCCTTAAAACAAATAGGCAAATATAAATCTTGCCAATCCCATTTTTCTAGCATATCCAATACCGCTTTTCTGCTTATACAATCTTCTGCTTCAACTGCTAAGTCTTTATTAGTAGTTCTCTCGTATTCAAGCTCGAATATTTCATCTATTTCTAATAAGTTAATAGCCATTTCAAGTGCTGCCATGTATTTGGGATTATATTGATAAATTGAATCATCTGTTCCTTCTACTTCTTTTAATATTTCTATTGCTTCTTTTCTTGTCATATATCCTCCTCATAAGCTTCTTACGGCATACACTCTTTTGTATGTTCGCAAAAATCACAGCCATTTTTACACCATTTTCCAATTGGTTGAATATTTTGTATTCTTTTATTAATTAATGCAATATAATCATCTCTATCTTTTGGTAAGTTTAAGCCTGTTAATTGCAATAATACTTCTTCTTTTTCTATATACTCAGCCATTCTCTTCCCCTTTATCCACTTCTATTACTGTTGGTCTAATATAAATCTATCTCAATTAGCTTGTCTTGTACTATAAAGCCAATGGCAATATTGAACTTGATTAGATTCAAATAGAGATAGGTTTCATTGAAGCTATGAGTAAAAGCAAAACCCAAACTCCAATCATGCTTTGACATACGATAGATTCTGAATCCAAACCTCGCTCTATCACTCATTAGTCATTTTCCCTCCTTATCTGCTTCTATTACTGTTGGTGCGCATTCAATATCTTCAAGCAAAACAACCGCTAATCCTTTATCATCATACGGCAAATCTGTTATATCAATTGAGCTTATGGGTAATTCATCCGCATCAATTAACCTACCGTATCCTTTGGGAAGTACCACGCCATTTGCAATTCTTTCAACCAAGCTATTAAACATAGTTCCATAGCCATATTCTTTGAGATTTTTATAATGTTCGTATTCTTCATCGGATATGTTAATTACTATCTGCATCTTATTCCTCCTTATCACAATATTTGTGAATAATCTCTTCAACACGATGATATGGAATAGTCACACTTCCAAGACTTCTACTCCATGTGCTAAGTGCTTTTATCTCATCTATCATTTCATCTACTGATTTAAGAGGGCAACGAGGATGCCTAATAGTACTATAATCATTATCACTATCACAATCCCACCAAATTTGATGAAAGTAATGACAATTTTTATTTTTGCACTTATTGCAATTCTTAGGCATATCCATATCAGTTATTATTACTGCCATCTTTGTCCTCCTTATCCTCACTTTCTGCCTTGTACTTGTCGATAATCTCAAGCACATCTTCTGCGCATAGCATATTTGTTCTATGGTCTACTTCAAACTCGATTTCGGCTCTTATCTTGTCAAGCACCATCTGCTTATCATGTTCACACACCTTTTCTGATACACAAAGCTTATTGATGAATGGCTCTTGTGGATTGACAGGTGGTAAATCTTCGACAAATTCTGTTACCGTCATATCTGGAGCATGAAACCCATACTTAATCATTTGCTCTTTTACCGCCTGTCTGCTTACTGCATCAACTCCTAAATCATTCTTAGTAGTTGGTTTACTCGCATACTGTCCTCTGTCTAATTCCTGTAAGTTATTTAATATGTACGACTCATAGGAATCATTTGATACCACACCATCTTTAGCCATCATGATTTCAAATATTCTGTCTGCATCTGTACCATACAGAACAGAACCATTTAATAGATCACAAGCGATCTTAAATGCTCTGCAATAATCTGTTGGGTTATTCTTAGTAGTTGGCTCTTGGTCTCGATAAAATAGACTTCCGTTTGTGCCGTATTCTACAAGTACCCTGTTGACATTTTCATAATGCTCGGTAGTTACAACAAGTGTTCCGTCTTTTTCAAGTATAGGCTCTTGCCTTATAGCTAAGTTCTGTTCGTCTTTATCCGCCCATTTAAACCACTTCCCACAATAAGAGCAGTAAATCCCTTTTTGAGTCCCTTTATCAGCAAAGAAAAAGTCATTATGCCCACATTTGCATTTATAATCTTTGATTTCCATCCATTATTCCTCGCTTTCTACCTTATCTCTGCTCCTTTATGTATGGTGCATTCCACCAATCAACAGATACTCGACACTTACTCCCATTTAACTTAAATATTATGGTATCAAGGATAATTTCTTCATCTTGTGGGAACATAGCCTTTATAACATCTCCGTTAGTTGCCTTTTCAGGGATAGGGATAACTTTAATATCAACTAATCTTGAAAACTCACCTATTGATATCTCACATTTGTTTAATAGATTTTCCGCTTCAGTATATATTTTATTTACGGTAGATATTTTCTTCATATAGTATTACCCACTACCTTTCTCCAAACTTCTCCATCCTTCTCATCCGGAAAGCCATTTTTAAACCAATCAAAAACTTCATTTGGAATATCAATAAGTATTTTCATTCTTTCTCCTTTCTTGTATAAGGTTCATTCCACCAATACAGAGGAAATGTTGCGATCCATACTCCAACATCAAATAAAACTAGCCTTTCTCCTATATCGATTTCAGCATTTGGAAACATTGCTTTTATTACGTCCCCATTTGTTATGGTTGCTCTCTTTGGGATATTGATTTGTATGAACATATCTCTTACCTTTCTAATTCAGTTCCACAATTCGGACAAAGCAAACGATACGCTATTTACAGCATTCATTAATTCATCCCATTCATCTGAAGATATTTGAATATCAGTATTCTCAATAGCATTTATGACTTTCTGCTTATCTACGACATTTGCATGTTCTTCCATAAGTTTTAGTAATCTATAAAGTTTAATCCTGGTTGCTTTTTTATATGGAACACATTTAGCTTGAAGCGCATAATATACAGCTTCGTTATAGCTCATTTTATCTGCAAAAATTTCAGCCTCTTCTTTCGTCATTGTTTTCTCCTTTATATGGTTCAGGTATTCTCCGTTCCATCCAAGCAATTACTTCCGCTTGTCCCCAATTAAGAATAGGAATATTTCCCCAATCCGAAAAACCAAATTTGTTTTGTTCTTTAGGAATAGGCGAATAAAAAGTTTCAACAGTCCAATTATCTCTGTCATCTATCAGACTTCTACATGTAGCATTCACAAATGTATTAGGTTCTGGCAATCTTTCACTTACAGGAATTCATTTATCCATTTTTATTCTGCCATGTTTAATAGCTTCCAAAATATATTCTATTTTCCCCATGGCAATTCCAATAGTTTTTATATCAGAATATAATTTTTCATCAATATCAATTACTATTTGCATTAGTTACCTCACAAATTTGTATTTTTATTTTCCCAAGAGATCCATTTCTGCAATTCTTTTTGTTCTATTTGATATTTATTTATTCCATTCTCAGATAAAACAAATGCATCTACTATTGGTTTATCTATCTCCCAAATATCGATGATATATTTTGTATTTAAAAGAACTTCAATATTATCATATGTTGCATGAATAATCATGATTTATTCTCCCTATATTGTTCTAACATATCGTTTATCATAGCTTGGCAAGTCCATACTATTTCCTGTTCTCTTTTTGTATTAATTTGGATTTTATCAAATTCTTTTTCTACATTTCTTATTTCAGTTAAAAGATAAGCAACATCATGGTTTGCTTCTAGATCAGTAATAGCACAATAAAGAGCTTCATATTGTTCAGTATTATTTGGAAACAAATTTATTATCCATTTCATCCATTTTATAACCATTGAACGTGTCATAATTCATACCCTCCATTTGTGTTAATTTTAGTAATCACAAGATTATTTAAAATTTCTAGAAATATAATGTTATCTATTTTCTTTTTTTGAATTATGTATCTCTAACAACCAATCAGATGAAATATTTAATTCTTCACATATTGTTATAATCGATTCAGCTGAAGGCAATCTTGAGCCATTGATATATCTGCTTATTGTTGCTTGAGTTATACCAGTTTTTTCGGATAAATCTTTTTGTGATAAACCTTTAATTTCTAATATTAGTTTTAGATTTTTATTTATAGACATCAACAAATTCCTTATAATATATGATTATTTTATATTCTCTTTCCCTGAATAGGATTTAAACCACCATTCTATATCAAAACTTTCAATGGTTTTATTTTGGGGGAAATCAACATAAACACATTTATTTTCATGATCTATTTCTTTTATTTTAGAATCTGGAATAACAGCTAGGATTACATCTCCATTTGTTATATTGCTACGTTTAGGAATATTTATTGTCATTAACATTATAATGCTATCCTTTCTTTTAATGTTTTCTTATTTATTCCAAAAGATTTTTATCCATTTTATAGTACAACAAGAAGAGATTATTCCACATGAAAAAACCCATGCTGCAAAAAAAAGACATAACCCACCAATGGAATAATGATGAGCTTTTATTCGTATTATAGCAAATGCTAAATCTGCGCCACAAGTGATAAAACAACATATTGAGCTTAATATAGACATTATAAAAACAAATATATTTGATTTATTTTTCATTTAGATATTCCTCATTAGGCTCTTGATTTTTATTTTGATTATCTTTTTCTTCTTCAATATGAATTCCTTCAGTAATATATAAATATTCAGACATCTTTAATATATGAGCTCCACAATAAGGACAGAATTCATAATCAGCATTTTTTTCTGGATCCCAAAAACCTTGACAATTATGACAAAAATAATCATTGTCTATTCCATTATCTGTTTCAACTTCTTTTTTTTCAATATAAGTAATATGTTCAGGAGCAATTATTTTCAGCTCGTCTAAACAGTAATTATATCCCTTATCAAAATCATCTAATACTGCACGTTTATAATTGGTTAAATTTTCTATACAAGTAAGGCTCATAGGATCCCTCCTTTAACTTCCTTTATGATCGTTTTTGATAGTGCAATATCCAATTTCATTCCATTTATTCCATTGAGCTTCCCATTGATAAATGATTTGATTTGAATCCTCATCATTTCTTGTTTTATTGATAAATACAACTATATACTTTTTTTCGGGATCAAGAGTAAGATAATTTTTTTCCTTATTTTCTTTATCCCAAGTCCAAGCTCTGCAATCATTTTTTTCTCCGGTGTATTCATCATTCCAAAGTCTTCTCATCATAATTAATTCTGATACGACTTCTTTAACTTGCTTGGAACCGGCTAAACAACTTGCATCAAGGAAGCGTTGATTCGTTGTATAAAGAGCTTGCTGAAAAGTCATAACCATGCTTACATTAAGTTGAGAGACCAAATTGAATACTCTCCTGGAATTTTTTAAAAGCTGAAGCCATTCATCTTTTCCATTGGAGATATCATCATTTTTAAAAGTATCCCATATAAAACACTTATATCCTTTATGTGCATACTTTTTCATATACTTCATAAGTATGGTTGTATTATTATCAAAGAGCTTAATAAACTTAATATTATTATATTTTGTTTTGGAAATTTCGGCAGCTTTTTTCATCATTTCTATCTCTTCTTCGCTGAACTTTCCGATTTTTATTTTTTTCCTTGTAAGGCCATAATAACCAAGATCATGAGTTAAGATATGAACCATAAGCAAATGTCTGTAAGCTTCTGCTTTCATTTCATTTGAAAAAATAACTACCGGAGTTTTATTTTCAGCGAGAGCAACTGCCATATTTTCAAAAGCAAAACTTGTTTTCCCTCCACCTGAAGCGCCAGAAATAAGATAACAATCTCCAAATGGTAATCCAAGGGTAATATAATTTAAAATTGGACAAGCATTTCCATAATATATTCCATTAGATTCTCCATTTTTACATCTTTGAATGTAATTATCGTCAATGATAAGATCTTCTGATTCAACTCCATGAGAAGATGACATAGCTATAGAGCTATTTAAAACTTCAAAAACACCATAGACCTCATCGTTTGATATAGTTGAAAGCTGTTCTATTTTATTAGTAAAAAGGTCTTCATATTTTTCTGCAATAACTGCAAGAGAATTCATTTTAGTAATTGAATCGTAATAACTGGTTACGTTATCGCAGTCAATAAGTTCTTCTAAATCTTTAATGGATTGATATCCACCATACCGTTCATATTTCTTTTTTATTTCTGGAAGATCTGATAAAAATGCTTCAAGTGTTATTGCATCAAAATGACGTATTCCTTGTTCATATAACATACGTCCAAGATTCCAATAAAATTTTGCATCTTCATTTTTTAAAGTTTTATCACCATTTGCATTAACCTCTTTATATTCTTCATATAATGATGGATCCTCCCAACAAGAAAAAACAAAACAAGCTTCTTTTTTTTCTCGATCCTTATTTATTTTTTTTAGCGTTTCTTGTAAATCCACTTACAGATCCCCCAAGATATCAGTAATATGATCTTCGCCTTTAAGTATAATTCTGCCAGCAGTTAAATCATTTGGCGGTATTATATTATGTATTTTTTGTATTTGTTCTTTGCGGTTATGAAAATCTTTATAGACATCAATTGCAGAATTCTTTAGGATGCCTTGATAATATAAAAGGCGATGAACTTCCGAATCAAATTCTTTATTTTCATTGGCCCAAATGAATTTTTTTTTGTTCTTTAATATTGTTTCATAAAGAACATCATATCCAATTGCCTTGCCTAAGCTATTGATGATTTTATTAAGAATAGGTGGAACGATGACATAATTTGCTATTTCGCAAATAGTGTCAATACAGAGATTGCGATATTCCGCATCCTTTTTTGTTTTGTTATATGTCTCTTTATTAATATAGTACTTTCCATTTGGTGCTTTATAAAATACGTCTGAAGTTCCCCATTGTTTTGTAACCTGACATCTGACTTTTCTTGCCATTGAAACCTCCATTTATGCAATAAAGGCGAGATAAATTCTCGCCTTCACTTTATGCATTAAGAAGATCAAGAATATTCTCTAAACACTTTGTTGGAAAGACTTCCGGATCTTTGAATGAAGAAAATCCGTTTTCTTTCATATAATCTTTTACTTCCTCTTGTATATCTTTAGTAGCTGACTTCATTGCAGTTTTGATTTCTCCGAGAAGTTCAACGTTTCTTTCGATATCATAACTATCATGTTTTTCTTTTATAGATTTAGAATTTGCCAAAGCTTTTTTTTCTGCTTCAGCTTCATTTTTATCATCTTCTTTTTTTCTTTCGCTTAAAGAAACTCCTGCATTTTCAACCTCTTTTTTAAGAGCATCTTCAATTGCATTTATAAATGCATTTGGATCAAAAGGAATTTCTTCAACGATATATTTAAGTCTTCCGCCTGCATCAATTGCGTAGTTAGAATCTCTAAATTTAATCATACGAACTTCATCCTTAACTACACCTTTCATTATGTCTTTCCCTTTGTTGTCTTTTTTGCCTGTTTTTTCGCTTACGATATTGAGATCCACATATGCAACGGCAATCAAATCTATATTTCTTTTAAGTCTTCCAAAGTATTTTTGTGCAACATCAGAAGTAAGAAGTTGATAAGTGCGATTAGAATACTGATCTTGGACTTCTTTATTTTTGACATGCATTATGTAATTTACTTTAATCCCTACATTTTCTAAACGAGCAATCATTTCTTCAAGAAGATCTCCGGCCTTATCAAGACCACGCTGCCATCCTCCATAGATTGCGTAAATACTATCTTTTCTTTCTTCAGGATTATCTTTATTCCATATTCTGATAGCTTCTTGTTCTGCTAAAGCTATTGCATTATCCCATGTATCGATAATGATGGTTTTAAGATCGGGATAGGTTTCCCTATTTTCTTCGATATCTGTTACAATTTCATCAAATTTGCTCCAAGTCTTAACGTTTTCATAATTGATACCTTCAATATGTGAAGCGCCCTTTTCTCGATACATTTCAAGAAACATATATCCATTTTCTCCGGCAACTTTTTCATATACTTCTTTTAAAAGAGTTGTCTTTCCGACTTTTGGAATACCCATAAAGATTAAGCTGGTATCCAGGATATTTAATGAAACATGATTTCGATGTCCAAATTTTCCCATAGAATATTCCACCTTTCTTTAATCGCCAAATAAATCATCAAGATCATTATTTGAATCTTCTTTTTTATTTTCAGTATTCTCAGGTGGATTCATCATATCTTCAAAGTTCTCCTGAGCACTTGGAATATATATATGACTTTCAAAATCAGGATCATCAAGAACTATCATGCCATCTGCATAGTCTCCTATGAGATTAAATCCTTTATAATTAAATGTGATTTTACGATCACCATATATATTCCCTTTTGGTCTAAAATCATTAAGCTCTGCAAGACCAAGTTTTATCATCTGTTTTTGATTATCAGTAAGTTGGCTTTCATCGAATTCAACTTCTTCATTTCCATTAGAATATGAAAGAGTAATTCCAATCTGATAATATTTGTTTTTCTTGAGTTTACTTACAATCTCTTTATCTTCATCCATCGCAAGACCAATCTGTTTAAATTGGAAATTTATTTTTTCAAAATGAATTTCATTATCAAGATCAGCTTTATGACAATCAAAGATTACTTGCTTCGATATATATACTCCTTTATGATCCTTATCAAGATTTTCTTTTGTCCAACCATTGATATAGATCTTCTTTTCCTTTTTCCAATCAGCAGAATCGATACTCTCTTTATTAAAGTAAAAATCACCACTAACTCTTAATTGATTTTTTTTAGTATCGTTTTCTTCAAGTTCATACATATGCTGAATTTCAAAACGATCTGTTATTTTCCCTTTATATTCATTTTTACGAACTCTTCCGGTTATAGTAAATCTTTTCCCGTTTATTTTATCTATATTATCTTTTGCAAAAAGAATAAAATCGTATGCTGATAAAAACTCATATCGACTTTTGTCAATAAAAGTAATAACAGTTTTATTAGTTGCTTTTTTAAGATGCTCTTCTTTAAATCGATCTTCCCAATCGATTTCATTTTCTACGTTGTTGGAATCATAATATTTGATCTGATCATATTTAAAAGATGTTACTTCACAATATGCTCTATTATTTGGAGCTGCGATACATGTAAGATTAAGAGTATAACCATCATAGTTATCAATCTTTTTAAAGAATGGGACTTTTGCTTCTAGTTTATTTGCTTCAATCTTTCCTGTAAAATTGAATCTCATAAATTTGATCTCCTTTAATTCAATCTATTCCATTGTGAGTATGTTTGCTTGCCATACCTGCAAGATAATGAATATCCTTAAGCGGAGAAATCCCTTTGTAACCACATTTAGGACATTCATGCTCTTCTACTTCAGTGTTATAAAGTTTTCTCTTTGTAACAATTGTTTCATTCCAATAGAATTGAGATTTACATCTTGAGCAGATGCACTTGATTTCGCTATAATCTCCCATACATCAACTCCTTTTTTTGAGTTATTCTAATTATAATTCCTGATAAAAGTTGATGTCAATGCTTAATTTTAACAATCAAGACAAACAAGATTTGCTATCTTGAAAAAGATAGCAAATACTAGTCTGCTTCGAAAATAAAATATGATCCATCTTTAAAAATTAAATAAAGACAATTATCATCTGCTTTTATAGATTGAATATTTGCTTTTTTGATTGAATGATAGCTATCATCTTCATACATAATCTCAATTGTTTCAGTGTAATCCCAGCAAATACCAACTGTTTTGGAGATCCCCCCTCCAACAGTTTGTGTAGATTTGTTAGATTCTATAACAGTAACGTTTTCCATTTCATATAAACGTCTTAGGAATTCTGTTATATTAACACAATTCATTTTTGTATTTTCCCCCCTCCGATTTGAAGGCTATCGATTATTTGCAATATTTTTCATACTTCATCAACCATTTTGGAATAGAGGGAATTGAACCATATTTATTTTCTATTTCGGTTTTATAATCCCTCAATATCTGTTCAGCACTCATACCTGTTTTTTGTATATACTCCTTAATCAAATTGATTCTTCCAGATTCAATTAAAGATGTAATGGAGAGAGTTTTAGGCACAAAATCATATCTCTTTGATTTGCGCATAATTCTGTATATAATCCTAGTTCTTTCTGAATTATCGGTTTCGAATCCAACCTCTTTAGGACATTTGATTATTCGATCGTCGGTTTCTAAAAGCTTTCCGCGTGAAACAGGTTCTCCATTAATGTTATACATCTGATATTCATCAGAAGCTTGTTCGGCATAATGAATAAGTTCAGAACTAACAGATATTACTCTGTTAGATAATTGTAACATTTTTTTGCTCTTAATGAAATCAGAAACTTTCAAATTAAAAAAATCAGACATCTGTTCACCTTTTATTCCTTCGAATAATGCAAGATATAAAAATTGTTCATAGGGATTTGCAAAGTCTCTAATCAATGACATTAGATGTTCTTTTGTAAGAATATTACTATTAAATCCGGCATACGAAACACAATTAAGAAGAATAGATGTTCTCATTTCTCTATAATGATTTTGATTATCTCTATTTTCTATGTTCTTCATATACCAATTTGTATAATTTAAAAATTGATTATTAATTACAATAAGCATTTCTAATGATGCTGTGCAAAAACTTTTATACATTGCAATAATTTCTGAAGAAGTAAATTGGCTTAGATCTTTTTCACCTCTGCTTTCTGTTTCTTCTGCTCTGTTAAAGTAATTGGTCATTACTTTATCGAAATTAATGTTATTGTTGGGATTAAGTTCTATGTAGTCTTTTTTGGTTAAGGCATTAAACATCTTAGTTCTCTCCTCTTTTAATTGCAGCTAGACGTTTCATATCTATTTGTTTGATTTCTCTTGTTGCAAACATTTTTTTATTAATCGCCAGCTTCTCCATTCGAATAGTTTCATCGTATAGACTTACATAAGGCTCACCAACATAGATGTTATAGACTAGAGTATACAGAAAAAATCTATTCCATGTTTCATTCATTAATTCAGTATGATTTTCAACCAGATAATTGATTCCATTTCTCAGGTCTTGTTCTGCCTTAATAATATCCAATATCTCTTTTTGTTTTGATGTAATATTTGTCCGTTGAAAATAGGTTGCACGAATAATTTCTGCAAGTTCTGATTTATTAATACATCCTCCATTTGTGTTGATTGAACCTATAAGATAAAATGAAGAGTCTGTATTAAGTTTTTGAACAACCTTATTTGCTGAAGATTGAAGATTTAGACTGTTCGAATCTACTTTTGCCATCTTTGTTTTCTGATCTTCTTGCCAAATCATCTGACGACATTTGTCTTCAGAATAATTTGTTATGCATAAGATCATTGGATAATCGAAATCTGGATTTAAATTATAACAATTAGACATTGCTATATATCTATGATATCCATCGGTGATGTCAAAGTGATCCATTTTTTTGATTATAAGAGTTTCAGAATCTTTATCAAACTTATAAAGAGTATTTTCTGGCATATTAAGAGTAATTGTATTAGGGATATATGTTCCATCCATAAATAATTGTTCAATACTTTTAATAGCTTTAACATTAAGACTGATACTGTAAAATTCTTCGTTCCCTTTTTCTACTCTTTTCATTATTCTCTGAGTATTTTCATTGTAATTAATGATCTGAGCATCCCTAAGCTTCATTAAATCGGATACAGTAGTTGCCCCTGTCCATTGATCTTCAGCGACTTGTTTCATGCTAAATTCTAAAGGAAATTTAAATTCAAATGTTTCATGTTTCCATTTAGACAATTGCTTGATCTCATTCGAATTAAAATATTTCTTTAGATCGATATCAAAAACTTCTCCTAAAGCAAAAGCAATATTATTATCAACCGCTTCAATTTGAATTCTTTGATTCAACAAATCAATAACTTGTTCGTGAGGAATATTGTGCTTTTTACTTATCTTTCTTGCACGAGATATAACTTCTTTTTTATCACTAGCTATTTTTGCAATCTTTCCGGACAGTTCTTTATTATACTTTTCACGACTGTTCACTTCTATTAACCTCCTATAACTTATTGTATATTAATTTTTTTATTTTGCAATAATTTTAATCATAGCTCAAGAAGTTGTGCAGCCTTATCTCTTTCATTATTTGATGTTGTGATATATCTTTGGGTTGTTTCTACTTTTTCATGATCAAGAGCTCGTCTTACAAATTCAATATCTCCAGTTTTTTCATATAAGATACTTGCTACTCCGCCTCTAATTTTATGTGGACTCACATGTTTCCCTAGTGCTTCTGTAAAATACTTATCAACAACTCTTGATATTCCTTTACAGCTAAGACGATTGCCTTGATAGTTAAGGAACAATGCATCAGAAGGATATTTTTCAAAACATTTCCTATATTTCAGCCAATTTTGCAAAGTTTCGATTGTACTATCATTTAATGGATAAACTTGGAATTTACCACCTTTACCTTTATCAATAGTTACTAATGTTTTATTTTCAAAATCAATATCACTAATATTAATAATTCTTAATGCAGTTTCTCGCATTCCGGTTTCCATAAGTATTTTTAATATAAGGGAATCTCTATATTTATAAACAGGATCCAATTCCAATGATGCTTTATGAAGAACCAATTTAAAAGCTCTTTTATCTAATTTTATTCTTTCTTTTTTTATTCGTTCCAAATCATTACTTCTTGGACGATCGATATCTTCCATATAATTTCTTTCTATATGATTTCTATTTGCAAGGAAACCAAGGAAATTTTTCAGAACTGTATATATATTTTGCTGATAGGAGCCAGATGTCTCTTTTATAGTTCCATCTTTAAGTTGTTTTGTTCCAATAGAGATATAATATTTTGTTACGGAATGCTCTGTTATATCAGAGAATTCAACTTTTTTAATATCACTGTTTATTGAAGAAAGAAATTTTATAATCTTCTGAACAAAATCTCTTCTTGTTGAAGCTGTTTTCTTAGATGCATATAGATTGTCATGCCATTCTATAACATAGCTTGGTACATCCTTTAATAATTTTTCAATACTTTCATTTATATGTAATTCATTTTCTAATCTTGCTGGCATAATTTTATTCCTCCATTTCATCAAAAAATATTGCAGAATCCATCGTATCCGTAATGTAGCCTTTAGAAGTAAAAACGTAACTATTGACAAATTCGGTATCTAATAAAATGCTGATACCTTTCATTACATGTACTGAATTAATATCATCTTCACTTAATTCTAGAAGTCCATCCGAATGATTGTGCAATATTGCAAACTTACGACCTCCAGATAAAAGTATTGCTGTCGCAATATTCCGTGTATATACTTTGCAGCTTTTAAAATCTCCGATTGAAATCAGAAATACTCCAATGATATTGTCATAATAATCTGTAGTTATTAAATAAAAGTGTTCATTATCATATTTATTTAATCTAAGATCCTTAATGACAAATTCTGTAAATGAAAAGATATCTTTAATATTGATATTTTTCTTATATTTTTTCTGCACTAATAATTCAGGTCTCTTGTTTCTTTCGTTTCTTCCAATTTCGTATAATCTAATCATTTTTATTCCCTATAATCTGTTCTTGCATCTCCAATCAATGTTGGGTCATCTTTCCAAAAAGATTTATCCTTAACTCTATCAATTTCTTTTTGAAATTCATTTATTGCATTCTTTTCGTCATCTTTTTTATACATATTCCATTCTGATAAATGAGAAATATAATTGTCTGTATATCTAATTACTTTGTTATCGCATATTCTTACATAAAAACCATTTCCATATTTATCATGTCTAATAACATATAAATCTTCAGTATATAAATCTTTAAATCTACGACCTCTTTTAATACCGTCTCCATAAATTAAATTTGGTGGCTCATAACTATAAAACATTACTGTTTTATTACCAGGATTATTTTTTAAATATGTGTATTCAAGTTCCCGTTGTTTTTGTGATAGATTGATTCCACTATTATCTATTCCACATAACCATCTATCACAATTTCTATCATGAAATATAAATTTAATTTCTTCTGTTTCTATATCTGCAAGGCTACCATCATAACATCTATATGTATTAGATAATTTGTCATATGTTGTTTTCCTACATTTGTTATTTTTTCTATAATCTCTAATGAAAATATACATGATATAACTAAAAACAAATATAAGATATAAAATTCCAATCATTTTAAACCTCCAATCTATATTCTTTTATCAATCTCCTTACAAACATAGGATTAAATTTCTTGATTGGAAAACTAATATGTCGGCCTTTCTTATACCAAATTCTATGATCTCCAGATTGATGATTATAAATCCAACCATTCTTTTTTAAAATCTTTTCAAACTCTCTTGCAGTCATATTTCCTCCTGTTCATTAATTTTTGCAATCTCAACTTGGATTTCATTTAAAGAAGTATTATATTCTTTAAGATTTTCATTTAATTGGTGAATGATATCTTCATGATTAAAACTCGTAAATTCTTCTAATCTATAGATAGCTTTATTATCTGGACAAATTTCTTTATCTGCATTACCTTCAATAACGGCAACCAAACTTGCAAACTTAAGTTTAGAGATATCAATTTCTATATAAAAGTCATACCATCCATTATCATTTATACTGTTGGCGGTTTCATCAAAGAAAGGAATATATCCTTTCCTTTTTCTTATGCCATCTACAATAGTATCTAATTCTGGTGTTGATTGTATCTCAAATGATACGATTTTTTTTTCTTCATAATATAATTCATCTGCATCTTTACTTAATATAATTTTCATATTCTTTCTCCATTCTTATATAATTCTCTAAGTCTAATTATTATTGTTTCAAGATCATTACATTTACCACAATCATTTGCGTCTGCTATAGCTGCAATATTATCTATTTCCTTTCCTTCAAGATATGGAAGTAAGTCATAGCATATTTTGAGTAATTTTTTATGCTCTGATTTATTTATATCTTCATGCTTTGCAAGATAATCTAATATATTTACAATTGCATAATATATTTCCATGATAATATCCTCCTTAAGTAAGTTTTTCTTCTAATAATTTAAGTATTTTTATTCTTGCTTCCCAATCAACCCACATACAATTATGTTCAGATAGCATCTTAACTTTGTAAGTTGCTTCTTTTTTTAATGCTTTGCTTTTTTTTTGCAGTTTTTATGATTTGATTTGTACATTTTTCGTCTGCTCCGGAAAATAATCTTTCATCTTTTCCATTATTGATAAGTCCTATAATTGCGATAGCAAGAGTAACAATCTCTTCATGCTTTGAATCAAGAGCCATCCAAAGAAATGCATTGATTCCTTCAGCATTGCAGTTTTCTAACAATGGATAATAATCAAGAGCAGCATCATTTTCAAAAGGTCCTTCGCCCCATGCACCCATATTTGTTCTCCTTTACTCATTATAATTTTCTAAAGTCTCTTCTATCCAAGACATATCATAAGCAACATAATCGTTTGGATTATTTTTCTTAAAGTACTTAAAAAGATTTTCAAAGAATGACTTCCGTTCTTTGAGATCTATCAAATCTTTGATCAAGCATTCTTCTTGCCAAGTTGGAAACCAAATTTCATTGTAATCATAATCATTTGGATTCCTACTAATGATACGAACATCAAAACATGTATTTGATGCTAAAAAATATTCATTGTTTGACAAAGCTCCAATAAATTCATAACATCCACCACCAGAAGCACATACATTTGCATTTTTTATTTTATATTTCATCTTGTTCTCCTTTCTTTATTCCTGAGGGTAATCAATAGTATTAATCCAATTATCATCTTTATAATATTTTTTACACCACTGGAGATTAGTTCTATTTTCTTTTTTATAGAATTCAGAACTAATGTCATCAATAATCTCACCTCCTGAACTTAAAAATGCTCCCCAATATTCATCTTGTTCTTTTGCTTTTTGTGATAATGATTTTGCAGAATCTTTGTCAATATTGTAGTAAGCAATAGATCCAGCATCATTATATAAAAACACATAGACTTCAAGTTTGGGATTGTATAAATCATTTCCGTCCTGAATATGCTCTAACATTTCTTTTGCTGAATTAAATTTCATAATTAACCTCCTTTACCATAAATCATTTTTAGAAAATACTTCTGTTAATAACACCTCATCATAATGACCTAGATATTTATTTATGTTATTATCTCCTTTCTTATCCAATATCAAATGGATGTATCATATCTGTTATCCAATCTTTTTCGCCTAAGAATCCATGACAATTATCATTTATTTTCCGTTGAATTCCTTCTTCAATGTACTCCCATTTATAAGGACTATTATATTTGTCATGTAACGCTTTTAAGATTTTTTTGTTGGAGTTTGCAAACTCGAGTAATTTTAAAGCATCTTCTTTGATATAACAATTGATTGCTACACAAGATGGATACAAAGAATTAGCTTCAAACCATTTGGTTAAGGCTTTTAATATATCATTCCCTTTATACAATTGCTCCGTCCAAGTATCTTCTTTAGCTGATCTAATTACATCAACAATATATTTACTCAATATGTTTTACCTCCCTTCCTCGAGAAATTTGCAATTTTTCAACTGATATTCTGTTGCAGTTCCATCAGCATTAGAGTATTTAGATTCTTTAAAATTAATTCTTGTAATTTCTTTTAAATCAAAGCCGACAGTACTATTAAATTCTTTTGCTTTTTCAATTGCTTCTTCTACATTTTCTGCATGAATGAGAAAAGTTTCAGAATGAATTTCTGAAACTTCGATTGCATATATATTGTTCATCTTTGTTTTTAATTCTCCTTTTCTACAAAAACGATTTCACCATTAATATCTTCGGAAACTCCAAAATCTGCACCAGAAAATTCATACTCTCCTTTTTCTTTTGCTTCTTCTATTGACTTTGCTTTAACAGCAACAATGTATGTTGATTCAACTTTAAAGTGCACAAGATATGTATCTAAAATAACATTTTTTAGTTTGTCAGCAATTTCTATCAAAGTATCCTTCGCTTCTTGACAATCATCAATTAAATCACGAACTGAATCCGGAACACCATTTTCCCCTCTCATATTGATATAACATTCCACCTCATCATCAACATCATAATTCTCTGCATATGCCGCAAACTCATCAACAAGGTTTTCAACAGTTCCATCATAATTAATTTCAACCGGGATATCCTGGCCTGCTGTATCGGTCCAAAATTCAATAAGTGCATTATCTTTATTGATTTCATACTTAATGTTCATTTCATCTAAAACTTTTTCAATTCTCTTCATTGTTATTTTTCCTTTCCTTTTTATGTCATCAATTTTTTTCGAAAATAATAAGTTCTCCTTCAGCATCTCCTGAATGCTTGCTGTTCCACCAAAATGCAACTTCTTCAAGAGTTTTACAGTCTTCTTTTACATCCCAATAATTTTTTGCCTCCTTTACTTGTGAATCATCAAATGCTACGTCTTTGTCATAATTTTTTGCTATGTACTTCATATTCCTTTTCCTTCTTTCATTTTTCGTTATATTTTTCATTCCATTCAAATTGCTTGCATTTAATCCAATAATTTGTAGGTTGTTCAAATTTAGAACTTTTAGGATTGCTACAATAGTTTTTATTTTCCCACCATTTACAATGTTCGCATTTAATGTTTGCCTTTTTGGATATATCCAATTCGCGTCTTGTCATCTTCCTCCCCCATTAGTGATGTATTATTTTCTGTTCGACATCAAACAACTCGCACTCTGCGCAACATTTTGGCATTTCAAAATCTTTAATCGCAATAATGTTTAGTCCCCTTTTCAAAATGTTCGTCAAAGTCATACCCTTCTTCGTCATACCATGTCATCCAATCATCTTCATCTTCGTCATACTCCTCAAGTCCTGTGGTACTACAATGGTCGGGGAACACTCCCTCCTCAACCTTTATGTTTACGAAACTTGATATGGCATCAATCATAACTTTTGCTTCTTCGGCAGAAGATACTTCTTTGTAGTAAGGCTTTGTACCAAGTATTAAATAATACATTCTTAATTTTGTCATTTGTTATTCCTCCTATTCTGATAATAGCTTATCTATCATATTGCTTCCCAAACTATATCTCCATCAAAATGGTCCTCAGCTTTTTCATTGGGATTAACAGATTCAATCACATAGAAGCTTTCCCTTCTTTCCTTATCTGAATCACTAAAAGTTTCCCATTCTGATTTAGCTTTCAAAACAGCTTCTTCTTCAGTTGCAAATTCCTTATTGAACATGTCTCCATTTAAAATTTGATCAATTAAAATAAATCTCATTTTAAATCCTCCTTTAATCAAAATCTATAAAGTTTTCATAACCATTATTTTCAAACCATTCAGCACGTTTTTTTGTGGTTTCAAAGTTTTCTGCTATTTGTTTATAATGGTCTATATATTTTTTTGCAAGCCATGTTTCACACCATCTTTTGATATCTTGGACAGTATGAGTACAATTTCCTTGATATCCTCCTATTCTAATAACGGATCCATCATGTTCTTCATAATGTTCATCATATTGTTCGTCATAATCAAATCCTTTACTCATAGACCATCCATGACACCAAGATACCTCATATGCATAAGGGCGAGTGAAACCATGTTTTTTATCGAATGCTTGATTACTATAATTGCTATAATCTTTGAAGGAAATGTCATTAATCTTCTCATCCCCATCATATAAAAAACATTCATAACGACCGTTTTTAACATCATCTTCCCAATAAAATTTCATCATACATCTTTTTCCTTTTCTGCTTCTAAAACTGGTTTCGAGTGTTTAAGAATTGCTTGGCAAAAGTCCCAAGCATATTGTTCGTTTGGAGTTCTTGGTTGCTCATCTGAATTATTCATTTTCTCTATAACAGCATCAGCATCTATTAATTTGCCATGCCCTTTTGGAAGTTTTATCCCATCTACTACAATTTGATGTAGTTCATATCCTTCTTGTGCTGATTTTTCGATCTTGTGATAATAATATTCTGGTATATCAATTACTATTTGCATTCTTCTTTCCTCCTTTGGATATAATACCTTTGTTCAATAAATTCTACCAGTTCTTTTATCAAACTCTATAGTTTCGTGAATTATGTTTTTAATAAGATTCCCATTCTTATCTAGTTTACGAGAAAAGATCTTTGTTTCTTTTGTCTCTAAATCCATTACAGCTATTTTTATATTAGGATTATACCAATTTCCTTCACCTGCATAGGCCATTTCATGTGTCATTGCTTCAACTATTTTCCATTGCCTTTCATTTGGCATTAAAAGATATTGTTTCATTATTCCTCCTCTTCAAAATCATCATAAGTATTAAGACAAACATTCCGTGCTTCTTTTGTTTGACGCTCAATGCTTTCTAACGTGCTTTCAATAACATAGAGATCATCACTTTCTTTGATTTCTTTAATCGATTTCTTTACATAATCTGCATCTGATTCGATTTCTTCTAATAACTCTGTTATTCTTGCAAGTTTCTTCATTACTTTCTCATTCATAATTTTGTTCTCCTTTCAACAATAATAATCAAATTCTGCATAGCCGCCTGATTCTTCAACATATCTAAAACATTCTTTTAATGTAAACTCCATTCCATAACCTCCCATTCCTGTTTCAGCATCATATTCTCCATAGTTATCATCGCAATCAAATGAAAGAATTATCATGTGAACTAAATTATCCATATTAGTTTTGGGAATATAATCATCAAGTTCAATTTGTTTTTTAATTAATTGATGATATCTATCATATGTCTTTTGTGGGTTTGCTTTACAGGTCACATGGACATTCATTATGATTTGTCCGTTATCATCTTTGATTTCATTTGTATAACTCATTATTTTCCTCCTTTCCAAATTCCATATATTCATTTCATCGATACTCACATATTAGCTATAGTTTGATATGCTTAGATAAAAACGTCATAGTATTTATGTAGCATTTCATCAGTAGTACCATAAGTGTTCTCACCAAAAAAGTAATCTTTTAATTCTTCTATGCAGAACATGAATTCATTTACTCTGTGTGCATTTTTAGGGTCTTCAATAGATAATTCTAAGAATTCAATGGCTTTTTCGCAAAACCCTAGTTTCCTTTTTTCATTCCCTTTATTTTTCCAATTTATTGCTCGCGAAACTTCACTTCCAATATTTGATATTTGCATACTTACAGGCATTTCGAACCAAGTAATTCTTATATCTTTATCCATTTTTCAACAAGCTCCTTTATCTTTTCTCTAGCAACTAGATCTGCAACATCTCTACCGACTCTAGGAAAACCCGCCTCTCTGTTTCTTGGAGGGTTAATCATGGAATCATATTCTATTTCCCCATCAAAATAAATATTAAAGCCATATAAGGCTTTTTGAGCTGAGCCATTGTCCAAGAGAAGTTGTTCTAAATCAGAATGTAATTCAGCGTTTAATGCCAATATTCCCTTATCTATATCTGCAACCGCTTTTACCATTTCGTCTTCATTAAAATACATTTTTTCTTCCAATTTTGGAAGGCTTTCTAAAGGTATTATTTTTGATACAATAATCATTTTTATTCCTCCTAATATATGTCTATTCTTCTTCTGATAGTTTAATAACAATTTCCATATTTTATTTCTTTTAAGCAAGATAATTCTTTATAGCATTTAAGTACCAATCAAAACTCTTAGTTTCATCATGTTTCCGTTTAAGTTCTTCTTTAACAAATGCTGTTGCCTTGTCTAATGCTTCAAAGAAATTACAATTAGTATATTCTTTTTTTGTTATTTCAATTTCACCTGTGACTTGATTCTCAAAAATAATATCAAATTTAAAAATTAACATATCATCTAATCCTTTCTATATTAACTATAGCTTTCATGTTTTAACCTTCTCTCTAAAATTGTTTCTAAATTTTCAGTCTAGCCATTCCGGATTGAGCGTAATTTGTGCCATGAATTTCGTCAATTCCTCTTAGATATGTTTCAATTCTATCATTTATGTTTTCCCAGATATCACAGAAATCCTTAAATATCCATTTCTTTTTGGGTAATTGATTCGAGCATCTTATGAATAGAATTCATATCTTTAATTATCTGTTCTGATGTTGTCGTTGCGCGAATATGATTTGTAGGATTCTCTAACATTGCATCACTTTTATAAGCGAACAAAGCTAAGAGCATATTAGCATCTGAAATAACAGATTTCATTGTATTGATTGCTATAGAATATTCTGATTTATTCATAACTTATTTTTAATAGCAGACTGTATTATGAGTATAAAAGTCGCATAAAATAGCCATTGTTGACTTCTAATACATAAAATACTGTCTACTACATCCTCCTTTCAAAATAAAAATTAGTTTTATTGGGTGTCAGCATTTATCCCTTCCATCATCATGAACTATAATGTGGTTTGGATTCTCTTCTCCTTTTGTATATGTCTCCGTAAGAATTTCTCCTGTGCAGGAGTCATATTCTACGCAAGCAATAATTTTACTTACGTCATTATTTTCCCCATTACTTGAGAAACTAACATAGACTCCGGGATATTCATTCTCTACTCCTTTTGCTTCAACCATAAGGTATCCATTTGGCATTTTTACTTTAAACTTATCCATTCTTTATTTTTATTATCTCCTTTCCTTATATGCTTGAATTGTAATGTTGATTTCTGAACCATCTTCAAGCGTTATAACTAATCCCTTATCTTGCGTAAGTATTCCTTTTCTTTCATAGTTATCAATATGATCAATTCCATCAAAAATAAGATAATCGTCTTCATCACCTTCGATTTTAGAATTAAGTGCAATCACATCATGAAGCATGGATTCCCACTGTTTTGCTAAAATTTCATTATTTTCTAACATATTTTATTTTCCCTTTCTGAAATCCAATACAATTTTTAATCTTTAAATATACCCAAATCAATAGAACATCTTTCTGATATTTCAATACAATTACAATTCTCAAAAGTTGCTCCAGGTATGAGTAAGTTGGACGGATACATTTTACCAGAAGTCATACCTTTAATTATTCGGTGTGGTCTATCATATATATCTCGTTCAGTTTTTATAAATATAAATGTTCTCATTTTGTTATCTCCTTTACCAAAGTTCTTCCTCGGTATTAACTTCTGTCTGTACATAGTTTTTACGAACAGTAACAAATTTAGCAATCTTATTATCAATCTGTTTTTCAGAACGTCCTGTGAAAATGTATGCTTCTCCAGACACTTTGATTCCGTTATCGGCCTTCATATATCTGATCTCATATTTATCATCGCTATTTTCTATTGGTTCAATAAGCATTTTAAAATAGCCTTTTGGATTGCCTTTATCCTTAAATGAATTATCCCAATCAATCTCGCTTACATAATATGGTTTTTTTGTAAGTTTACGTACTACAATATATCCTCTCATATACCCTCCTTTATTTAAGTTTCAGTGTGGTTGCACCTATTGAAATGCTAAATTCCCAATGAAAACTTAGTTTTATTGAAATTTCAGCTCATCTTCAAATGTATCACTTGAAAATTCATCTTTAAAAGTTATATGATACATTTCTCCAACTTCGGGATCACGTTCTGTATCTGTTAACTTATCTCCAACATCAACAATAGTTCCGTTATACTTTCTTAAATCCGACTGAGTTGTATTAAAAATAGCTTTCATAACTTCTCCTTTCTATGATGAAATATTGGTTTTATCAGTTTTTGTTATTTAACTTTCAATCAAACACACTGAAAGTTAAATATCCATTTCTTTTTGGGTATTAATTTTTATCTCCATAGTAATTTCCTTTCATTTCAATGTGAAGTTAGGTTCCGTAGCATCCCATTTAGTAATTCCGGTAACAGCTTTCCTTTTGTTCCAATTAGGACTTGTTACAAATCCTTTAAATGATTCAAGTGCTTCGTCTAAGTTTTTTGCAGTATCTGAATAATGAATAAAGCATCCTGTTGTTGTATCTACTGAGAGATACCATTTCCTATGATTATAAAAAACAGTTGCTTTTGTAGGTGTTCCTTCTGAATATTCAATGGCAATATCATTATCTTTTATAAATTGCATTACATTCCGTTTGAGAGTTTCTGTTGATTCACCTATCAAAGTATAACCACTATTCCCAAAATGAAAACTCCAAGTTGTGCCATTTTCTTTTGTTACTGTAAATACATGTTCATCTCCTCTTGTTACTGTAATATATGCCATTTCACTATTAAGAAATGGATATCTAGCAACAGTCAATGGATCCTTGGCATTAACTTTTATGATTACTTGTTTTTTTGATATTTCCTTTATTTCTAATACTTTTGATAAATCGTACATATAAATATTTCCTCCTTAATCTTCATAAACAAAATAGTCATACTTCATACGTTCCCAATCTTCTAATAATAAATCTACAACTTGTTCAACATTTCCACTTAATATTTCATATTCACAAACATCACATTCTCCATCATCAGCTATAGGATATAACCAATCAATATCATAATCACATTGCATAAGTGAATTTGTTGGCTGATATGCTATTTTACCGTAAAGACTTTCTTCGCCTTTATTCTCATAATCCATCCAAGCAATACATATTGCCCAAAGTTTTCCATTGTTCCGCTTTAAATTGTAATGCCATGTTCCACAATGATCACTTGAATTAAGTGCATCATTTGCTATAGCTATAATTTTATCTTTCATAATTACATAATTACCTTTCTTCTCCAAGCATACTTGTAAATTCTTCAGATGTAATAAAATCTTTTTTTCCTAATATATCTGTATCAGTTACAAGAAAACCAATTCTATTTGCCCATACTCTTTTTTCAATTGTAAAACCCTTTTCTTGATTTCTGAGATGATATACGAAAAATCCAAGTTCTCTTAAATGTGTGATTTTATCTTGTTCTGAAGGATTGAAATCTGTAAATTCATATGTCATAACAATAACTCCTTTTCATATTCATATAATTCAATTTCTTCACCTTTCAGCAATGCTTTTGTGATTGCTTCCATTCTGAAATATCCAAGATTTCCGCTAGAGATTAAGATATCATCTGCAAAATCTAAAAGATTATCATGAATATTTGAAATTCCTTCAGAATTACAAATTTCAAAAGTCATATCAAATCCATTTCGTTTTGCAAAAACTTCATATCTTGAGTCAATTTCACCTAATTTTATTCGTTCCATATTAAACCTCCTATTCTATTAAACCAAGTTCTTTATTTGCCATAGCAACGTATTCATCACATACGGCAATTAAATGATAGTAATTTCCACTTATTGCTTTATCATGCATTTCATTAACTTTGTCATTAAGCTTTGCTTTTTTCAAAGCCTTTGCTGTATATCCCATGATTGCAAATGCATTTCCATCAACTCCAATAAGGCTAAATGCTTTCATAAATTTTTCCTCCTTTCTTTATAATGTCTTTTTTAAATCATTAATAACATCTAATATCATAGCCCAAGCACTATCTCCACTTACGTTAATATCATAATATCCATCATTTCTTTCAGGATTATCACTCCAAATTGGACGGACTACCTGATCATATGCTAATGAATCTTCAGAATCTTTGATATCAATAAGTCTAAGTTCCTGGATATGATTATTCTTTTCACTTCCATTTGCTCTTGTTTCCATAATTGCCTTACATAAATAATCAAGGCATTTCTGCTTATCTTCGTTCTTTCCGTTATACATATTATTCTTCCTCCTCAACTACGTCTTCTGCAATGAGTTCTGCGGTTACATTTTCAATCATTCCATCTGCATTAAGTGTTGGTTCTTCTTCATCAATTGGATAAGCCATAATGCAGTTATTACTTGTTTCACTAAAGTTTATATCTTCTGCCATGCTTATAGCGTCTTCTTCATTTTCTGCAATAATCTCAACGTCAAAACTTATAGTATATTCTCCATGTACATTATATTTATTCATAATCTTCTTCCTCCTCTTCATCATCCCAATTGTATTCATCATCCCATTCAGCTTCTTTTTCTACAAATTTGTAAGGTCCATCACAATCATAGATTGATCCAACCTTTTCTTGCTTTTTATATTCCTTAAGATAGTCTTCTGTATTAGTTAAATCGATAAGATCTTTAAGAATATGTTCATATTCTGCGTCACTTGTGCAAACTTTAATACGTTTTAAAATAATATCTGTTCCTTTAGCATGACAGGATAACCAATTAGCATAATCTGAGAGATCATTACACCAACCTTCCATACCATATTGATTATCATAAACATCACCATCGTTATACCACTTATAAATTAATTTACTTGTAGCAGTGACAATCTGCGTTGCCATATTTTTACCTTCGCCACAATCTGGAAGATACTTATCATCAATTTCTTCAAAACGGTCGTAATATTCCCAATCTACACCATTATTATCTGTTCCACCATTATAATTACTCATATTCTATATCTCCTTTAATTCTTATTTTTTTCTTCTCCATTCAATTCATCTAAAAGAATCTGTGCTTCATTTGTTAATTCATCTATATATGGAGCTTCTTTAAGTCTTTCCAACAACAAATCTACAAATTCTATTCTTGCTTTTTCTACTCTTGTAAGTGACTCTTTTTCAACGAATTTATTGGGAAATTTCCTTTTGCTTCGTGACATACATCCACAAGAACAAGTTTTTCTTCTCTTGTCTTTTAAATCGCCTGCTGTCTTATAACAAATATTTCCACAGTCGCATTGACATTTCCAAACAGCACCTCTTTTATTTGCAAGTTTTAATTCTGTAAGTTCAAGGACAACAAGATTTCCATATCTATTTCCTTTGATATTATCTATGTTTCCATGCATTTTCATGCGTCCTCCAAATATTTGGTTGCCTTTTCAATAAATTCATCAACAAGGTTTTCACCCCATTCTGCTCTAGCTTCATTGTCTGAAAGATATCTTCCGTTAGAAGATGTTGTGTACCAAGGATCTACAACATCATATTCTCCATCACTTACAGATATAGTAGGGTTTTCGTTACCAAGCTGTGAGTGTGCAAACTCAATTATTTCCTCCAATGTAATTGCCATGTTATATATCTCCTTTCAAATAGTTAATTAACTAGGCTTTCGTTGTGCCTGTTATACAATTTTCTGCAATGAATTTTTTGATAATACTATTATTATTTGAAACATAATAATCAACTAACAGCTGTTTAAATTTACCATCATATTCCACAGGAACATTAAAGATTCCTTTCCCATTTTGTATAAGTACTTTATTGATTGCATAACTTCCAACTCTTTTATTTCCATCTTTAAAAGGTTGCATTCTCATGATATAAAGACCTATATCAATAGCGGAATCTGTAATGTTATCTTTATCAACGTATTTTAAAATCTCACATAATTTATCTATATCTTTTTCAGATGGGATAATTGGTCTCCATGTCGTACCGGAAATCATTACTTCATCTTTCCTTATCTTTCCAAGATATCTATATTCAACATCAAATCGTGCGATAAGATTATGTATGTCTTCAAGGAAAATAAGATTTAATTCTGACTCAATATTATCTAACAGATATTTCCAACCATCGCGCAAACAACATACTTTGCTTATATCTTTTGGAGCAATCGAATCTACATTTACATTATTGATAATGTCTTGTGTTTCTGCAAATGTAACTCCAATTCCTTCGAGATTAGCTTGCTGATATATTGAATCTATTAAGATTCGTTTTGCACAGAATATATTTTCCTCTAAAGTCATGTTATAAATGTCATGGATTATCATAGTTCCGTTCCTTTCTTTTGTAGACATATATTCTTATTGGATAATCATCATTGCCATACGTAGTATCAATCAATACTTTGTAGAGATCACTATATAATGGCTTGATAAAATACCTTTTCCCATCATTGCTTGTCGGCTTAAAATTTTCAGCCATATAATCTTTCATTTCCCAATCACAACCATGAGGGAAATTATCTATAATCCAATCAATAATCTCTTGAACTCCGTGGCAATCTAGTTCTGTCATTTTTGTTTCGTCGTAACCTCCCCATGTAGTTCCTATCCATCTTCCATTCCAACCACTTCTAAAGTACATTCTCCAATAATCAAGTAGTTCCATTCCGTCTACATTTTGCAAATCTTCTGTGTCATCATTTTCAAATCCAAGAAGGCATCTGTTTTCTTCTACGTAACGTTTTAAGTCTGTTGAATCTAATTCTCTTGGGCATCGAAACAATTCTTGATAAGGCCAATTAGGTCGAGCTTTATAATCTCCATAAATGATGGAGCATTTTTCTGTTTGGATTAATTTTTCCATATTCCTTTCCTCCTTAGTATTTCAAAAGTTTGTTCAACATATAGTTCTATCTGCTTAGACGGATATTTATATTTTTTAATCAGATGTTCTTTTTCCCATTCGTATGAATCACCGTCTGTCATATCAAAGAATTCTTTTGTTAAAGTTATTCCATAATCAGCATCCAAAATCATAAAAGTATCAAGACCAAATGAAAAATAGGTTTCATCGTTAAACTTTCCATAGAACACATAACAATTCCCCCCTGTCATTTCTAAATTCGCTTCAATAACGCTTTTGTTCAATTGCATATTCCTCCTTTATTTTACTTGAGTTTCCAAGTTCCTACTTTGACTCCATTGATATCCATACAAACGCCTTCAGAATATCCATTTTTAAGTTTTTCTATGATTTCTTTGAGAATTCTTATGCATTCCTCGCGTTCATACATTTCGAAAGGCTCTCCTGTGTATGGATCGTTAAATGCTGCACCACCTGTTTTAAATTCAATCTTCATCATATTTGTTTTCTCCTTTATTTTCGTAGTAATTTATAATTAACTTCCAACATATGGAATTGGTGTTCCATTTTCTTCTTTTTCACCTGCCAGACAATTTCCTCTCCATTCCCAAATTCCATCAACTACTTTAACAAATGTCGCATAAGTAAAGCCTTCTTTCATTGAACCATAAGGTTCTCCACATTGTATATACCCACTTCTAAAATTTCTTGGTGGTACGCAATTTGCGGCATTCATTGCGATTTCTTCTTCTACAAGTGAACCAATCGGTCTATTATAAGACCAATAATCCATATTAAAAACACGCTTTCCATTATGTTCTCTGCATGGTTTAGGCATCTTGCCTTCATATACTGCTTCAATCACATAACCTTTTTCTTTTCCTCTCCATGGTTGTTTGTCGAAATCTTTTACTGCAAGCTCTGCCATTTCTTTATCATGATAGATAAAAGGATTACCAACACAAATAGTATAAGTTTCACCTCCCTTATGTATATCATAAACTGCCTTATAGCCTGGAAGTGTGACCCATGTTGGGTCATCTACTTCGATTACATACCCCATTTCAACATCTCTATGATATGCGCAATATTCATCACTATATCCATAATCAAGAGATTCCCCAACCTTATAATGACTATAGCTTGCTACTTCTGTAACTCCTTTTTCTGTGAGAACAAAGTGTTTTCCTTTGGTTGCTTTATAATAATTACTATATTTTTCCATAATGATTTCTCCTTTATTGTTCTTTTCCATTGATATAAAAATGTGTGTCCATTGAACCATTAACGTAATATTCAATATCTGCCTTTGTATCCTTTTGCTTAATCATTTCTTCTGTAATATCAAACATGATATCTACAAGACGATTGCTCAAATTTTGAAGTTCATTTTCAGATAGTTGTTGATTAAAACGTGCAAAGAAATCTTGCTCGGTATACCCATAATCTTTTAGTATCTCTTCACATAATCCATAATTTTCTTGTAGCATTTCAGGATAGATGTTCATGATATTTAGGTTTATCTTATTCATTTTCAAGCTCCTTTAATTTCCGTTCATACTCATCAATCTGTTCCATTGTAAGCCATTCCGGTTTTTCATCTTCTTCAAATGCGTTCCATCTGTCTCGCATTTCTTTGATTTGAGCTTCTACATTTCTTGCCCAAAAAAAGTTATGTGGCATGTGAATATTGTTGGCTATCACATATTCACAATCACTTTTTAGTCTTCCCAACATTGCATATGCGTAAGCCATATTATGCGGAAGCGGTTCATAATGCAATGAATCATCACCTACAATATAAAACGCATCTCCGTATGGATCGTATAATCTAATACTTGAGATGCGTTTTCCTTTTTTATACGTGTTTTTGTAAGCGACTCGCTCGGTGTTAACAGCTTCTTTTATTAACATGTTTTCTGTACCATTCAGTTTGCTTTCTTCTACGATGATATCTTCAGACATACCACCTGTAACCTCATAATACGTTCCGTTCATCAATTTTGCTTGCATATTTTATTCCTCCTTTTAAAATTTCCTCAAGCTCCTTTATATCTTCCTTGTATATATTGCATCCATAAGCTTGCTGAATCTCTTTTGCTGTCTGCTTTGGTAAGATTATTTCTGTTTTGCCATTAAAATGACTTTCTCCATCACCTAAACCATTGCATCGTGCTATTACATTAGAAATATACATTTCATCACATATGCCATTGATAGAAAATCTTTTTGCAATTGCTTTTGCTTTATCTAAAATTTCTTTTGGTGGTTCTTCAACGGATTGAGGTTCATTATCATTTCCGTATTCTCTTTTATACCAATCGTGAGTCTTTTTATATCCTATGTCATAACTTTCTTTATTAGGATAAAGTGTAAGGGTTGTATCTCCCTCGCAATATGTATAAATCATGAATTCTTCATCGTTGTATGCATAGAAACTATATCCATTTGTATAATCTCCATATTTGCAATTGAACTTTTTTACTTCAATATCTTGATGGTATGTAAATCCACGCAACATATAATTTCCATCTCTATCTGTGTCTTCTTCATCAAAAAAAGCATTGATAAATTTGCGCGTATCTTTTTTGAGAGCTTTAAACTTACTCAAATCTAATGGGGCTATTATTACAGCGTCTAAATCTGCCTTATACATTGCAATAGTATAATTAGGATCTCTATGAACTTTGCTTGCAAGTTTTCGCATATACTCCTTATATTCATTTCTTGTCATATTTTATCTCCTTTCCATACTTTACATAATTTACAAATTCTTCATCCCAACCGTTTTCTTCTGCGTAATTGAATACTGATTCTTCATTTACCTCAATATGCAATTCATCTTTATCATCAAACCAAGCACAAAACGTATAGTCTTTTATTAAGAAAAATACTCTGATTGTATCTTCCTTGGATTCAACGGACGTGATCATCCTAAAATCATCATTGGGGCCTTCGATATCTACATGCATTACAAATCTGTTTAAAAATGCATCAATTACTTTTTGGGTTTCTTGTATAAACATTTTATACCTCTCTTTCTAAAGAAAAAGACTACCATGCGGTAGTCCTTAACTTTCCTCTATGCAATAATCTAAAATCATTTGTATGTCTTCTTTTTCCATAAAACATCTCCTATACTTTATTTTTTAATTCTAATACTTGCATAAGTGCGTCTTGCAATATCCTTGAATAATTTATATTCTCTTTGTCTGCTTCTACGCTTAGCCAATATGGAATTGTACAATTCTTTTTTATAGAACGCTTTTCATTTTTACGTCGATATTCCACAAAATCAACATCTACATATGTAATAATATCGTCTTTTGCTTTTGATATTTCATGACTATATGGCTTTGGAAGTATTTCGTTATTGTCTTGCATATCAATACCTAGAATACCAATTGCATCTCTTGCCATTTCCATTGCGTCAGCTATTGAATTGCCTTGAGTAGCTATGTCAAAATCTGGGATAATAACATAAAATCCTTCTTCATTTGGACGAAGAACAATTGGATAAGCATCTTTCATTTCTTTTCTCCTATATATACTTCTTTAGTTTTTATAATACGTATATAATACGCTTATGTCAATAAGTTAGACTTCTTTTGCTAGTCTACATATATGAAGTGGCTTGCAAGCTTATATATATTTTCACGTATAAGATTCTTTCGGTTTTCTAGGAATGAAACAAAAACATCAGATTCTTTAGCACATGATAAGGCTGATTCTAAATGTTCTTGAGTCTCAAAATATTCTTTGTAAAATCTATTTTGTTCAGCTTCTAATTCATGTATGCTATTTTTCTGAATTGTTTGATTAACTCTCATGTTATAAACAGCAGTCGGAATAGCATCATAATATTCTTTATCCTCAGTCGAGAAAAAAGAATCTTCTTCAATGGCTTTAGCGTAATCGGTATAATAACCTTCTGCATATACCATAAATAAATCTAATGCTTTTCTAATACGTTCTTCATAGGATTTGTCTAAAAATTCTTTGTCTTTTTGTAGCTCAGCTGCTTTATCTAATATGTCTTGCTCACATTTTTTTATGAGTTCAGTAGCTATTTTATTGCTCATTTGGGAAGTTCCTTTCTCTTTCTAATCTACAAATAGGTAATGTATATCCGTCCTTTTCTGTTGAAATCTCAATAGATTCGTCATCTCCTTCAAATGTGAAGTCCTTATAATTCGCTTCCGAACCTAAGTATCCTACGATATTTTTCAGATAATCGAAAATATCTTTGTTACTTGCATCTTCAGTTATAGTGATTCCTTCGAGTGCAACGCTTGAATCGTTTACCCAATATCCTTCATCTTCGTTAAACCATACATCAATATAATCAATCAATTTCCATGTATTCATAATAATTCCTTTACTTTCTTGAGATTAAATCTATATAAGGGATATTTGCAATAACCGCTAGAGCATTCAATACCCGTGAATTCTCCTAGCTCATGCTCTTTTATGAAATCAATAGCCCACGGACAATTGTTTGTATCAACAAATGCTTCGTTTTCTTTTAAACTTCCATAAGGCAAATTTACTGTAATATAAGCCAACAGTTCTTCGAAACCAAATTCTTCATCTATGCAATATAATTTGATCGCAAGATTATTTCCTTTATAATATTTCCCTATTTCCATTCGTGATAATTCATATTCTCTATAAGCTGTTTTTACTTTCATTTGCGTTCTCCTCTCTTAGTGAGCGATTTAATCCTTCTCATGACTAAGAACAATGTAATCTTGCTTTACACTGTTCTTTTTTTACCATAACTCATATGCGATTAATTCTCTTATCTCTTTTGTTGCCTTTTTGAGTTCCTTTATCTTTTCTTCTAGAAGATAGTTATCTATGCTTTCGCACTCTTTCTTCTCTAAAACCTCATTTGCTTTTGGTAATAGATACCATAATGCAAATAATGGACACTCAATCTTATCAAGTTCTGTTGCTAATTTTTCAAATTCGTTCATCATTCCCACCATCCATGCACTTGTGGCATGTCCTCCTTTTTCATAAGATATCCGCGCTCTTCGTCGTAGTAGAAAACTGAACCATTACTCCATTCAAGACGCTTCATATCTCCTTCTGATTTTGCAGATACAAGCAATATCCCTTGTGTATCCATTTCCTTTTCAAGTTCCATGCAAGCCATGTTGTAACTACATTCGCTGTAAATCATACGCATGTTTGTTTTGCTGTCAAATACAGCTGTCACAAATTTTCTCATCCTTCAATCACCTCAATATCATCAATTTCAACGTCTTTCATAACGAGGTCTTCTGCAATTTCGCTTATATCAAATGAACCATAATGCATTAAAACATTTCCACAATTACCGCCAACAATAAATTCATCTGCGTAATGTATCCAATCATGATTTTTCTTTTCGCGGATATTTTCTCCATCCCATTCATACTCATTTTCCATATCGAGAATGTTCCGTTTGTCATTCTCAACAAGCCAATCAATAAGTATGTCTACTAATCCTTGATAATCTGTCGTAGCTTCATCTACCTTTACTACGTAGCTCTGAAGCCATGCAAATCCTGTTCCGTAACTGATTTTGTAATATGCTGCCATATATCTCTCCTTTCAAAGTATATAAAAATCCTTTTTCCCATATGATTTCTCAATTGCTATGGTTGTATATCGCATCTCTTTTCTGTTTGATATGTGATTGAAGAATAAACATAGCAAAAGTTTTGAACTTCCGTGGCAGAATCTCTCTGCTTCGTGAAAACTTGGCTCACGATTTGTAAAATCTGATGCCCATTTATATCCATTTGCCTTAGCTTGGTATGTTCTTTTATCCCACAATTTTGAGTTCGATACATTGTAATATCCCATTTCCATACTTTCAGTCTCCTTTTTATTTGCAGTCATACATTGTTATATCAGCTTCCTTGCACCAATCGCACTTGATAATAGTTTCATCATAAAGTGAAACCCATTCATCTTTCTCTTCATCGTAGTCTATGTCTTGTGATATCTGTTTACCGACATATATTTCTTCTCCTCTACTTCGTATTGCTTCAATACAATGTTTGCATAATATCATTCGTCATCCTCCTTGAATTTTACTGAACCACTAAACGCGGAACTTGATATTCCGTATACATCACTTACGTCATATCCTCTTCCATTTGCCTTGCAACCTCTACAATCAATCCATACGTCAAATATCGCTTTTGTAGGAATCACAACGTCTTTTTCAAGCTCAATTTCAAGAATGCTTCCTCCACCGCCCCATATATCATACAATCCGCACATAGCATTCTTTGTAACAATAAATTGGTTCTTTCCTTCGCGCTTATTGTAATCATAATCATGATTTGCCTTTTCATCTGCCTTTATAAGCTCTTTTAACTTGATGAAGTCAAACAATGGCATCTGTACACAAAATATAAGTGTATTCATGTGACTCGTTGCGTTTAAAAGCTCATTTTTCGCGGATATTGTAAATTTGCTCAATTTCTTTTCATTATACTCTTCAATTTCTTCATTTTGCTCAAAATCAATCATCTTTTGCACTTCATCAAGTTTTCCTTGCTGTTTCGCAAGCCAATATATCGGTGAATTCTCTTCGAAAGCTCCACCATAGTAATTAAGCATGTTACACTGTGTAAAATCAAAATTCATATCACCGACATCGAGAGATATTACGACATCTACCGAGTTATTAAAATGCTCTTCAGGCATATACCAACTGCAATGTTCATTTATCCAATCCCTTACTTCGTTATCATCATAATCTTCAAGTTCACTTGTGATAGTCTCATACATCTCACCCCAATAATAATCTTCTGCATTTATGCGCCAATCTTCCATGATTTCCTCAAATTCCATTCGTGGATTCTCGGAATGAGATATCTTAACAAGACTTTCGTCGCTTAGCTCATCTCTATAATCGCAATATATTTCAAATTCAAAATTATCTCCGTCGCGTTTATCTACATATAAGTTCCGTTCTATAATCTCTTTGATTTTTTCTTGCATATTGTCATTTCCTTCCTTTCACTTTAGCATATAGCTCTTTATCAGACATATTTCTCGCTTCTGTATATCTCTTCAAATAATCTTCTAAATATGCTTTTGGATAAGAAATATTTGCCCATGTTTCGCCTACACTATGTAATTCCCTTATCAAATCAATTTTTTTCATCTGCAATTCCCTTTTCTATTTTCTCTTGGATTGTTTTAAGTGCCTGGAATGTTTCGTAGTCATTAGCAAGCTCATTTGCATCGTAACTTTTGTTGTTAAGCCATATGTGTGATATCTCTAATTTTGGCTGTTTTTTAAGTATTTTTATTATCATTTCTGCTATAAGCTCAATCTGCTTATCAAGCGTTATGCTATCCGATGGAGATATATCTCCACTGATTACATGCGATCTCGCTTGTTCTTCTAAAAATATCTCGTCAATTGCATCTGTAAGTTCCTTTATTATTTTCTCTTTCATATGTTCACACCTTTTACCATTTCCTTTATTTCGTCAAGATTATCTGTTTCGTATGAAAAAATAGCGTCATCTCCGTTTACACATATCGTGAAAAGATAACGCTTCGTATTGTCAAATTCCCTTTTATCAAGGGCTATATAATCTTGCCATATATTTACAGTGGTTATTCCGTCTTTACTCCGTTTCTCTGCATGAGGGCATACATCATTATGCCATGAATTATCCTCCCAACCTTTTGGAAGATAGAATTCACCGTCATAATCTCTGAATTCCGTTATGTAACTCATTTCCGCTTCCGTTTCCTTTCCCATAGTGCTTTTTCTTTGCACTTTAATCTCTCATATATGCTCCATAATCTGTTTCCTAATTCGGTTCCATCGAACTGCCATGCTAATTCACTGACAATTTCCCTTATCATATACGGCATCCCCCTCATATAGTTTTGTTTTTTCCATTATATCGTACTTAATAGGCGATGGATACCCTTCTACGATTGAGTCATCGTATATTTCATCGGTTCCGTTGCTATCCATTATCGCGATAAATGTATCTCCGATTTTATATTCTCCATTTCCATAGAACGCCCATTCCATGCCGTAATCATCATCACATATAATCATTTCCGTTTCGGACTCGATATTTGTCACATGCATTATAAGTGGGTAATAAACACCCATCAACAAAAAAGTCATTAATGTTCTTTTCATTTCTCTTTCCTCCTTTTACGACGAATTCTTTTGGTTGTTTCATCTAAATCCATTGCTAGAAAGTTATATAAAAAACAACCACAACACAACGCATACATAAGAACTAATTCCATTGTTTCCCTCCTTATATGTGAATTACTCGTTTTTTCATTTCCCTACGTAATATTCGGCATTTCCCTTATCAAATGAATCTTCGATAAACAATGCAATAGGAATCTCAAACAATAAAAAGCCGGCATCTGCAAATCCTTCGTATATTGATTCCCTTACGTTTTTTGGTAGTTCGATTATATTAATCATTTCGCTTTCCTTTTCCCTTTCCTTTGAATTTTACGCACGTATAATTCCCTTTTCCCTTACTATCTTCATTTTAGGAATATTCGTATAGTAATAAATTCAATAGCTTTCAAATAGTCATAAATATATTTCTCATTTCCATTTGAGAAATGCTCCACGCGGAATTGCACCGCGCCATGCTACGATATATAACATGCTATTTCCTTTTGGAGCATAGGTGACTAACCCATATACAGTCAAGCCGATTTGCTTTGTGTAGTACTAACGGCTTACTACATACACACACCCATTTCCCTTCCATACGTTCCCTCACTCTATATATAGAGTTTCCGTGTGTGTCGCTGTTTAACGTCAGACTGAGACGGTCATACTCGTGTGCAACGGATTACTATGATATATACCGTTTATGGACATTGGTTGCCAAGCCAATGCTATCCATCCGAGAACGAGATTTACGTGTGGGGATTGTTCCACAACTACTCACCCTAATTACATAATGACGCACAGACTTACTCACCTACTCTACGGATTGTATACGTGCTTAGCTGAGACTTATTCCTTCACACTCACATTGCATGAGTTTGGCTCAGCGTCACACATAAACATCCATGACAGAGTGATTTACACATTAGGTTATCTGACCCTCTGTCAACACTGATTACCCTCGTATAAGCAGTATCCATGCGTATTGTGTAACCTTTTATGACGGTAGCTTGTGTCAATCAACTACAACGTTTTTGTTCCACGCGGTATTGAGCTTATTTCAATCAATCTTTATTGATTTTCAACTCACATAGCATATCTTACGAGCAACCACTTTTCTTCTCTCGTTATCATCCGCCCACATTCGAGATAATGTGTTGAGACCTACCTTACGTGGGATGAGCACTCAACACTGTATGCGACAACCACATACAGCAAACTCACCTTGCCATTATCCTCAGCCCTTTTACACGTTGCATAACCATTGTTATACTTTATGTGCAAGTGCTTCGTGCCACTTACTAACATAACTTGGAGCGTTGTTGCCACGTCTCGTGTGCTCCTTGTCTGTTAACTAATCTATCGGCAGTGTGTTGATGTTACACTCACTCTCCTCTCTATGCTTTAATTAGGTGTTATGACTGTGTAGTAGGTGTATCTACTTTCATACTCATCTAGCATTATTGTTGTGTTTAATCACATCACTCACACGCTATATCACGTATAGCTTTCTGCCTTATCCCCTAGTGGACACTGACTGCCCTTCATGGTTATAGAGTTTTATATTATATACTTGGAATTCATACCGTAACCATTGTTGCAGCATGTATAGATGTGGATATTCCACCATTGTGGATTCCACTAAATCGCGCTACGGAATTGCGCCGTAATAAAATATCGTTACTAAACTACGCGATAAAAAAAAATTTTTTGAAAAGAGGGACTGTATTTCTACAGTCCCTCTTCGCTTTTTACTTGGATACTGTATATCCAAGTTTTTCAAGGGATTTAATCTTATTTTCAACGCGCTCATCTTTTTTCTTGAAATATTCAGCTTTACTTTCAGCGGTTAAAACAAACTGACTATGAGATTTTACCCACTCTTTAACGTCGGTTTTATTCATAACTTTGCCATCCTTGAATATTAAATGAGCGCCATGTTTATGAACGTTAGTAGTATGAGCGTAAACCTCAGTACGTACAAGTGTTTCATCCCAATCAATGCTTATATTCTCGTTTTCAGCTCTAATGAGCTTTACAACACCATTCATAAACTTATACGCACTTTTTTCTTTGCCATTGGCGCTAATAGCATAGAATTCTACACCTTTACCATCGTGAGTAACCTTAGTGCGTATTACAGTGTCAGAATACTGCTTAGAATCCTTGTGCTCATTAACAGTCTGTTTAGGACTTTCAGCAACGATAGGTTGACTAACTGTTGCACTAGGAGTAGACTGAGTACCAAGCTTAAGTAAAGCTTGTGTAAGCTCATACTTATCTTCATCTGAAAGTGCCATAATCTGAGTTAATAATTCTACATTAAGTGTCATATAGACCTCCTTCTAATAAGCCATTGCTTATTTAAAAAAATATTTAGTTATCAATCTCGTTAAGCCCCTTGCTCAACTTGTGAACCCACTATAGCATGCCAAAAAAAGTGTCTTAAATTGGCTAGTTTTGGACGCTCCCGGGGGTATTAAAAACGGCTCCAGGTCAGTATTTTCCTGCAACTCCCACAGCTCCTAAATCTACACACAGGTATCGAAATTGAATTCGAAAGCAAATGAGAAATTAAAAGAAATGATCAGAAGTGATTAGAAATTAATACTTAAAAAATCATCAAGAGCAATACGTAAATAAATATATATAATAATTAATTACGATTGTTAAAATTATAAATAACTGTAATAATATAAAAATAATTATTATAATATTAATATATAAATATAAATAAATATAAATATATATATTAATATTATTTGACTCCAAATAAGAGGCCCTAATCACCCAATTAGGAGGAAGAATGTTAGTCCCAAATTTTATAATCAAAGATCAAGAGCTGAGTGATGAAGCAGTCCAAGCGTATGTATTTATCAAAATCCACACATATAGCGAACTTTATGAGAGTTGCCTATTCACGACACCACAGATAGTAGACCAGATTCAAGGGTATACTAACTCGCATGGGGTGTTTTATAAGACTTCTCAGGCAATAAAAGAACTTGCAGAGAAAGAGGTATTAGATATTGCAAAAGAGGACGCAGTAAATTGGCGGATTTTCATGCAGTCTTTTGAATATCCGAGAAACGAGTGTGTGGAGGTAGAACCGGAAGCATTGCGGAATATAATGGATTGTAGAGTAAGGGGGAAAGCGTCGGTGCTAAGATATTATCTTCTGCTACTTGCAAATATCTCTTCGTCTTCCAAGACGTGTACAAAAGAACAGACGTGGTTTGCTTCACAGCTAGGTATTTCACCAAAGAGTATAGCGACGTACAACAAGTATTTAGAAGAACTGAAACTGATCTATGTATACCGTCCTACTGGGATGTATGTAAGTAACGTGTATGGGCGGTATGAAGACCGAGAACGAGTAGAGAAAAAAGGGGCATTAAACCCGAATGAAAAGCGTCGTTATGCGATGTTGTACAAAAATGCAATAAGAGGATATCCATATGATAAAACGACCTTGATAGATATAAAAAATCATATGGTAATGATGGGCAAAGACGAGGATTTATCACCGTTAATTGCCAAAATTAAAGGGGAAACGATATGATGATGATTGAGGGAGAACAATACTCCATATCTTCGAAAGAGCTCTATAAAAAGCTAGGGCTCAGTGAATCTAACTATTCTCATTGGTGCAAAAGAAATATATTGGAAAACGAAGCGTTGCGAGAAGGAATTGACTATAAAGCCGTTGTTTCCACTACTCGTTCTGAAAACGAGTTGGGATTAAAGCCAAATTATGGACAAGAATATTTATTGTCATTTGATGCGGCTGCTGATCTTGCAATGGAAACACACACTGAAAAAGGACGAGAAGTAAGGGACAGTTTCATCAAAGCAACGACGGTAATAGTCGGTCGTCTTATGAATCAGGTGAAACAATTAAGTGAGCAGATAAATATGCTTGAGCAGAAAGTTGATCTGGATAGTGAAGCGATAATCAAGTTAAATTCTGGTCGTTCTGTATCTGGGGGGAAACTTTCTGAATGGGCTCAAGATAGGGACGAGAAATTAGATATGCTTGCGGAAGAAATGGGATATACAAAAAAAGACCTTCTATCTCGTCTTATAAAAGAGATGGAGGAAGAATTTGGGATAGTCTTTCAGAAATGGATGAACTCGTATCGGATAGACAATCCGGATATTGAGGGGAATCCATGGCGTATATGTGTATTGGATTATTATGACGAACTAGAGGAATGGTTTGATGAAATTCTGAAAAGATATTTAGACCAATATGGATTAGGAAGTTCAAATGAAAATGATCCCATTGCAAAATATGGAGACGATCCAGCATTTTGGGAAGCATTAGAAAGATCGGCAGAGATGTATAAAGAAAATGCGCAAAGGAGATAACTATGTCGCAATACGGACTTCGTATTATGAATTTTGAAGCTGCATCTATTTATGAGTACATGAACGGATTTCGTGGCCGTTTAGATTCTACTAAAGCTATGCTCGTCAATAGTCTTTTCTTAGATTTTTTATTAGATAATGATCTTTTGACTATCACGCAAGGAGATTTTACAAGAAGCATAATCTGTATTCAGTTCGGATATGGGACAAAAGACTATGAGACAATGAAACAGAGATTAAGTGGCAGAGATGAAGAACATTTCAAGACTCTTCTTGCAAATCTTGAGAAGAACAAAGATAAATGTATCAAAATCTCAAAAGAAGAATTGAGAGTAAAGTACTATTCTGAAGGTGTGAGCATAACGTACAAGACTTTTACAAAAAACGGAAAAGAATTAGAAAATCGGAGAAATACAATACATTACAAGATGTTGTATAGGACTCCTGGCAAAGCGAAAAAAGGAACTTGTATGTTTGTGGATTCTAAGATATATGATAAAGTTCACAATTTCCTTTATATGGGGATTCAGCTTCCAATGGAGAGGGCTCCAATTGTCGAGATGGGAGCCTACTCGTCTCTTATAACAAGTTCAATTATGGGTCGAGTAAAAATACTTCCGGAAGAAATTTTAATTTTAAAAGATGTCGATTCAATCTTTAAAACAAAAGTTTTATCTGTAGAGACTGATGAAAACAAAAGAACTTTTATCAAGGAGAAAGAAAATTATGAAGTGATAAATACTCTCTTTGATGGACAAGCACTGATTGAGGGATCCATCTTTCCGGATTGGGCAGATGGCTATATCTTATTGCGTCATCATATGACTAAGGTTGCAGCTTTCAAGACAAGGATACAGCAGTTTTTCATGGATTATTATGGCTCTGACTATGAGACTGCTGAAGTTAAAGATATGTTTGGAAGGATTGTTAAAATTAAGGATGTAAAGTTGCTAACCACAGACAATGCAATTAAGTGGAAAAAGTTCGGAGTCAGTTTTGATTATTGGGCATCGTGGGTTAGACGTAATGGGTGCCAGTTTGGCATTGTAAAGACATCTCATGAATCTAAACTTGGTGACGTTCAGCGTATGAGTTATCAGATGATGAACTCACTTGATATTGAATCTATGCCAAGCGTATGTAGCAAAACTGTAGAATATATAAATAATCTAAAAAATAATGACGATGTTTTTTTAGATTTTCTGAAAAAAAATAAAAATTTTGCAAATGATTTTGAAGTATTGATTGCTCTATATCAGCATAATTCAGATTTTGCAAACAGCTCATATTTTAGAGAGCGCAGACAAGCAATAATAAATGCATATGTTTTGAATTTCAAAAATGGACATAGTATACAGAATGCTGATAACTTGACGATTGTTGGTTCGCCTTATGCTCTTCTGCTTCATGCAGTGGGCGAAGATCCATTTAGTGATCCTACTCTTCGTCCGGAATATGGAACTATACAATGTTATACAGAGAGATTTGAAGATGACGAATATCTTGCAGCATTTAGATCTCCTCACAATTCAAGAAACAACATTGTTTATCTTCATAATAACAAGCATGACTTAATCAGGAAATATTTTGATCTTGGAAATTATTGTATTGCAATAAACATGATTGAGACCGATTTTCAATCAAGGGCAAATGGCGCTGATCAAGATTCGGATACAGTATATACAACAAATCAGAAAGAGATTGTTGAACATGCAAAGAGATGTTATAAGGATTATCCAACTATTGTAAATAACATCCCAAAAGATTCGAATATATATAACTATGACATGAAAGATTTTGCTCAGGTGGATAATAGCCTTGCAGCATCTCAGCTTGCTATCGGAGAATCTTCAAATCTTGCACAGATAGCATTGACATATACTTACAATTTTGAGGATCGCAAATATTCGGATTATGTATGTATACTTGCAGTTTTAGCGCAAGTTGCTGTGGATAGTTCAAAAAGACGTTTTAATATTTCGTTACCAGATGAAATATCCAGGATAAAAAAGGATATGGACATTAGCGAAAATGGGCTCCCCTTCTTTTGGCTCATAACCAAAAGAGATAAACGCAAGGTTCATACTGATGAACAAAGAAAGGAGCGCGACCGGATTAATAAAATAAAAATCAAGAAAAAGATTGAACCATCATTGGATTGTCCGATGAATTATCTTTACCGGTTAAGACTTGATAGAACAAAATATAACTCTCCTTCTCTACCGATGGATAATTTTTGGATTAGACATGATATTGAGAACGGCCGACGTAAATCAAAGCTTGTTGAAAATCTTATAGAGAAGTATTCTCTTGAACTTTATAACTATAACTCATCTGATGAGAAAGATCCTGCAGACTATTTGCTTCTTAGGGAGGATTTTGAAAAACTTATTTCTGATATTCAAAGGATTTATATCTCTAAGAATTATCTAGGAATGATGAGTTGGTTAATTAACAGAGCTTTTATGATTGGAAGTGGAGTTCAGCAAAATAAGAATGGAATAAGTTCCAAACTTTATAAGAATAGAGCTCTTTTGCTCAAAGTACTATATGTAGTATCACCTGAAGTATTTTTACAATGTTTTGTAGAAAAGTGTACACCTAGACGAAAAAAAATCGTTGAAGACCGCATGGACACTGAGGATTTTTTTCAAAATAAAAAAATCTAATGAAGAGAAAAGGGGATTGTATCCTCTTATGATGAAAAGGAGATTTTTATGAAAAATATGATTGATGTTGCATTACCTATTTTTGATTGTGATTCTAATTCCCCTTACGATGCTTTCATAAAACAAGACTTGCAGAATAGAATTCTTGTGCTTAATGAATCTGTTACGGAAGCAATTGTTAATGAGGAAGTGATGTGTATTCTTAGATGGAATTCTGAAGATAGAAATATTCCATCAGAAAAGAGAAAGCCTATTGTGCTTTATATTAATTCAAAAGGAGGAAGTTCTTTTGATGGACAAGCTTTAATTGATGTTATTTTAGCTTCTAAAACAAAAGTTAAAACTGTCTGTCTTGGAATGGCAGCATCAATGGCATATCTTATTTTCTTAGCTGGACATGAAAGATATGCTTTCCCAAATTCTTGTCTTCTAATGCATGAAGGAGCTCAGGAAATTTCAAATTCAGCTTCAAAAACTAGAGATATTATGGAGTTTTTTGAAGAGGTAGATGAAAGAATTAAACAATATATTTTAGATAGGACTTTAATTAGTTCTGAATTTTACGATCAGGTTTATAAAAAAGAGCTATGGATGTATGCAGATAAGCAAGGAAAAGAATTGGGAATCGTCAATAAAGTAATTGAACAAGATTGTGATTTGGACGAGTTATTTTAACCATTCTTTGTATTATAAACAAAGGAGGTAATAATGGATCGGCTTGAAATTTTTAAAGTAATTGCAACTATATTGGTTTCTGTAATAACAACTTTTGGAGCGGGATGGATTACGCTCCGAAAGTTTTATTTAGAAAGAGAAGATAGAAAAGATGATGAGTTATTGCAGAAAAGAATTGATGATTCAATCGAGAAAGCAAAAAAGGAAATGAATGAAGAAATAAAAGAAGCTGTTCAACAAGGAATCGTTGATTGCGGTGTCATTGGAGATAAAGCGATTCGTCAAGTTAGAGATGAGCTTATGGAAAAATTCGAACAAGGGTTAAAAGCTACCGATGATGAGGGTAAAGAAAGATTTGAAATCAATTCTCGACAGATACAAGAGAATAGCAAACAGCTTTCCGAAAATAGTAAGCAAATTGAAGCTCTTGTCAGAATTGTAAAATTGCAAGCAGAAAAGAACGAATCGAAATTCACTGCGCTTGCAGATTCACTAACATCCTTAAACAAAATGGTACTTGTTTCTGCTGAATCTCAATGTAACTCAAACTATGACAGATTGTTATTTGTCACAAACAAAGTTCTTAAAAGTGCGCGAATGACAATCTCAGATAAAACTAATCTAAAACAGCTTTATACTTCATGGAAAGATCTTGGAGGTAAAGATGCGAAAATGGATACTTTGTATGAAGAGTGTATGAAAATGACACCAATACAAGATGAGTAAAAGGAGTTGATTTACATGGCAACACTTATGCACCCAAAAAATGAACGTGAAATAAAAAAAATGGGCGTAAAAGAGATACGACAAGCTTTTATAAAGCTTAACGAGTATTATGGAAAACTTCTTAATGGATATTATCTTCTATGTCCATCATGCAATTCATGGATGATTGCGACTGAAGCTTTTTATTTAGATAGACGATATGCAACAGATCGTTTTCCTATCTGTAAACGATGCCTTTTAAAAATGGCTCAGCAACAAAAAAAAGATACTGATGAGCCAAATGAAACAAAAGAAAGTGTTCAGAAAGTTCTTCAATTCATGGATAGAATTTATGATGATGATTACTATAATGGCTGTGTTAAAGCTGTTATGGATGGTGTAGGAGAAAAACAAAAGTACTCTCCTTTTGCAAATTATATGACTGGTATTCAGTCATTGCCGCAATATCATAATAAATTTTGGAAAGATAGTAAATTTGGTGATGAGATTCCTGGACAGAATGAAGATGAAATAAATGAAAATTCTCAAATTATAAAGAGAGCTAGAAGAAGATTCGGACGAGATTATTCTACTTCGGATCTTTATTTTTTAGAATTAGAATATGAGGATTGGACTTCCCGTCATGAATGTCAAACTAAAGCACAGGAAGAAATTTTCGAAAGGTTAGCATGGAAAAAGCTTGAGATTAAAAATGCAACAAAGCAAGGGTTGGTAACAAAAGATCTTGATAAGACATATCAGGAGCTTTTAAATACAGCAAATATTACGCCTAAGCAGACTGGTATGGATGCTTTTGCTGATGCTCAGACTTTAGGGACTCTTATTCAAAAATGGGAAGAAACTCGTCCTCTTCCAGAGATTGATCCAGAACTTGAAGATGTAGATAAGATTGGATTATATATTGATGCATTTTTCAAAGGCCATACTTCTAAGATGTTAGGTATTAAGAATACGTTTTCAAATATCTATGAAAAAGTCATGGCAAAATATACTGTCAAGCCACCGACGTATGAAGATGACGAAGACTCAGAAGATATGTTTAATAAAATATTTGGTAATGTTGAGGACTTTTAATGGCAGAAAAAAAGAAAACGGTTCAAGAGGTTTATCAGGAAAAATCTGAGAAGCTGATGAACGGTGTGGCATATTGGGCCGCTTTTTATCGGAAAAATCCGCAGCGATTAGTCAAAGATTATCTAAATATTTCTTTAAAATTATTTCAGAAGTTATTGATCTATATGATGATTGTTAGCACACATTTTTGTTATATAGCTGCAAGAGGTCAGGGAAAAACCTGGCTTGTAGCTTTATACTGTGTAGTGCGTTGTATTTTGTTTCCTGGTTCTAAAATTATTATTGCTAGTTTTAGAAAAGAACAATCATTGGAAGTATTGCAGAAAATAGAAGAAGATTTTTTAAAGCTTCACTCATGGGGATCTTTAAATCTAGTAGCTGAGATTTCTTATATCTCAACAAGTGTCAATAAGCCTATTATTGAATTTAAAAATGGTAGTTGGATAAAGACTGCTGTTGCATCTGATTCTGCAAGACATAATAGAGCTAATGTTTTAGTAGTGGATGAATTTAGAATTGTGCCAAAAATCATTATTGATACGATTCTAAAAAAATTTCTTACTGCTCCAAGGCAACCAGGTTTCTTATCTCTTCCGGAATATAAAAATAAATCTGAATATGAAGAGCGTAACTGTGAAATGTATATGACTTCAGCATATTACAAAGAGCATTGGTGTTTTAGAAAAGCTCAGTCTTTCTTTGTAAATATGCTTGATGATACTAAAAAGTATTTTTGTGTGGGTCTTCCATATCAGATTTCAATCAAAGAAGGACTACTCTCTCGTGCGCAAGTTCAAGACGAGATGTCGGAAGAAGATTTTGATGCGATAACTTGGTCGATGGAAATGGAATGTTTATTCCAAGGAGAAGCTGAAGGAGCATTTTTTAAGTATGACGATATTTCTCCTAGAAGAAAGATTAAGAAGGCTTTTTATCCATTACGTGTATATAAGTCTCATAATATGGCAATTCCAGAATTGGATCCAGGAGAAGAAAGAGTTATGAGTGTCGATGTAGCTCTTATGTCTAGTAAGAAAAAGAATAATGATGCTGCGGCTCTAACTATTGGAAGAGCTTTTCCTACGGATGGTTATGAATATACAGATAATATAATATACCAGGAAACGCATGAAGGATTGACGACAGATGATTTGGGTCTTATTACTATGCGTATGTTTTATCAATATCATTGCACTCAGTTAGTGTTGGATACTAATGGAGCAGGAATCGGTGTGTATGATTATATTATAAAAGATCAATATGATCCTGATTATGGTATTACATATCCGGCTTTAACTTGTTGCAATAATGCTGAAATGTCTGAGCGTTGTAAAGTAAAAGGGGCTCATGCCGTTGTTTGGTCTATAAAGGCTGATGCAACTTTTAATAGTCAATCTGCTACTGCTCTTCGTACAGGTTTACAGACTGGAAGAGTGACATTGTTGGTCAACGAGTTTGAAGCGGAAGATACAATTAAGCAAGTTCGTGGATATAAAAATATGACAGCCGTAGAACAGGCAATGTTAAAAATACCATATGTCCAAACTTCATTTATGGTTAATGAGCTTGTAAATCTTGAATATACTATAGTGAATAATAACGTGAGGATTAAAGAAAAATCCGGAATGCGGAAAGATAGATATTCAAGTTTGCAGATGCAATATTATGTTGTTCAGCAGCTTGGTCTTAGATTAAGACCAAATGTTGAATCTACTGAGACAATGATTCTAAAATTATTATCGCATATAAGGCCATCTCAAAGGCTAAAGAAAGGAGGCCGCTAGTGGCTAGAGCAAAATTACCAGATATTACTACGGTTTCCGGACCAATCGGTAAGCCGAAATTAAGTGTTGCAGAAATAAAAGAGCAATATAAGATGGATCATGAACGTCAGCAGATAAATTATAAAAATGCGAAAGAGGCTGCTGTTCGTTATTTGCGTGATTTAGATAAATCAATCAAGAATCGTAAAATTGAACCTACGGATAGAGAAAGAGTTCGTAAGCTATTAACAGGTAATATTGGCGTAAATGGTAAAACTCTTATAACTGCCAGTAGATATCTGTATTATAGGTCACAGATTTATAATAAACTTATCCATTTCTATGCTGATATGTATTGTTTGGAATGCCGAAGTGTTACGCCTCCATACAATTTTACAAAAGATATGGATTCAACAAAAGCACTTAAGCAATTTAATAATACTTTAGACTTTTTGGATATTATGAATTTAAAGAATAATTTTAATGAGGTATTTATCAATCTTTGGATTGAAGATGCCTCTTTTAATTTATTCTTTTATGATAAGACGGGTTCTATGTTTTATCGGATTGAACCAGAAGAATGTATTTTTGATTCAAAGTATATGATGGGACCTGGACTTGGTTTTGCAATGGATATGAGCAAATGGAAATCTTCTGATAGACAACGTTTAATTGATCAGCTTGGTTCTCCATTAAAAGAAATGTGGGATGAGTATGAAAGAACGGGCATAAAATATGTTCATGTTCCTGATGAATATAGCGCAGCATTTAAGTTGCGTTTAGATTTATGGGATAGTATTGTTCCTCCGATTATTTCTATGTTTGGGCAACTTGCAAATCTTAATGATCTTGCAGATATTCAAGCAGATGCGGATGAACTTAGTATATTTAAGCTTATCTACTACCCTCTTAAGATTTTGAATGGTGGAAAAACAGATGATTTTGAAGTAACTCCGGATCTTGCATTAGATTATTTTAACAGGATGGTTGATGAAGCTCTTCCTGCTAATGTTAGTGCAGCAGCGATTCCAGGAGATGAATTAAAAGTCATTGATTTTTCCAATAATACTACTCAAGAGATAGATAGAGTTGAGCAATCTCAATCTCAGATTCTTGGAAGTGCAGGTGGAGCAGGTGCATTGCTTGATGCGCAAAGAGCTATAAATAATACAGCTTTGATTAATGCAGCTCTTAAAAATGAGACTGCATATGCTCTTTCTACTATTCTTCCACAAATTGAAAGCTTTACGAATAGGATGCTTACGTTTAATGTTAAGAATCCTTGTCATGTTCGATATTTCCCAGTAAGCATATATACAAAAGAAGATTATAGAAAGAATATGCTTGAGATGTGTCAATATTCTTATGCAATGCGTTTGGCGCTTGGAACATTTATGGGATTTACAGAACGAGAAACTATTTCATCTCTTCATTTTGAGCAGGATGTTTTAGGTCTTCAGGACATTATGAGATATCCACTTCAGTCAAGTTATACCATGACTGGTGAAACAGAAAAAGGTGAAGTAGGTCAAGGAGCTCCGACTAAAGATCCAGATCAGCTTTCTCCAAGTGGAGATCGTAGTCGGAATTATATTTGAGGAAAAGGATATGGAAAAATTCATAAAGACTCAGGATGCAGAACTTGCCAAAAACTTGAGAGAACTAGGATATAAGGAACTCAAGTCACAAAACAAGTTTTTTGTATTTATAAACAATGGCAAAGTTTCTTTTTCTTCTGAAGAAAAAAAGAAACTTACCTACACAAATAAGATGGAGGTCTAAAACGTGAAAAAGAAAATATTAACACTTGAAGATCTCGTCAAGTTTTGCAAAGTTCAAAAATTATTCTGTTTTAGTTCTAAAGATACAGGATATCAGATATGTGTTCATGTTCCGGCAGATTTTGAAAAGAACGAAGTTGAGAACTCTTCTCTTTTATTCGCAGATATTAAAGCTTTTCATACTGGAAGAAATAGAAATGAAAGTAATGTAACAGTAGATGCTGCTAAAAAATCTTTGGATACATTTGCATATAAACCTATTCTTGCCGCGTTCATGACTGATGAAAATGGTGTGGAAGATTTTATGTCTCATGAAATGGAAATAGACGACGATGGAAATATAGTCTATATCGAACATCAAGTTGGTTGTTTTACTACAGATAAACCCAAAATGAAAAAAGATCCAGATCATGAAGATAGACAGTATGTATATGCTACTGCTGCAATCCCAAGAGATTATACTCACGCTGCGGATATCATCGAGAGAAAAGGTGGAACAAAAGTATCAGTAGAGTTGTTAGTTAATGAATTCCAATATGATGAAGAAGCTGACGAACTTTTACTTACTGATATCGAAGTATCTGGACTTACTCTTTTAGGAAAAGATGAAAATGGTCATGAAGTTCAAGAGGGAATGGAAGGTGCAAGACTTGACATTAAAGATTTTATTAAGTCTAAAAATAGCGTTTATGAGCTTAATGAAGATGTAAAAAGGTTTATTCAGGATTCAATAGTTGAAACCTTGAATAATATAGATTCTCAGAGGAAGGAGGAAAATCAAATGAGTCACTTCGATGAACTGTTAAAGAAATATGGAAAGACAGTCGAGGAAATCGCTTTTGCATACGAAGGATTATCAGATGAGGAATTAGATTCTGCATTCGCTGAAGCGTTTGAGAATGCTCCAAATTCTGAGGATACTGAAGATGCAAATAAGGAGACCTATGAACTTGAGTTTGCTGTTACTTGGAATGGTATAACAAATACGTTTTCAAAGTCTCTTAATGATCAGATTCGAGATATCACAGAACTTGTAAATGCAACATATGGTGCAGAAGATTGTGCATTCTATGATTGCGAAGTTTTTGATGATAAGACGGTTCTTTTCCATGATTGGTGGAATAACCGCCATTTCAAACAGAAATACGGCAATAAAGAAGGAAATCTTGTTCTTAAGGGAGAAAGAACTGAAGTATTTGTTCGTTACCTGACAGAAGAAGAACTTACTGCTCTTGATGATCTTAAGTCAAAGTTTGATGCAAAGGTTAAAGAGTTTGATGAAATTCAGGAAGAGCTTACTCATTATCATGATGAGCCAAAGAAGCAGGAAATTCTTAATAGTAAGGACTACTCTTCTATTGTTGCAAATGAAGAGTTTTTGGAACTCTCAAAGCAGGATAATCATTTCAGTATGAGTATCGAAGATGTTCAGGCTAAAGCAGATGAAATTTTGCTTAATGCAGCAAAGAGTGGAAAAGTAGACTTTTCATCTCATGATGAAAATAAGATATCTGTTTCTACTAAGCCGCTTTCGCCGGTTAATGTTTCACAGAAAAGATATGGCAGTTTACTGTCAAATATTGATTAAGGAGGGAAAACATTATGATGACTTCAACTTATCAGTTCTCTGCAACACATGCTAGAGCACTGCCTTCAAATGTAGTATCACAGCGTTATGGAAATCATATGCCAAGTATTAGACTTGCAACGGATGCAGATAATGGAAATCTTGTTGCAGTTGGTTCTTGGGTAGATTGGGATTATTTTGATGAAGCAGCAGTTACAACTTTCACTGGAGAGATTATTGCTCAGGATAAGAATGGTGATTGGGTTGTTCTTGTAACAGATCCTGGTGATGCTTGCTTTGTATATCAGATGCCTCTTACACCTTATGAGTCACCTGAAGAGCTTCTTAACGAGAAGACAATGTATAACAAGGCTGGTGATATTGTAAGAACTTATGTCCTTACAAAGCTTGACAGAATTACTGTTTCTGACGAGGGATTTACTGGTGGAACTCCTGCTGTTGGAGCAGCTATTACTGGTGTGACTAATAAAAAGATGGTTATTTAATTTTGGAGAAAGGAGGAAATTACTATGGCACTTAATACAGAAAATTTAAGAATGGTATTTGCCGAGGAAGGAAAATATGATGGCTTTAAGAAGCTTACATATGCTCTTGCTCATGGTGAAGACATTTATGAGTATGATGATAATGGAGTTGAGAAGAGAGTTTCTAAGTCAGTAGCTAATAAGGCTATTCAGAAAGTTTTCATGGATGTATGTGGCCTTACAGAAGCTGACCTTTCTTCAAAGAAAAAAAGACATCGTGCTGAGAAGGCACATGCTACTGAGATTTATGCAATTCTTGAAGAGGAAATTGATTTTAAGATCAATGAAGGCTTCCAGGAGTCTATGTTCTTTAATGATTTTGTAGAGACTCATAATGTTGCTCTTGGTGATGCAATTGAATTTAGAGTAGATAAGTCAAATGCTCTTTTTGAGATTTTAGATTATTCCGGACAGAATCATGATCTTACAATGCAGCAGCTTCCTGCTAGAGAGTATGTTACTGTTAAGACATCTCCAAAAGCAATTAAGATTGGAAAAGATATTGATCTTATCATTCTTGGAAGAATTGATTTTTCTGCTTGGATTCAGAAGATCGCAGATTCTTATGTACAGTATATTCAGGCTCTTATTTACAATGGTCTTGTTTCTGCTGAGACAAAGCTTCCGGCAGCATATAAGCAGAATGGAGCACTTGCTTCTGGTGTTAAGTCAACATTTGATGAGCTTATTGAGGATGTTGCACTTGCAAATGGTTCTGATGTAATCATTCTTGGAACAAAGGTTGCACTTAAGAAGATTAATAATCTTGCTGATGTTCAGTGGGCATCAGATGATCAGAAGAAGGAAATGAATCAGCTTGGAAGACTTGGATCATATGAGGGAACTACTATTATTGAGATTCCTCAGAGACTTGCTTTTGGTGGATCAGCTAATCCTTCAGGTAATAATTCTAAGTTAGTTCCTAATAATAAACTTTGGTTTATGCCTCGTGTTGAGGACAAGTTTGTTAAGTTCCTTGATTATGGCGAGTCAGAAATCTTTGAAGTTACAGAGAAGTTTGATCTTCAGGATGATTTTGAGACTTATGAGCTTCACAGAGAAATGGGTGTTGACGTTGTTCTTGGTGGATACTTTGGAACATGGACTAACCCTTAATCTGTAGATCTAAGAATAAAAGGAGAAATAATACATGGCACGAGCAAAATATGTTAGTGAGAAAACATCTGAGGAAATATTCGAAGAAGAACTTCCAAAGAAAGATGTAAAAAAAAAGGCAAAGAAAGAATTTAAAGATACAGATCTGATTCCATGTATATCTATTACTGTAGGGGGGCTTCATTTAATTGGAGCAAAAAGTGGGGATATATATCATTGGCTTAATATTGGAGATGTAACTGAAGTTGAGTATCGTGATCTTTTAGCAGAAGTAAGGAATCATACTTTTTATATTTATGAACCAGCTTTTATTATTCAGGATGACGATTTCTTAAAAGAACATGATGATATTCTTGTCAGATATGGTCAGCTTTATACTCCTTCTGATATTGAAAAAGTACTTGCTTTACCTGCCAATCAGTTATTAGATACTTTGAAAAAGATGCCGGTCGGAGCACAGAATGCAGTAAGGGATCTTGCGGTACGTAAGATTGATAACGGTTCATTAGACAGTGTTCAGAGAATAAAAATCTTGGATGAGTTCTTCGGTACGGAGATGCTTTTGAAACTAACTCGATGAATCTAAGGAGGTGTGTCTATGATCTCTTTGGACTACGAGGAAATTTTCAGTAGTTTTTTAGGGAGCGTGACAGATTATAACTTAGCTTCCTTAGATTCTACTGAAGCCTATGAAATTATGAAAGAATATTTACATAAAACACTTGCTACAAGATATGTCAATAGATTGTTTTCTTCTATGAAGTTGGATGATGATGTCCAGCTTTTTTCATTTGAGATGAAATATCCTATTGATGAAAATACTGATCGTGAGTTTGTAATTAATGCTCTTGCTAAATGGATGGCTTATGAATGGTCTCAAAATAAAGTAAGTTCTACTACTCTTGTTATGCAGCTTCTTGCTGGAAAAGAACAGAAGTTTTATGCACAGAGCAACCAACTTACTGCAAATGCAGCCCTTAAAGAGAAACTATATGACGAAGCGTATGGTTACATAATGCGCAGAGGTTATATAGATAATAAGTATTTGGAGGGCAAGAAATCATGATTCATAAGTATGGAGAATTTAGTGAGAATCAGATTCATGAAGCAAAAGAATTTATAAGAAAACGTATATATTTTTTATTGCTTATAGTGGATCCTGAGACAAAAGATAATTACAAGAATGTAGATGTTCTTAAGGCTTTCGACGGAGTATTGACTGATGTCGCAAGTTTAAATGATCTGCTTGGTTGTCCTGTGGAATTAGTATCTATATTATCAAAGCTTAATGCTGCAAAGCTTGAGTTCCAGGATAAAGATTTTAGATGGAGAAAGTATAGAAAACTGATTCTAGATTCGGGTAACGAGGTATCAAAGCTAAAGGAGGTGTGATAATGCCCTCTTTTGACTTATATAAAAAAATTTTAGGGAATCCAAGGACTAACGGAGAAGCACATAAAATAGAGAGTGATCAGATTATGGAAGCGACTTGGTATAATGATATAAATGCCAAGACAGCTTTTTTCTATGATCAATATCATGACGAAGAGTTTGATATAAAAGATGGATTGAATCCTGAGCGGACACATAAGATTCCGATTGAAGTTAAACTTTTTGAGATTGAATACAATTCTCTTTCAAAAGATGAACAAGGTTTTCATTTACAATTCAAGCCAAGTTTTAATTATAAAAAAGTTGTTCCGTATTATGACGAGGTATTTACTGCTTTATATTCAGCTCATTTTCCTATTGGATTATATCTTGATTATCCGGATGAAAAAGGTATTTATCATAGGTGGTTATGCGTAGGACAATATAGGCAGTTTGCAAATCAGTTTCCTACGTGGATTGTTCTTCCATGTGATTTTAAAATTCAATGGATATATAAAAATCAAAAATATGAATCATGGGGAGCGTTAAGAAGTCAGAATTCTTATAACTCAGGTGTGTGGACGGATTACAAGATAACTTCGGTTGAAAATCAGAAGATTATTTTGCTACCTATGAATGAAATAACCAAAACAATTTTTTATAATCAGAGGGTTGTTATTTCTCAATATAGGGAAGAACCTGTTGTTTGGAAGTGTTCGAAAGTTGAAGATATGAATGTTAAAGGAATTACTCGTTATACATTTGCTCAGGATCTTTGGAATGCTCATACAGATTATATTGAGAAAGATAATGATGGAAATGTAATCGGAATGTGGTGTGACTATTTTGATAATGGTGAAGTTTTGCCGATTAGTCCTATTGAAGTACCTACAACCATTTATTCAATCATTTCTTATTCTGGTTTAAGACCAGAAATGAGAATTGGTGGAAGTTATAAAAAGTTTACAGTTACATTTTATGATGATGACGAAATTATAAATTTCAAAAACGGAACATGGACATTTACAATTGATGGGGTCGATGTCTCAAGTATGATTACAACTTTGGATAATTCTCAATCTGCTGATGTAGAGGAAAATCAAATAAAAGCCAAGATTGCTGCTAGTGATGATTATATTGGAAAAGTTCTTGTAGTCGGATTTGAAAGCAATGATGGAATAAAGTCTGAGCTTGAGATCAATTTGCTTGGAATGTAAGGAGGTACGATTATGCAATATACTGCTGATGATATCAAATATCTCCAATCGTTTCGAGAAAAGATAGATTACGATCCTATTAAATGCAAGCAAAAGATTAAAGAACTTTTGCTTGGAAACAAACACATCTTACACGTTTTAAATAATAAAGAATTAGAGAAAGTTCAGGCAGAACCAAGTGATTATTATTTAATTAATATTATGCCGTATTATGTAGTTGAACCTACTCAAACTAACGTTCAAAATTTTATTACATTTCAAGTAAGTTATACGGAAATTCCACAATATAATAAATCTATGAAATTTCTTCAGATTATTTTTGTAGTTTTATGTCATGTGGGAAATATTACTGAAGAAGCTACTTCTCTTAATCGTCATGATTTACTTGGAGCACTTATTCAGGATCAGTTTAATTTTACAAATATTTGTGGTAAAAAAATAAAGCTCGTTGAAGACAAGGAGATTGTTGTAGATAATGATTATATTGGAAGACAGATGGTCTTTGAGCAATTGACAGACAATAACTTTGTACGCACCAAGAACGATATTGCAAGGTTGAGTAATAAAGAGCCTTATGCCGAAATCCCGCAATCCGAAGATTGAGTTTGATCAGCTTCAACTCTATTTTAGAGAACCTTATATCGTAGATCTGCCGGATATACATGGCAAGATTATCTTGACTCAGCCCAGTATAGGTGATGTCGTAAGAATTGGTGAAGAAAGATTTTATAAGACATTAAGTATATTCATAACAAATACTACTTCTTATAGACTTATTCTTTGGGGAGATGGCGAAAAGCCAAATATTGATTGGAATATATTTAGTGACTTTGAGCTTTTTACCGCACTTATTGAAAGTGCTGAATATGATGTATATAAGATTTTTTTAAACGTAGATCTTAGTAAATTTGAACGTGTTGGTAAAGATGTGAATGGCAAACAAGTTCTGACACTTTATAGTGAAGAGCTTGATGTTGAAATTAGTGAAGAAGTTTATTTCCATATATCACAGTATCTTCGTACTGTGTTTAATTCATTCCCAGAAGAAAAAATAACCAAGGATAATACATTAAAACATTGGTATATAGATAAAGATAGACGAGAACAGGCAATAGAAAAAGATAAGAAGAAAGATTCTTCTTCTGCTCTATTGCCTGTTATTAGTGCATATCTTAATCATCCTGGGACGAAATATAAAGCAAAAGAGTTGATAGATATAGGTGTATATGAATTTTGGGATGGAGTTCAGAGATTACAGATTTATGAACAAGCAATTGCTTGTCTTAATGGAATGTTTGGTGGAATGGTTGATGGTTCAAAAATTAAACCAGAAAGCTATAATTTCATGAAAGAAATAAAACATGAATATGTTATCAAAGACGCTGAATCTTATAAGAACAGTACACCGAAGAAAAAGAAAAAAAAATAGGAGGAAAAAAATATGGCATTACGTCTTGGTAATCATGTTATTGACGAAGTGTTGTACGGAGTTGCTCAAAATTTCGATGATGAGCTTCTGTTTACCGTTGACCAGCTTTCATCTGCTTCTATTGAGATTTCTGCTGAGTCTACAGATATTACAGATAAAAAGGGTAACGTTCTTAGAACACAGTACAAGTCTAAGAGTGGAACTTTCAATTCTACAAATGCATTCTTACATCCTGCTATTATGAATGCTGCTTCTGGAAGTAAGATTGAAGTTGCTACTTCATCTGCAACTATTAAGATGCCTAAGATCATGTCTGTTGCAGCTGGTGCTACAGAGATAGACGTTACTGATGCAATTTCAGGAACAATTCATGTTCTTGGTCTTTATGGTAACGGTGCAAATGATGATAAGGAACTTGAAGCAGTTACTACAGATCCTGTTGTACATGAGTCATATAAGCTTGTTGATGGAAAGATTGATGTTCCCGCTGCCGGAACAGATGCTCCTGTAACATATATCATCAGATATGATAGAAATGTTGAGAGTGGATATAAGCTTTCTAACCTTTCTAATAAGTTCCCTGATACGATTCACTTTACACTTCTTTGCTCATATATGGATCCTTGCGAAGATGAACTTAAGCCTTGCTATGTATACTTTGGTTCATTCATGCCCGATCCTAATATGACAATTAATCTTGACTCTGAAAATCAGGAAATTGATTTCAATGGTATTATACAGGTTGATTATTGTTCAGCAGATAAAGTACTGTATATCATCTACTACCCTGATGAAGATCTTACCGTAGTAGGCGTTACAGATTAATAAAGCTCTTAACTATCTCTTATCTCATAATTGGCTTGCGGAGTGTCAAAGCTCCGTGGGCTCTTTTTAATTAAAAAAAAGGAGGAAGAAAAATGGCAAAGAATATGCGGACATGTAAGATATGTGGCAAAAAATATGAATATTGTGGTCATTGTCCAAGTAAAAATACAATTGAGCCATGGCGCAATTTATATTGTTCAGAAAAATGTCGTGAAGTGTTTAATGTTTTAGATAATTTTGCTTCTAAGAAGATTTCAAAAGAAGAAGCAAAGAAAAAACTTGAATCTTTGGGATTTGATCTCTCTAAAGTTAGAGATGTACATAAGGCTGCTGTAAATATAATTTTTGAGGATAACAAGAAAGAAGCTGAACTTAAGACAGCGACTGATCTTACTCCTATTCCGGAAGTTAAGATAGGTGATCCTGTTGTCTTGGAAGTTCCGAAGTTAGTCGAAGATAAAAAGCCATATAAGAATTTTAGACCAAAACCTAAATTTGTGAATGATAAAAAGAAATCAACATAAGGGAATATGCATTCACATGTATATTCCCTTTTTTTGGATGAAAGGGAGAACTATGGAATTTATAAAAAGAAGTGCTTTGTCTGGTGAGAAATATGATGTCTTCGATAAGGATATTATACATATCGTAAATATTTATCAGGCAGCTTATTATGTCGAATATGGTATTCCCATATTGGATGTTCAGCTTAGTTCCGACCGAAAAACAGGTAAACCGATGCTTATTTTCTTATTTAGAAAATCTGCTACAAAGACTGCATTCGATTTATGGTGTAGACAAAAGGAAGTAGGTGATCCTAATGCTAAAGATATTAGGGATTGATGCCTCGACTAGATGTAGTGGATATTGTCTTATTAATGAAAATGGAGAACTTCTTTCTCATTCAACATTTGATTATAAAAGTTTGAAGGATATTCAGGAAAGGATAGATCTTCAGATTAAGGAATTTATTAAATTATTTAAAGAGGAAAAACCGGATATATGTTATATAGAAAATACATGGAATAAGAGTAATATTGAAACAACTAAAGCACTTACTAATATTATAGGTGCGATAAGATGTCTTTGTATCGGATATAAATGTGGATTCAATCTTATATTACCTTCAACTTGGAGATCTGTTATAGGAATAGATTTCGGTAAAAATGTAAAAAGAGATGAATTCAAGAAAAGAGCTATTGAATGGGTAAATAAAAAATATAATCTTAATGTTGATGACGATGAAGCGGAAGCAATCTGCATAGCTTATGCTGGTAATATATTAAATAATAAGATGTTTGAGGAGGAAATATTCTGATGAAGTACGGTGAAAGTCTTAATAAAGCATATAGACATGCTGAAAAAGTAAGACAAAGGCAAAAGCTCAATGAGATAAAACATAGTAATGATAAAAAAAAAGAACCGTTATCTTTTAGTAAAATTGCGGTTCTTTTTATTTTTATAAATTGCCTCATTATTGAGTTATATTCAATGGTTGTAATGGTTATCTTCCACGATCTTAATTCTCTGGGTTCTTTGATCATGGGTGTTATTGGTCAATGTGTGTCTTTGCTTGGTTATTTTGTAAAGGCCGGACAAGAGAATTTAGAAGGTGGAATAACATATGAAACTGTAATGTATGAACTAAAGGGAAAATCCGAACCTATTATTGAAGAAGAAAAAAAAGAAGAAGATGATGGTTCGGTGGGATGAAAGGAGATTTATCTATGACAGGAATATTACATTTTTTAAATTGGCTCAATGAGAATTGGACAATAATCGTTTTAATAGTAACTTTGATAGTTACTCTTTATCTTAAGGCTAAGACAGCTTTTAATAGATGGCTTAAGATGACAGATGAAGAAAAACAAAAGGATCTTGAGGAACAGATAATAAAGGCAAAGCAGGCTGTAGCTAATTATATCCTTTCTTTTGTAGCAAATGCTGAAGTGGATTGGGATGGTCCTGGTCTTGGTCCGATAAAAAGAGCACAGGTTATAGAGAAAATATATAAAGATTATCCTATCCTTCTTGAAGTTAAAGATCAGTTTGAATTTATGAAATTTATAGATGAACATATTGATCTTGCTCTTGAGACTGTAAGAGAAAAGCTTCGAAAGGATGAGGTACAGGCTGATGACGTATAAAAAATTTATAGAATTATATAGTAAAGCAGAGCCATCAAAAAAAGCACAATTTGTAAAAAAGCATATTGTTAGAGAGTATCTTCCTTATCAGAATAAGATAGCCGAAGCAAGAAAAATTGTTGAATCATCTTGTTATGAAACGATTCAGGACAAAAAGGTATATAAACAGAATTCAACTTTGACATATATGCTTTTTGCACTTAGAGTTTTAGGAAATTATACTGATATTTCGTGGGATAATGAAAAAAAATCAGTAGATATTTTTAATGAATTTACTAGGACTGGTGCTTTAGAAGATATTATTTCTGCTATCTCACCTAAAGAATATGAATCATTTTTATCTGTTCTTCAGATGACTCGTGATGATGAATATGAAAATTATAGAAGTTTAGCTGGATTCTTGGAAACTAAATTCGATGCTATGAGTATCATGTTTGAAGAGTTAGCTAATTTGATCGAACAGAATAAAGAAAAATAAATAGATGGATTAAGAGGAGAGATTTAAGATTGCTCTCCTCTTTCTTTCTGGAAAGGGGAAGCAATATGACTGAAAATATAGTAACGGGAAGAGTTTTTCGTGTACTTAGTAATGCATCTCAGAATATTTGGGATAGAATTTCATTTTGGAAGAAAGCTTCAGATGTAGAATTTAATGATGGAACTACTCTTGAGAATAATAAACCTTTTAATGTAATAAAAAGAAGTACGGCTTACACTGCCGGCAGTGTGGGTTATATAGATACTGCCCCATCTTGGGTTATGCTTAGATGTACTACTGCTGGAACAACTGCTGCTTCTGTGCCTAGTACATATTCGACCATTGCTTCTGCTGGAACTGTTATCACAGACGGAACTGCCAAGTTTACCGTTTATGATGTAAGACCTACTACAAGTTTTTCTTCAAACAACTATACGGTTCCTGCAATGTCTTTGGTTAATACTTTGGATTCTCAGCTTATTGCCAATGGAAATCATTTTTATTTTGATTATCAGGGTGGCAAATATGGCTATAATATATCAAGTTCAAGACCGTCAAGTACTTTTGTTCCTTTTTATTGAAAGGGGGTTAATATATTATGACAGAAAATATAGTAACAGGAAAAAAATATAGAATTCTTACTGATGCAGCACAGGATACTTGGGATCGAATATCTCTTTGGACTAAGGCATCAGATGTTTATTATAATGATAATTCAACTGCTGAAGCCAATAGACCTATAAACATTCTTAAAAGAAGTACTGCTTATGCCGTTGGTACAGTTGCATATGAGACAACTGCTCCGTCGTGGGTAATGCTCAGATGTACAACAGCAGGTACTACTGCTGCTTCTACTCCAAGTACATACCAGACAATTTCATCTGTTGGAACTACTATTACAGATGGAACTGCAAAATTTACAGTTTATGATGTAAGACCTACTACAACCCTTTCATCAAGTGCATATTTGACACCTGCTGTGTCTCTTGTAAATAACTTAAATAGCGAATTAACTGCAAATGGAAATAAGTTTTATTTTGACTATCAAGGTGGTAAATATGGCTTTAATACATCTAGCTCTAGAGCATCTGGAACTTTCGTCCCATTTGGAGGAACGAAAGCAATAACATGGAAAGTGGAAGTTAAAGTCAATCTTTGGAAATCATGGGATGAAGCACGATCTAATATGTTTGGAGCATTTTATATCAATGGAGTTAATCAAGGTAGTTTTAGCATATCTGAATTTACTAATCCATCTGGAGATGTTATATCAAGAACTGCTACAAAAACAGGATCTTATACTGTTACGCTTCCTTGATATTTTATAAGTGAACTACTCCGACTTATAGAAGTCGGAGCTTCCTGTTTCAACCACTACTGCATTAGCTACGAATATACGCAACTCAACGTCTTACACAATGTCCACAGGCGTATAAGTTAGGGCTATTCCATCCCTACTATATATTTAGTTTTATGCTACTACAAAAGATTCGTTTAGTATTCGCAATCCTTCACGTAAGATGTTGATAGCGGCGTTCTGGTCTCTATTTATTGTAAGACCGCAATCACATTTCATTGTACGAATTGTGAGATTTTTCATCTCAGGATGTACCTCTCCACAACAATGACATATCTGTGATGACGGAAACCACTTATCTACTTTTATAAGATATTTGTTTCTTTCTGATAATTTATATTCAAGCATCGACAGAAACATACCATATCCGTTATCAAGAGTAGCTTTGCCGTTACCAAAAACTTTATTTGACATAGATTTCATGTTCAGAGATTCTACACATACAACATCGTACAAATTGGCTATCTTTGTAGATATTTGATGCAGGTTATCAAGTCTCTGATTTGATATGTGTCTATGGATTTTATTTACTTTACGAAGCTGCTTGATATAATTATTGGACTTAATTTCATGTTTCTTAGAACCTTGCATACGTGATAGTTTGCGTTGTGCTTTTGCAAGTTTATCGTGGCTCTCACGGTAGTATTTATGGTTAGTACCAACGTTACCATTATTATCTACGTATAGACCATCAGAAGCATAGTCCAAACCGATAGCATTGGTTGTGTCTGCTACATAGGTATTTATAGTATCTGCAATCTCAAACAATACAGAAATATAGAACTTCCCATCAGATTCCTGTGATACAGTAGCTGATTTGATACTCCAGTTATCATCAGGTTTACGATGGATAATAGCTTTTACATGACCGATTTTAGGGAGTCTAATGCTATTATCTGTAATGGCAACGGTGCCGTGCTGATTGTTTGTAGTGTATGATTTACGGGTATGCTTAGCTGATTTGAATTTTGGAAATCCATTATTCTTCTTACGGGATTTACTAAAACAGTTACGGAATGCTTCCTGTAAGTCCATCTGTTTATTAGCAAGAGCAAGGCTATCCACTTCTCTGAGATATGGATAATCTTTTTTGTATTTGGCGGGTGTTACAGTAACAAACTTGCCGGTAGACTTGTAGCTCTCAATTTTATCGGAAAGCATGAGGTTATAGACCTTGCGGCAACAGCCGAAGGTCTTGGCAAACATAACACTTTGTTCAGTTGTAGGATATGCTCTATACTTAATTGCTCTGTTTGTCATCTTTCTTACCTTGAGATTGTATATACTGCTTGATAATGTCTACGGTAGCACCGCCAGTAGTCAGCAGACAAAAACTCTGTGACCAGAACATCTCTTTCCAAAGAGATTTACATATCTGAGGAAACTCTTTCTTGATAAGTCTGCTGCTTGCAGATTTATATGCATTGATAAATTTACTTATCTCAGTGTTAGGCTGTCCTCGGAACAGGATATGAACATGGTCAATGTCGTGATTCCATTCTTCTAACGTAATGTTATATGTAGGAGCAATCTTCTCAAATATTTCTTTGAGACGACTTGAGATTTTGTCATTTATCACCTTGTTGCGATACTTTACGCACATGATAAGGTGATAATGTAACATGAATACTGAATGATTATTATTATCTAATTTCATGATATTTACAACCTTTATTATGTATACGACTGAATTGTGATTAGATTATACTATCATCAGATACCAAAGTCAAGAAACGCCGTGTTTATCGCAATTCATCTCACCACCTATAGAGGTGGGAGATTTCTTGCTCACGGCGTGTTAAAATACAAATTTGCTCTTGTTAAAGCTGCTGAATCACCACCAGGAGCTATCCAAGTACTTGTATAAATCTCCAAATCCCACCATATGTTTTTGGTTCGTAAAAATAAAACAAAAAATAATAAACTTTACAATATTAGGTAATTAAATTATTTAAGTATTAGATATGCTTTTACCCTTACATCAGTACCACATCTAAGTATTGGATCTCCTTCTCTTTGACATTCACCTGATAAATTAAACCATGATGTTAAACGTCCAAGAGATGCGTCATATCTTTTTACGAGAATTCCATAACACGTTATATTATTACTTGCATCACCAGAATATTTTACTGATCCTCTATTATAATTTGAAGCAGTTGCATCATTTATTTCTACAATAAAGTCATTTACCGTAAAAGACTGATATCCCTTATAATTTGATACATCAAATAACGTTTCTTCACCTAAATAAACAACTGAATTCGTTGGAACAAATAAAACTTTTATGGAAATGTTACAGAATAAGTTCCGCTTGTATCAGAGTCTCTGCCTATTGGAGTAACAGTACTATTTCGAAATTCAGGTATTGTAAAACTTTGAACTAAAGTTCCGTTCATATATAAATTCCCACTTGTCATAGCAGCAGATAGTCCACCTGTAAAAATCCATGTTGATGTATGAACATGTAAAGACCAACTGATTTTTTTTGTTCGAATAAATAAAACTATAAGTCAAATTTAATTTATATATATCTTTATTGATTTGAATATAGTTTTATTTGTTCGATTTTATACGTCAAAATGATACCAAAAAATCCTTTTATGATATAATTGATTTGCCGATTTTTTTGTTATGCATAATTATTTTATGAAAGACGTAGTCTGTAGTAATAGACTGCGTCTTTTTCTATACGGAGTATAATGTCTTTTCGTAATTTTTATATTTAGGAGGAAAAGACATGTTAGTAGGCTATGCAAGGGTTTCTACCCAAAAACAACGATTGGAAAGACAGATTCAGAATCTCAAGCAGGCTTATCCGGACATTATTATCGTAGCTGAAGTATTTACTGGCAGTACTGATAATAGACCAAAGTGGAAAAAATTGCTCAGGCAATGTAGAGCAGGAATTGTAAAAAAGATTGTTTTCGATGAGGTAAGCAGATTTTCTCGAAATGCACAAGAGGCAATCTCTGAATATCGTGAATTATATGAACTTGGAATAGAGCTCGAATTTTTAAAAGAACCACATATAAATACAAGTATTTATCGCCAAGCGATAGAACGCCAAATAAATATAGATACTTCTTCAATGGATGAGGATACGGCAAATCTTATAAATATAGTTATTTCCGGATTAAATAATTATCTTATGGCAATTGCAGAAAAACAGATATATCTTGCTTTTGAACATGCCCAAAAAGAAAGAGAATTATTATCCAAAAGGACATCTGAGGGATTAAAAGCTGCAAAACTGATGGGATCTAAAATCGGAAGACAAAAAGGCGAAAAGCTTGAAACAAGAAAAATGAAAAGAGCTAAGCGTATAATAAGGAAATATTATAAAGCTTGTGGTAATGGTGAGCTTACTGCTACTCAGTGTTATGTGCTTGCAGGGATAACCAAATCAACTTTTTATAGATATATCAAAGAAATGAAGGAAGAAGATAAAGAAAAAGGGATTATATGGAATGAAGATTGCAATGAAGAAAGTGATAATGTTACAAAAGAAAGTGTGATTGAGATAATAAAACAAAAATAAGAAGTCATAAAACACTCCAACTTATATGGTTGTGAGTGTTTTTTATTTTAGAAAACTTTCACGTTACAAACGTGATTGAGATAAAAGTAAACAAAGTATCCAAATTTAAAGGAGGTAAGATCAGATGGATAGAATAGTTTTTAACAACAAAACATTCAATCTCGCAGTTAATGGGGTCAGTGTTACGACAGACACTCTTATTCTCACTATTGCAAGTGACGATTTTGATAGGGTAGAAAGCGCTTGTGCTCCAGTAGAGGAAATTGTTCAGAAACTTGAAGATGGAACAAAAGTTGCAAGTTATATCGGATATACAAAGCTTGTTTCAGTTAATAAGATGTTTCATCAGATTGTTGATTATGATCATGAATCGCGTGAAGAGCAGCGTCCTAAAGTTGATCCTGAGACCGGTGAGTATGTAATCGATCCTGAGACTGGTGAGATTGAGACAGAAACAACTATTGTTACAATAGATACCCCTATCTATGCAAATACTATTGTTGTAACGCTCTTCCAGCCTACTCTTGAGGATATTGTTTCTGATCAGGGTGAGCAGATAACAGAGATTCAGGAAATCATTGACGAGCTTCTTGAAGCTTAATCAAAAGGAGGTATTATTATGATCGATACTTTAACAAAAGCAAAAAATGCAGCAAGACTTATTTATAAGGGAAAAAGAACAATTGATGATTATGAGCCCGAAGAGCAGGTTCTTATCCGTCAGGCTTATAAACTTATCTATGGAGTAGATCTTCCATAATTATGCTGCTCCTTTCGGGTGTCAAAGCCCGATTGGAGATTTCAAAGATTAGTGAAAGGAGGATTGCGATATGGGAACTTGGAAAAAAATTGAAAAGCAAATAGAAAAATATGCGAGACGAACTTGTAGTGCAGCTGCCGGAAAAGTTAGGGATGAATTATATAAAACTGCTCAGACGGTTATTTCTGATTTTTATAATCATTATGATCCTAAATATTATCGTCGTCATTATTGGAATTTTGAAGAAAACAGTTTTACTAAGTATTATGATGATCATGGTGGTAAGTCTGTTATATATGGTGGCATCAAGTTAACTCCTCAGTCCTTAAAAAATATCTATGAAGAAAAAAATACACAGGAAGTATTTGATTCAGTTTTTGCAGGTTTCCATGGAGTTGCAAGTATGTTCTATACTCCAAAAAAGTTTTCGACTATTCCTCCCAGAATGATTCCATCTCCACGACAGCTACTGCTTGATAAGCAAAGAGAAATTATTGAAAATCAAGATGAATATATAGCTTATGGTAAAAGCGTCGCATCTAGGGAATGCCCTATGTTTATAAAGTGAGGTGAGAATAATGAGTGCTGATAATGTAATTGAAATTGGTTTTCATAGTGACGTTCCGCGTTTTGTAGAAGAAATAAAAAAGAGACTTTCTTCTGTAAAAGATTGGGGTATTGCAGAATCATTAAAAGATGAATTTAATGATGTAGAAAAAATGCTTGATGGGCTTTCAAAAAGTTTTTCAGAAGGCATGAATTCAAAATTAGATACTAAGTCTTTTGCAGCTTTTGAAAAAAAAATAACTGAAGAAGTTTTAGCTGTAGAAAAAAGAGTTACCACTCTAGAAGATACTTTGCGTGGATTGGTAATGACAATGGATACTGCGGATAGTGGACAATTTACTACTTATCTTTCTAATGTTGGTTCTGAGATGAAAGATCTTAAGACAATTGTCGATGAAACAGTGCAAACAGTGAAAAAACTTGTTGAGATTACAAGTAATAGTAATGGAGTTGTAAAGTTTGCAAATTCTGCGGATATTCAAAATTTGCAAAAAGAACTTGATCTATTAAAGGAAATCGAAAAACTTAAATTTGAATTTGAAAATGATGATATCTCATCTGGTAGAATAAATCTCTTAGATAAAAATCAAGAAAAAGAGAATTTAAAAAGAATCAATAATACATTTTCAAAATTACAAAAAGCTTATGATAAAATACAAGAAGCTTCAAAAGGATCTGATGCCTTTGCTTTAACTAAATATCAAAATGAATTTATGAAGTTACGTATGGATCTTAGTGGTCTTCTTGCTCAGATAGAAACTTTTGGACAATTAGATAAAATTCCAAATAATATACATAAATTCATGCAGGATACTGTTGACTATGTTGATGAACTTTCAAATAGAGCTATTCAACGTATGCATGATATTGAAGATATTTCTCAAAAGCTTGCTGGATCTTCTACTATTTCTATGGATAAAACAAAAAACGAGCTCAAAATTCCTATAGAAATCAGTACAACAGGAAGAGGTCTAGCAAAGAAGGCTATCCGTATTATTGAGACTGCTCAAAATGAAATTCAAAAGAATCCATTGAAAATAGAATTTGAATTTGTTTCTAAGTATTCTTCTAAGAAAACAAATGCGTTACTTAAGCAATGGCAAAATCAGATTGATAATATAGATAATGAAGAGTTAAAGACAAAATTCAAGGATCTGTATCAAACTATTGCAAAAGATTTTCAGAAGGATTTAAAGCTTACTGTATCTCCAGATGTAGGAAATGCAGAAAAGAAAGTAAAAGATGTAATCAATGGTTTAAAAAAATCTCTTCAAGAAAAGATTCATATACTACCTAAGTTTGATATTGCAGATGTAGATATTGCTGAGCTTCAGAAGAAATTGGATTCAATTTCTTCTCAGTTAAAGTTATCTGTTTCTAATATTGATATAAAAAAAACTAAAAATGAGCCTAATGAAAAATTGGATGCTCTCACTGTCTTATCTCAAACTTTAGAAAAAAATTTAGATAAGATTAATAAAAGCTATCTTGGACCAATAAAGAGTTCTTTATTTGAAATTCTTACGCTTGCAAAAAATTTAAACAGTGTTTCTGAGCAAGCTGATCTTCCAATCAATGAAATAGTTGAATCTGTAAAAGAACTTACAGCAGCTTTTCAGAAAGCTTTTGGTATATTTACTCAGGAAGATCTGGATTCTCTTTTTGAAAAAATGAGGATTTCAATTGCTGGAATAAATGGTGATCTTCGAGGTGGAGATAATAATAAGTTGGTTGTTCAACTTAAAGAAATCTTAGCTTTATATAAACAATATAAAGATATGGGTGGTGCTAATGCCCTCTCCGACCTTGGTGGTGCAAAAAATGTACAAAATTGGCTTTCAAAACATGCAAATGATATTGTTACGACAAAGAATCCGTTTGCTGAAGAAGGTAAGAATAGTTCAGTAGGATATGCAGAAGGAATCCGTTCAGGAATTCCAGAAGTTAAAGAAGCTGCTAAAGAATTGGTAGAAAATGCTATTGAAGCAATTCGTGCAACACAAGATTCTAATTCTCCTGCTAAAACTCTTGGAAGAGATTTAGCAGATGGTTATATAACAGGATTTAGAGAAAAAATAAATGAATTAAGAGATACCATTTCAGCTGAAACAAAAGAAACAATAAATAAAGCATTAAAAATAAGTGATCAGAAAAATATAGCTGATAATAGCGTAAAGACTGTTGTTATGTCTCGTAAGGAGCTCAAGGAATATCTAAAGCAATATTCTACTTGGAAAGATTCTGAAGATTTTGAACATAATTTTAAAATGCAACTCGAAGCCATGCAAAAAGACGGTAGAGCTTTCAGAGAAAAAACTAAGTCTGGTAAATGGAAAGCATGGCAATATAAAGTAGATGTTCCTGTAAATCAGATAAAAAATGATCTTGCTGAGGTTTCAGAGGCAGTTGAAAAGACTGACCAAAATATTGCATCTCAAAATAAAGGAACTCAGAGTTTTAAAGAAGAAGCTAATTCTGTCGAAGCTTTAAAGAAACAGCTTTATGATATTGTAAATAAGGGAAATTATTCTTCTCAAGAGATTGAAGATCTTCTTGGTCTTGATAAAAATTTAGTAAATAGAAAAATGATTGAGCTTACGTTCGGTGGCGCATCAAAAGACCAAATAGTTCAAGAGTATATGAAACTCTATGATGCTATGAAGAATAATGGTGAAAAAGCCAAAGAAATCAGTAATGAGATAGCTGAGGTAGCTAAAACTGAAGCAAAAGTCGAAGAAAATACTACAAAAAAGATAACCAAGAGTACTCAAGAAAAGATAAATAAATATAATGAGTTAAGAAAAGCACTTAACTCTGTAAATTTAGAGCTTTCTAATATGAATCAGAATACTCGTGCTGAAAAGAAAGCTTATAATGCAAAAAAACAAGAAGCTCGTCAAATTGAACTAGAAATGGAGTCTTTGGTTGAATCAGCTCGGAAAAGAAATAAAGTAGATCTTGTTTCATTAGCCGGAGGTCTAGGTAGTTCTGATAAAGAAGTTAAAGAAGCTACTACTGCTATAAAGGAAGAAGGTAAAGCTGCAAAGACTGCTACAAAGAAAAAAGAAGGATTTGCAAAAGCTAATCGAAAGATTGCAGAAGCAAGTAAAGAAACAGCTTCTAAGACTAAAGACGCTGCAAAATCGCTTAAAGAAGAATACGAATATGCTAAAAAGTATAGAGAAAAAGTTCTGAGAGAAGAACAAAAATATCGTAGAGCGATTGCAAAAATGCAAGCAAAAGAGAGAGAGCAATCTTTACAAACAGAACAAAAGTATCGTAAAAGGTCTAGAGATACTTATGAAAATATGCTCAATCCTATGCTTAAAACTTTAAATGGTTCTTCTTATCAAAAAGATTTTATAGAACCATTTCAAGTAAAAATAGATTCGTTAAAAGAAAAAATAAGTAATTTACTGAAATTTGATGATATAGATATACGTGGACTTCGTGAAGTACGTGAAGAATTTCAGAAACTTGAAAATACCATTAAAAATCCAGCATCTCTTGAAGAAGTTGTTTATGCTAAAGCTACAAACATTTCTAATGATGCAAAAAAGATAGAAACTTTTCTTGCTAATAATTCAGCCATGTCTGAGAATTTCAAAGATCAGCTGATAGCATTAAAAAATGAGTTGGATTCTGGTAGCAAAATAACTGTAAAAAGATTGAATGAAATCATGACTAGCTTTAATCAGATTTCTTCTAAAGTTATAGCTATGCGTCAAACAGGTCTTTCTTTTACGGATTTATTTGTAAAACAATTAAAGAGTATGAATGCTCAACTTCTTGCTACGTATTTTAGTATATATGATATCATAAGATATTTACGTATGGGATTTAGAACAGTAGTTGAAGTTGATACCGCTCTTACTACACTGCGTAAAGTAAGTGATGCTTCTACTGAAAGACTTGCAATGAGTTTTAAAGAATCTACCAGAACAGCTAAAGAACTTGGAGATACTATTTCAGATGTAATAAATGTAACAGCAGATTGGGCACGTCTTGGATATCCTGTAGACGAAGCTGAGAAACTTGCAAAAGTTACTACTCTATTTAAATCTGTTGGCGATAATATGTCAGCTGAAGATTCAAGTTCATATCTGATCTCAACAATTAAAGGTTTTGGAAAATCGGCTGAGGAAGCAGAACATATAGTAGATATTTATAATGAAGTAGCTAATAACTGGGCAATTGATACCGCAGGAATTGGTGAAGCTCTTCAAAGATCTGCTGCATCTTTTAGTGCTGCAAATACTGATATAGAAAAAGCTGTAGCTCTAATTACTGCAACTAATACAGTTGTTCAGGATCCTGATTCTGTTGGTACTTTATGGAAAACAATGTCTGCACGTATAAGAGGTGCAAAGACTGAACTTGAAGATCTTGGTGAAGAAGAAGATCAATTTACAAAGACAACATCAAAATTGCGAGGTCTTGTAATGGGACTTACCGGTTTTGATATTTTGGAAGAAGATCTTGAAACATATAAAGATATTTATGAAATAGTTTTAGGAATCGGTAAGGCATGGAAAAATTTATCAGATATAGAACAAGCTTCATTAGCAGAAGCTCTTGCAGGAAAGAGAAATAGCAATGCTCTTCTTGCTGTATTTGGAAATCTTGATGTTCTAGAAGGAGCATATAAATCTGCTCTTGAGTCAACAGGAAGTGCTCAAAAAGAACAAGAAAGATATATGAAATCCTTGCAGTATTCCATAGACAAATTAAAGGCTACTGCTCAGGAATTTTGGACTACATTTATAAATTCTAAAACTGCAAAGATTTTCATTGAATTCTTAACGAAAGCGCTAGAGATTTTAACGCGGATTTCTAAAGCATC